CACATGATACTTGGTATGAATTTTATATTCCTGATGGAACTTTTATTACTTATTAAAGGGGGATAAGAAAATGTTATATGGGCTTAAACATCGTGATTATAGAACGATTAATTATACAGAAGATTTGGATGAAGCATATAAATTTTGTGCAACGCATCCTGGATATGAGATTATAGCACTTGAAAAGTTAAAAAATGACATTGATTATAATGAAACTGAGTTTATTTATAGATATACTGTTTCTTTCGATTTATCAATGGATGGAAAGTCTTATATCACGAGAAGACAATTAAAGAATGAATCAGAATTCAATTATTGTAATTGTTATACTAAAAATTTTAAATTCCATGATTCAGTAGGTGCTTATATAGAAGGACGGCGTGTCTACTTCAATATTTTTATTGGAGAAAGAAATTATAGCATTGCTTGTAAAATTGCTGAAGAATATTTAAATAAATTAATTAATATGGGCAATGGAAAAGTTACAAAAGAAAACATTGAGTTGATGAACAAAGAATTACGAATTGCTAAAAAATAAAGCATTTATATAAGGTTAGATATTTTGAAGATGTAATTCACAAATCAAAAGTATATATGAAATAAAGAAAACGATTTACAGAAATTAAAAGAAAAATATGAAAAAGAAATTGGAAGTAAATAATAGCTGAAAAGCATTATAAAAGATATATAAATTAAAAAAGGAGAAAAGATAATTATGATGAACAATTTTTTAAACGGTATGTTTGGTAAGGTAGGAACTGGTATGTGCAGACTTTCTATGAGCGGCGGTATTGCAGTAAAAACATCTAATGGCTATAAAAGCTATAATGTGAAGACTGGCAGACTTACAAATTGTGATAACTTTGCATTTGATATTGGGCAGGATTTCTTCTTTATTATTCCAACAAATAAAGTTACAGCAGGTGATATTATATTTGCAAATGGAAAACCTAAATGTGTTATTAAAGTAGAGAAGAATATGATTACGGCAATTAATTATGAAGATTCTACTGTAGAGAATATTGTTCCAGAGCGACATGTATTTATGGGAAATACATATTTTTACGGAAAGATTGTTTCTCTACTTGGAAGCAATATCACCAAGGGTAAAAATGGGATGAACAACATCTTTAAATATATGATGCTTTCTCAGATGATGGGTGGAAATGGTTCTACTGGATCAGGTAACAATATAAATTCCATGCTTCCGCTTATGATGATGGGTGGAAATATGGGTGATATGTTTGATGGAATGTTTGATTTTGATACCGTAGATAACACAGATGAAGATGATAATGTAGATGCAGAGGAGGAAGAATGATTATGGGATGTGGAACATGGGATACAGATAGTTTTAGAAGTTATTCAACATCTAAAGGACTTACAACTGATAAGTTAGGATTTGTTACTTCAAGTGTTTCTAATCAGGAAATGTTTAAGGCAAGAGATTTAGATTCTGCACTTGATCCAAAAGATGTTATTAGAGAATGTTGTGATTCTGATGATCACCCAAATACATTGCCAGTGATTTTAGCCCTGGATGTAACTGGATCAATGGGACAAGCTGCCGTAGAGGTAGCCAAGAAGCTCAATGGCATTATGACAAAATTGTATGAAAATATAAAAGACGTTGAGTTTATGATTATGGGTATTGGAGATTTAAGCTGTGATTATTATCCTATTCAAGTATCTCAGTTTGAATCTGATATCCGTATCGCAGAGCAACTTGATAAAATTTACTTTGAGTTTGGCGGTGGTGGAAATATGTATGAATCTTATACAGCTGCCTGGTATTTTGGACTTCATCATACTAAGCTTGATTGCTGGAATCGTGGTAAACGAGGAATTATTATTACTATTGGCGATGAGAGAATAAACCCGTATCTTCCGATGCATGGTAGACGCTCTGGTTTAGTAGATGCCCTCGGTGATAATCTTGAAAAAGATGTGGAGACTCCAGAATTATTTGAAGAGGCATCCAAGAAGTTTGATATTTATCACATTCATGTAAAACATGGGCGTAATTATGATGAAGAAAATATTGAAAAATCCTTTAAATCAATTCTTGATGAGGAACATTTTAAAAAGGCAAATCTTGATAACATTACAGAGACCATCGTAAATATTATTGTTGGGGCAGCAGAAAAGGATGAAAGTTATATAGCACCTGTATCAGCTATTGATCAGGTAGTTACAAACGAAAATGGAGAAATTGTTTGGTAAAATAAAATAGGAGATTAAGATGATGAAAGACGTAAAGATTGTAATTGGTGCAAATGCAGGAGATGAAGGAAAAGGTTTAATGACTGATTACTTTTCACAGAAACCTAATAGTATTGTAGTGTGTTCTAATGGTGGAAGTCAAAGAGGACATACTGTAACGACACCGGATGGAATCAGACATGTCTTTCATCATTTTGGTTCCGGAACTTTGAATGGAGCCGCTTCATATTTGCCAAAAGAATTTATTGTGAATCCACTTATTTTTAATCAGGAATATGAAGAACTGATGAATAAAGGTGTAGTTCCTATTGTTTATGCTCATTCAGACTGTATGGTTTCAACACCTTACGATATGATGGCAAATCATATTGTTGAAGAAAATCGTGGAAAACAAAAGCATGGCAGTTGTGGGTTAGGAATTTTTGAAACCATTAAGAGGTATGAAAGTGACATTACCGATTTTGATAAGGTAAAAGATTATTACCTTGAGAAGTTTGAAAAAGAAGGAATTGTGTTATCTGATAGTTGGAAAAAATTATTTAACGACAAAGGAATATACGAACATTTTCTTGAAGACTTAGATTTTATGAATGACCATATTGAGATAACCAGGGATGAAAGCTTTCTAAATATATTTGATCACATTATCTTCGAGGCAGCTCAAGGGTTATTACTCGATCAGAACAATCTAAAATACTTTCCACATCTTACTCCATCTAACACAGGTCTGAAAAATCCAAAAGAAATTATTGAAAGAGTAAATTGGAATGATGAATTAAATATAGAAGTATGTTATGTAACACGTACATATTTAACCAGACATGGTGCTGGTCCGTTTCCAACAGAATGCAATAAAGACGAAATTAATGCCGAAATGTATGATAAGACAAATGTTCCAAACCCTCATCAGGATACTTTGAGATATGGAAAGCTGGATTTAAATAAACTTTATCAGAGAGTTATAGCAGATGTAGGAGATTTTGAGTGTGAAAGATCTATTACTATTACGCATTGCAACGAATTTAGAATAGATGATGATAAATTTGGGAAGTTATTCTCAGGCTGGAACATTTATAAATCAGATGGTGAAACACACAATGATATTTTGAGGTATAAAGATGGACAAAGAAAAATTAAAAAGAGAATTATATAATTTAGCATCATCCGATCAGTACGCAAGATTGTTTTTATCGGTAGAAGATCCTGAACTATTTTCTTGTAGTGTGGATGATATTAAGTATGTATTAAGGCTATTAGTAGAAATATTAACACAGAATTTGTTATCATTTGATGAAAACTGCGAATTAGAAACAATAATAAATAAATTTGCTGGTTTAAATAAGAAAACAAATTCTACATATACAAATGAAATACGTTGGTAAAGGAGATAAATATGAAAAGTAAAGGTACCGGTTGGAAAATGGTATTAATCGTAATTGCAATTATTATTGCAGTAGCTCTTATGGTTGTATTTGGAGTCCAGAGCTACATGAATAGGGCAATCAGTATGGAAGAACAGGTATCAACCGCAAAATCTGATGTAAATGTACAGGAGAAGCGAAGAGTAGACCTGCTTGGTAACCTGGTTGATTGCGTAAATAATTATGATAAACATGAATATGAGACATTAAAAGCAATCGTGGATGGTCGCTCATCTAATGATGATAAGGCTACTGAAATTAAAACTTCTATTAAGGCAGTATCTGAAGCATATCCGGAATTAAAATCCAATGAGAATTATAAACAGCTTATGAATGAGCTGGCAACAACTGAAAATCTGATTACAAATTATAGGGAGAACTACAACAAACAGGTCAAAATTTATAATGCGTATGTGAGAAAGTTTCCGCAGAGAATGTTTTTGGATTTTCTTGGATATGAGAAGCAAGAATATAAATTATTAGACTTTGGTGATGATCTCCAGGATGCACCACAGGATTTGTTTGCAGAGGATTAATTTATGAAAAAGAAACAAAAATGTGATAGGCATTTTTATGTGGCACTTGGTTGTGGTAAATATTATGCAGTAATAGAAGAAAATGATTGTCATAAAATTTACATAATTTCACCTTGTATATGTGAAAAATGTAAAGATTTTGAATTTGGATCTTTGAATCCAAGCATATTTCCTCACACACAAGAAGGCTACGAAAATTACAAAAATGCGATTCAAGTTTTTAAGGATTGTAAGTATAAACCATTTGAAGAATTTGAAAAGGAATGCCCTGAATATTATAAAAGAATTGTAGAGAAATTGAGGATTGAAAATGAAAAACATAAAGTTTCGGAACTTTACGATTACTAAAAGAGAAATTCTTGTAAGTATTGTAATCGCAGCCTTAATGATTATGTTTGGCTTTCTGATCAGCACTAAATGGTCAGAGAGTCAACAAGAATCTGATATTAAATATAATAAAGCAATTCAAATAGATAATGATACAGATCTGTTCCAATATGGAATGGACACAAATGTTGGTAATGCATTTGTTTATGGGGAGCTGAAAGCAGTAGATTCAGTTACATATCCGGAAATTGGTGGAGAATACATGTATGTTCGAAAAGTAGAAGAACATTATAATATGCATACTCGAACTGTTACGACTACTGACTCAAAAGGGAAAAAACATACAAGAACAGAAACATATTGGACCTGGGATTATGCCGGAGAAGAAGATAAAAGTTGTAAAACAATTAATTTTTGTGGAATTGATTTTGATAGCAGTAAAATTCCATTTCCTGGTAAAGACTACATTGATACATTGAGTGGCGGTTATCATATCAGATTTGAATATTACGGTGTTCCTGCAGTTAATAAAGGGACTATATTCACAAATCTTAAAGATAAAACCATAAATAATACAAAATACTATAACAATATGGATTTAGAAGAAGCTTTTAGATATGTTACAATTCATTTTCCAATGTGGTTATTTTGGGTACTATGGATTATGTTGACAGGAGCTGCCGTGTTCGGGTTTTGCTATTTGGAAAACAGATGGTTGGAGTAAAAATATGGATAAAATTAATAATTTAGAATATAGAGGATTCCATGCAAAGTTTAATCACGATTTAAAAATAGGATGTATTGTTGACATTGAGGACCTAGTAACATTTGAAGCCGAACATAGCAGTGATATTGAGTTTGAATTTCATAAAGCAGTAGATGATTACATGTCATTTTGTAAAGAAGTTGGAAAAAAGAGAATTAAAAATTGTCCTGGTATTGCTACGCAGTGTCGTGGAAAGATTGTAATGGTAGAACCACATCCGAGATTTAAGGGAGCTTGGAGATTTGAATTAAATGGTGAAACTTGGGTAAGTAGTAGTTGGGCGTTTGAAGAGGGTTATTGATGGATATTTTTAATGATAAGAATGTATATGTTTACACAGAAAATGACACAGTGTTTATTCTTCCTAAAGATCAAGATAAGCCAGTGAAAATTTGTTATGAAGATCCTAATAGACGAATTGTTGCAAACAATGATGGCTCTATAACAATTGAAGATACAGTATCGTTAGAATGGCTTGCAAATCATATTGTCGATAAGGAAGATTATGAGAAAATTGAGAATGCCTTAAAAGAAGCTATAAGCAAAACAAAGTATATTATATGTGAAGTGCGATAAAAGATATGTTTTATGTTAGCGTATATACCTATAATTAAATTGTAAAATATGGAGGTAAAAATGGGCTGTCCAGATGTACATTATAAAATTATGTGCCAACGCTTTGATAAGCTGATTTATGGTCGAAAGGATATTGATTTGTCAGCTGATATAAAAGAGTTGGAAAACAGAATTCAAAGTAAAGAACATACGCCGGAATATTATTTTAACGCCGGAGTGATCGCCAGGGGATATCTGGATGAGATTCATGAGAACGGTGATGCAGTTAATGCTTACATTGGTGGATTAAATCAATTCTGTTGGCTAATTGGTTTAGATAATGAAGAGGATGATGATGATGAGAATAACTAAATTTCCAGATAAATGTGATCCAAATAAAATAATGATGGATACAATTATAAAAAGAAATAGTGTGTGTCCATGCTGTGGAGAGAATAGACTTTGTACAGTTAAAGATGAACTAGATGCGATAAAAGAACATAAAAAATTATCCGGCATAAGACAATTTTATGGTATTCGCCATCGAAGATTAGGATTTCAAAAGCCTTGGTATAAACATATTTTTCAAGGAGAGAAATGGTGGAATTCATTAAGTTTTAAATGTGAAACTTGCGGAGTAGAATGGGAATCGGAAGAGTTTCCGGATATTGAATGTTGTATTGAGGAATAAGATGGATAAGATTATATATTTTGAACTAAATAATTGGATTCCTGGAATATTCTATCCAGACGATGAACCGTTTAGATTATGGATGAAAAATGATTTACAAATCAAATTTGATGATGAGACTTGGGTAAAGAAAAGCAGATTATGTGTAGTTAGAGAATTAATTGATATGTCTTCAAATTATTGTATTACTGCTACACGAGAATGGGTCGTGAATAATTGTCCAAAACTGCTTACTGATTATGCAGAGTTTATTAGATATAAAGAAGATGATGGTAAGGTATATGGACGGTTTGGGACGGAATTTAAAGAATACAGAGAAGAAAATATTGGTATATGGGATTTGGAGGAAAACTATGAGCGATAAAAATTTTTTGGTTGGAGATACTGTTTGGTTTTATATTAGAAAACACGATTTTATGTCTAAGGGAATTATAAAAGAAATATTTATTTTAGATGAAATTCCTTTTGCACTTATTAGAAATGGACATATGGAAACTAAAATGCCTATTTCTCAAATATTTCATGACGATCTTGAACTTATTGCTTGGATTGAAAAAGAAGAGAAAGCAAATGTAAAACGCATAAAAGATAATATTCATGATGCGAAAGAGCTGGTTGAACTTATGTATTCTGTAATTGAAGACTGTGAATTCATGCCAGTAGCAGATTTAAATGATAAGAAGATTGCTATTAAAGAAAGAGCAAAAGAAATTTTTGATGTAAAAATTTAAAGGACATTGATTATGGATAGTAAAAATTTTAAAGTTGGCGATAAAGTTTGGTTTTGGGAGCGATGGCCAGAAAGACCTGTATTTGGTACTATTGAAAAAATTTATATTACTGGATCAAAATTATGGGCCGAGTTAAATTATGATAATGGAAGACCTGCTGGACGATTTTTTGATTATTTATTTGAAACGAAAGAAGATTTATTGGAGTTTAAAAAAAAGAATAAAAGCAAAATTTGATTGGAGTGATTTTATGGCGTTTACTGTAAATTTTCCTGTTGATACAGGAAAATTTGTAATTACAAATTATAAAGATGTTGATTTAAGCAAACCAGAAACCTTACTTGGTAGAGTTGGTACTATTGCATGTTACCAAAGTATTACTCAGGAAAGCGATGATAATTCGTTTATCGTTATGGTGTCAGGATATAAAGATGCGTGGTGTCAAGAAACTTTGTTAGATTGGTTACATATTGCAACAGATGAAGAAGTTGAATTGTATAAGAAAGTGATGGGAATCGAATGAAGAAGAAAATTTTAGCTGCGATTGCTGCTGGATTAATTTGTGTGTCAGCAAGTGGATGTGGAACAACATATCAGGAAGCTATAAGTGCCAACACCGCGAATGGAGCAACTAGGTCGAATGGATATTTTACGGAGATTGTAAAATGGGGTGATGGTAATTACACAATTGTTTATGCGAATGATACAAAAGTAAAATATTTTATATGTAGTGGTTATAATCAATACGGCATTACACCACTATATAACGCAGATGGAACATTACAAGTTTATGATGGAGAATGATTTATGGAATTAATGAGAAGAAAAGTATGTGGAGAAGTACGTAAAGCATGGACATGTGAAATTACATGGTTTTTAGATCAAGTAGCTGGGTTAGATGAGCGACTTCATTATATTGTAATAAATGACTTAATATTGTTTGATGATGAAGATCCTGCGACATATTACATTAGAGTTCCTGGTGGAACAGTAGGAAGCATCTTTTTGGATGATGATCATAATATTAAAGAGATTTTTATTGATCCGAATGATGTTGTAAAAAGTTATCCGGCAAACATTAATAAGCAGGTGAGAAAATTTATAGGTGAAAGGATGATGGTAGAGTAAATGGAATTCAAACCAGGTAATATTGTAAAAATGATTGATACATATTGGCATGGATCATTAAATGAATCAAGAAAAGATATTGGTAAGTTGTTTGTAATAGAATATTCTTATGGAGAAAAATATGGCAATGGAGAATGCTATGGAGGATATTCGATTCTCAGTATGGAAAATGGATCTAGTTCTTCGTGGTGGGATGATAGTCAGTTAGAGTTTGTAGAAGAAGGAAATATTGATCTTATAGACGAATTAAAAAGGAAATATGAAGAGATTACCAACCAACAAAAAGACATTAAATGGATAAAAGAACATTTTTCAAAAAGTTTACCTACAGATTCTATGCTGACATTATTTCATAAAATTGGATATGAGTCAGCATTTGAACGGAATGGCGAATTCTATTGTTTGGCAATGGATTGGTTATCGTTTTATCCTGCATTTCTTTTATTGTTTGATAAAGAATTTGATTTAATGATAAAACTTCTTGAAACTGGAACAAATGAGAAATATAGAGATAAATATTTAAGAAATTTTACTGCTTTATATAATGAAATTCATGGTACAGACAAAAAGGTTGGTGAGTAAATGGAACTGTTAAAATGTCCCTTTTGTGGAAGCGATAAACTAAAAGTTGGTCACAAAACAAAATTTAAAGATCCGTGGAAGAAAATTGTAAGAATGAGTTTTTATGTAATGTGCAATTGCTGTCGCGCAAAAGGAAGTACAATTTCAAAAGAGATCCATTATGATGATCAAGCAGAAGAAATTAGTAAAGCAAAAGATTTGGCTATTGAGAAGTGGAATATGAGGGACGAGATATGAGATTAATAGATGCTGATGCAGAAATAGAAAGACTACAAAAATGGATAAAAATGACTGAAAAAGAAATAGTGCATTTTGATGACGAAAACGATGATTATAAAATAATAGGATATTTAATGGATCAAAGAAATATGTTTTTAGATGAGATTAGAAAACTTCAATCATATAGCACAGCTTATGATTTGGATATTTTGCTTGATGGTCTTAATGAGATTTTAAAAGATGAAATTTCGCAGCCGATTGCAGATTGTGTTTATGAGTGTGTGCAGCAAGGTTGTTGGTAATATAATAAAAACGATATTTTAAGGAGATCTTATGAAAGAAATTAGAAGTTTTTTATGTGATAAGAGACCGGATTTGTTTGACTATATTGCATCCAAGGATATTGCACAAAAAGACAATTGTGTTATATGTCTTCAATGGATTGTCCCATATTCTGGTACATATAGTGAAGTGATTTATGGTAATGAAAGTGATGAAGGCTTAGAAGCAATGGACAAGAAACACTATGTATATCCAGTGTAAGAAGGGAGAAAATAATATGCCAGTAAGCAGTGATAAATATTATAAACCTGAAGAAGCTCTACAGGATCTACAGGTACAGGAAACGATTTTAAATGTGGCAATAGACGTACAGGTGTTACTTAGAATTTTAGTTGATAAAGAAATTATCACTAGAGATGAAGTAGCAGAATATAGAGAAGAAGTTAGAAATTCACCCAAGTACAAAGTGGTAGCAGATGATATTCAAAGACAAAAAACTGGGTTTCAGGCTGCTAAAGATAATCCACAGGAATATCTGAAAGCAATACTTAAAGCTAAAATGGATGGAAAAATTAATTAAGAAAGGATAAGTTCGAGTCCCATGGGTTAAAATGCGCGCAGCTCTTACGATGGTAAGATAGGATGAGAACTTTATTATTATTTCGTGGCGCTCCTGGAGTTGGAAAGAGCACCTATATTGAAAAGAATGGTTTAAAACCATATACGTTATGTGCAGATGATATTAGGTTACTTTGCCAGAGTCCGGTATTATCTGTAAATGGTAATACAGAAATTACACAGAGCAATGATGGTACTGTTTGGAAAACATTATTTACTCTACTAGTGGTTAGAATGCAGCGTGGAGAATTCACAGTTATAGATGCAACTAATTCCAAGACTTCTGAAATGAATAAATATAAGAAATTATGTCAGGAATATAGATACAGAATTTTTCTTGTTGATTTTACAGATGTTCCAATTGAAGAATGCAAGAAAAGAAATAGTCTTCGTGCTGCAATGAAACAGGTACCTGAAGCTATTATTGATAAGATGTATAGTAGGTTTAAGACACAGAGAATTCCGTCCGGTATTACAGTAATTAAACCGGAAGAACTTGATAAAGTGTTTATGAAAAAGATTGATTTGTCCGAATATAAAGTGATTCATCACGTAGGAGATATACATGGTTGTAATACAGCTTTACAGAAATATTTGAACGCAATTAGCGGAATCAAGGACGATCACTTCTTTATATTTTGCGGAGACTATATTGATAGAGGAATTGAAAATGCGGAAGTGGTTCAGTTTCTCTTAAGCATTAAGGACAAACCAAACGTACTTTTGCTTGAGGGCAATCACGAAATTCATCTAAGGAAATATAGTGAAGATAAGAAGTCATTCTCAAAAGAATTTGAATTATTTACAAAACCTGCATTAGATAAAGCCGGTTTCAGTAAGAAAGATCTGCGGCAACTGTGTAGAAAATTTGCTCAGTGTGCCTATTATACATATCATGGAAATACATATCTTGTTACTCACGGTGGTCTGAGTACAATCCCACAAAATCTTACTTTTGTAGCAACTGATCAGATGATTCATGGAGTCGGTAGATATAACGATGTAGAGCAAGTTGCTGATACATTTTTCACCACTACCGATGATCATACTTATCAGATTTTTGGTCATAGAAATACTAAAGGATTTGATATTAATGTTAATCCAAGAGTATACGATCTTGAAGGGCAGGTTGAATTTGGCGGATATCTAAGATGTGTTGATATTGTTCCTGGTGGAAATACAACCTATAAGATCAAAAATGATGTATTCAGAGAGCCGGTAAGAGCAGCGAAAAAATTGAGTAGTAGTGTAGCTGATGTTCTTGTTGATTTACGTCATAACTCATACATTTCTGAAAAACAGTTTGGAAATATTTCTTCATTTAATTTCACACCTGCAGCTTTCTATGAAAAGAAATGGAATGAGCAGACTACAAAAGCAAGAGGATTATATATTGATACAGAAGAATGTAAAGTATTCTGTCGTGGATATGAGAAGTTTTTCAATGTCAATGAACGAGAAGAAACACAGATGGATGTATTGCAGCATACTTTGAAATTCCCAGTAGCTTGTTATGTAAAAGAAAATGGATTTCTTGGACTTGTTTCTTGGAATAAATATACGGACGATTTATTTATCACAAGTAAGTCTGATCCTGAAGGACCATTTGCAGAATATTTGAGAAGTATGATTTATGAGAAAATTCCAAAAGACAAGCTTGATGATATGAAAATTTATCTTAAAGAGCATGATGTGACTTTTGTGTTTGAATGCTGCGATATGAAAAACGATCCTCATATTATTGAATATCCAGAAAGTAAATTAGTGCTACTTGACATTATTTATAATACTTTGGATTTTGAGAAATATGATTATGAAGACATGGCTCATGTAGGTCGTGAGCTTGGATTAACTATTAAGAAACAAGCTTATGAGTTATCTACATGGCAGGAATTTTATGATTGGTATTTTGAAGTTTTAGAAGAAGATTATGAATACAGAGGTGATAAGATCGAAGGATTTGTAATCGAAGATGCTAATGGATATATGGTTAAGCTTAAACTTACATATTATAACTTCTGGAAATTTATGCGTGGTATTGCTCATGAGACTTTGAAGAAAGGTCATACAAGCAGGACATCATTGTTGACTACACCTGTAGCGAATGAGTTTTATGCATGGTGTAAAAAACAGTTCGAAAATGGCAAAGCTGATGAGTTACCAAGAGATATTGTTACTTTGAGAAAAATGTTTTATAAGGAGAAAGAGAATAATGTGGATTAGTAAGAAGAAATATGAAGAATTAATAAAAAGAATTAATACTATTGAGGAAAAAACTTCTAAGTTTACTCCTTATGTTCCAGAATGGTTCGACCACTGTCGTGATGATATAAATGATATTCAACGAGTTATGAAAAATAGTAAACTTGGAGAAATCACATTCAAATCAATCTTCGATAAAACATTGTTTATACCGTATGAAGAACACGATAAATCTAAAAGCTATACACTAATTTATAAAGATTTTAAGGAATATAAAATTACTGGGTTATATTTATTTGTACCTAAATTCGAAATTGATGAAAAAGATAATAATCTTATCCATGTAAAGGATAATATTAAGCAACTAGATGGAACAATAAAAGTAGAAGAGTATATTGTAGACCTACAAAATCAGACTTTTATCAGAACAAAATAATAGATAAATGAAGAAGTAAATTGTGTGGTATGATGCCGCAGCTGGCGAAATCACCTATATTATAGTAGTTTGGCGATAATACCAAATACTATACCTATAAAACTGAAGACTAAGCTCCAGCTGTTAAATAATTCCTTTAACATAGGCGACTCCTTTCAAACATAGCAAATTGACAAGTTACTAGCTAATATTTTACGCAGGAGCTGATCCGCCCTTAACACCTGGCGGTTTCAATAGGTGATTTTAGATTCTGCCAGTCCCTTGGGTATGTATTAGATGCCCAAACACCTTAACAGGTATTGTGCCACACATTTACCATATATTTCAAGAAATTATTAGTCCAATAGAAACACTGTTTTATGGAGGAATATTATAACTGAACTAGAAAAACTGAAAAAAGAATTAAATTGGTATAAAGAAAATTATAATACAGTGTGCAATATAGTATATAGAATTTCAGATAGTTTTATACCAGGATATTATACTGTTTCATCTTGTAATGGAACTCAATGTTGCCAAATTTTAGCAGATGAAATTATTAAGTTTGCATCAAAAAGAACTTTGCCAAAAAAATAAAAGGACTAAAGATTTTATGAGTGAATTAGAAGAAGATAATACAGAAGAATACGATGTAGACGAAGACTATGATTATGATTTTGAAGAATATCAAGATGCTTTAGACTATTGCGAAGAGTGTCGTATTTATGGCGATAACTATTATACTGACGAAGATGAAGATCTTATATTAAGATGTCCTAAATGCAACATGAATCCTGACAGATTGGATGATGATTATATTGACTAATAAGTATTTTCAATATCTTCGTCCAGGAGATAATTTATTGTATTGTCCTATTAAAAGTGAAGAGGTGGAAAATATGATTGATTTAAAAGAGAAGAATGTATTGTGTACAACAAAAGATGAGGCTGCTGCTATTTTAAAAGAGGCAGAAAAACAAGGAATTAGATGGTACGATGGGGATTTAGCGACTGCATACAATCCATTAATTGAACATGATGGACCTATTGTATTAACTTTTAAATATAATGGCATTAATTGGATTGGCGCAAGTGCTACAGATACTGCTAGAGATTTATTAGATACGGATCGAGAAATGACTGCCCATGAATTTCTTAACAAATTTTTAGATATGGCATATCATTGTTCTAACTGTGAAGAATGTAAAACTATTAAAGTGGATGGATGTGATTACAGATGGTGTGATAGTGATTTATGGACCAAAGATAATATTGAGCAAGTTTATGAAATTGTAAAAACAGGTAATAAGCTAAAAGAAAAACCTGAACAAGCAGCTATAAACAATATAAGTAATTACTTAGATGGTAAAGGTCAATTGAATATTAATGCACTGAAATTAGCAATTAAAGTATTGGAGGAAAAAATAAATGAAAAATAGAACTAAATTAAATTTTATAATTGCAACTGTCACTTATGTATGTGCAGTATTAGCTTATGTAATTGAAAAAAGAAGAATACATGAGTATGAAAAATGGGATTACGAAGATGAAGAATAAAGAGGCTGCAGTTATACTATTTTCATTTTTATTTATGATACTATTTACAGTTCTACCTATATTTATAGAAGATCCTGGGCTTCAATGGGACTTTGGACTTCTGACAGGTCTGAGCTTTGGTATATTTGTTAAATACGGAGACAAAATAGATGAATAAACGACAGAAGAAAAAAGTTGAGGATAAATTATTATTTAGAGTTAAAAAATTACATCCTGGTAAAAACGATCTAATTCTTTTGAGTTTTGATAGTAATAAGATTGATATTGATGTGGCTTTTAAATATTACAATGCAATTATAAATAACTTTGATGACGTTGCAAATTTTGTAATAATTCCAAATGGAATAACATTGAAGCAAATGGGTAAAGACGATGTATTAAAATATATTAATAAAGTAAGGGAGATAATTTTAAATGAATGACGCAGCAGTAAAAGAAAAAAGTTGGAAAGAGTTCCAGGAAAGCGGAATGTTATGGATGGCAAATACAATTTTACAGGTGTTTGGTTGGTCCATTGCTATTGATCAGGATGAAAATGGAAATATTATTAGCGTGTGTCCTGCTAGAGTAAAATATAGAGGATTTACACACGAGACCAATATCAAGGGGTATATTAAGACTGCCAATTACATGAAAGAGAATGCAGAAGAGATTCTGAAAGAGGCAATGCAGTAATACATAAAATATGTTTTTTATTGGAGAGAATAAATGAAAATTTTAACTAAAAAAGAATTGCTTGAGGCTCCAGCCGGTACTGTTTATGTAGGATATACACCTGAAATAACAGATGGGGAAATTAAGATTAAAGTTGGAAATAATTGTAATTTAGATTTGGTCCCAGGTTTTGATTGGGTTAATAAAACCGATAAAGAAACTAATTGGTCAACTGATGATCTAAATATTCAAGCAGATTATGATGAAGGTGATTTATTTGCAGCGTTCAGTAAAGCCGAAGTTATGAAAATGATTAATTGTCTATCGTGGGCATTAGCAGATTGTAAACCAGATTTCAATATTGATGAAGTATATTACCCAGGTGGAGCAATTATACACAAACCAGATTGGACTCCAGATTGGACACCGTATGGAGTAGAATGATGAAAGAATATTATAAAGATCAATTTAAGAAATTAATGCAGGAATATCCTGAAGGTGGAATTGTATTTACAGCAGTCGATGAAAGAAATCTTATGGTCACAGATGGTCCGTTTGGTGCAACAGAAGTAATTCCATACGAAGGAGAAGTATTCGATTTTGATTGGAATATTGATGAATACAGAGATGATGATTGGTTTACTGTGTATGATAACAATGATGTACTTCAGATGATTCAAACATTGACTAAAGGATTAAAAATTCCGTTAAAAGATGAAGGTTTACATTTCTAAGCTTATATGTTACTGGACGCAGTGACTATCTATTAAAATATGAGAAAGGATAAAAGTCTCATGAGATAAGCTACGTAGCACTTAATAAGAAATTATATGGCGTTAAATATAGGATATTTACAATCAGACAAAGAAAATAATGAGTTATATACCCCCCCCTCTATGCTGTAGATCCAATTTTGAAATATATTCCAAAGGATAAAATTATATGGTGTCCTTTTGACGAAGAATGGTCTGCTTTTTATAGGAGATTAAAAGAAGAGGGATATAATGTTGTAAGAAGTTCGTTAAAAGATGGTCAGGATTTTTTTACGTATGAGCCTAATAAATGGGATATGATTGTTTCCAATCCTCCATTTTCTAGTAAAGATAAGGTGTTGGAAAGATTATATTCATTTAAAAAGCCATTTGCAATTCTTTTACCGTTAAATTCTTTACAGGGTAAAACAAGATTCAAATTCTTTACGCAAGGAATACAGTTATTAAGTTTTGATTCTAGGATTAGTTTTCATAAACCTGATAGTATGGATATTGTTATTAAAGGTAGTCCATTTGCAACTGCATATTTTTGTAAAGATTTGTTACCAAGAGATTTAATTGTAGAAGAGTTAAAATTTTATGAAAAATCATTAGTAAGATAGAATTCTAATTTGGCAAATTCTTGTCAGAAAATCCACGTTTTATTTGAAAACTGAATAGAGAAAAGAAATAAGTACAATGAAAATTAAAAACATTAAAGATGTAGAAACATTTCTTAAAGTAGTAGATGAGTGTAAAGGTGATGTTACCTTAACATCTGTTTATGGAGATAAGTTTAATCTCAAGTCTAAATTGACACAGTACGTAGCAGTTTCTGCTCTGATCGGTAATCACGGTGAGGACCTGGAGTTGTGGTGTACTAGCAAAGAAGATGAAATGAAGTTTTTACAGATGTTTAAAGAAAATCCAGAAATGGTGTAAGAGATTTTTAGAAGTAATTGTTGTAAGCAATATATAAGAAATAATCGGAAAGGATAAAGTTAGTTACGCACTAAGGACATGTCACTTTCTGGCAAAAGTGATAGAGTCGTTGGTGATACGGTTATTGAAAAGTTGTTTATATATAGCGGAAAAGATAAATATTTGACTATAGAGGAGAAAGTGTAATCATGAATCAAATTTCAGATATTAGTATATATACGTCCAGAATGGCAAAATCATGTGAAGATAAGCTATTCTTTATGAATAAAATTTCAAAAGTAAAAAATATTGTGGATTTTGGATGTGCAGATGGAGCTTTAATTAGAGAAATGAATAAAGTTCTTCCTGATATTAATTATATTGGATATGACAATAATTCTGAAATGATTAAAATTGCACGAAATAAGTCAGTAGATACAGCAAATATTAATTATACAAATATATTTCCAAAAGATATCTGTAATAAAAATTCTTTACTTAATTTATCAAGTGTAATTCACGAAATATATTCCTATTGTAGTACCGATGAAGTTAAAGAGTTCTGGGATAATGTATTTTTATCTGGATTTGATTATGTTTCAATTCGTGATATGTGTATTTCTGAAAATGTTTATAGACTTACCAATATAACAGATTATTGGAAATTAATAAATGCAGCAGATAAGAATCAAATTAGAGATTTTGAACATAATTGGGGATCGCTTATGAGGAATAATAACTTTCTACATTTTCTTATGAAATATAAGTATATAGAAAATTGGGATAGAGAAGTAAAAGAAAATTATTTTCCAATTATTTTAGAAGAATTATTAAAGAAGATTCCTAGTGATTATGAAATTGCATATATTGAAACTTATTGTTTACCATATTTAAAATCTATTGTGGAAAAAGACTTTGGAATCAATATTAATGATAACACACATGTAAAATTGTTATTGAAAAGAAAATAAAAGGAGTAGTGAGATTTGCTGCAGCGATAAAATCATGGTTTACTCCGGACATAAAATGTTAGAAATAAATAAAATTTATAATGAAGACTGTCTTATTGGATTAAAAAAACTTGACTCAGATGTGATTGATCTTACAGTAACAAGCCCACCGTATGACGACTTGAGAAAATATAAGGGATACTCATTTGATTTTGATGCAATTTCTTATGAGCTATTCCGTGTGGCTAAACCAGGTGGTGTTTTGGTTTGGGTTGTAGGAGATAGGACTAAGAATGGATCTGAAACAGGAACATCGTTTAAACAGGCATTGCAGTTTATGAAAGTTTGATTTAAGCTGCATGATACTATGATTTTTGAAAAGGCAAATCCAATTCCACAAAACCATAATCGTTATGAACAATGTTTTGAATACATGTTTGTGTTCAGTAAGGGCAAACCAAATACATTTAATCCAATAAAGGTTCCAACTAAAAATGCTGGGAAAGTGTTTAATTGGGGAGACAGGAAAACTGTTATGGATGACAATCAATGCCGTAGAGATAGGACGACAGATTTGTATACAGTAAAGCCAGAGAAAATACATAATAATATATTTACGTACAGTGTTGGCGGTGGAAAATCAGGGCATCCTGCTGTATTTCCAGAGCAATTGGACAGGGACCATATTATATCATGGTCAAATCCTGGTGACTTAGTTCTTGATCCGTTTATCGGAAGCGGAACTACTGCGAAAGCTGCTATTGAACTTGACAGAAGTTATATTGGATTTGAGATTAGTAAAGAATATTGCAATATTGCAGAAGAAAGATTGAGAGGAATCAAAAAAGTATGATAATTAAATCAATGGATCACTTTCAAAATGTATGTAAGAACAAATTTGTAGAATGGTACAACAGAAGCAGTTATGCCAACAAAGGACCAAACGATATTCAGACAATTGGTGTCGATGAATTATCTGTGGTTTGGGCGTGTAAAACTTTGCAGAACTATAAGTGTATCGTAGGTACTCGTGCCGCAGCTGTTTTAGCAGAATATACATACAATGGTGACGATGGAGTTTTATACGAAGATATTTATAAGAAGATTGTGAATGCAAGTCATTCGGTAGAGTAACGATAAAATCTGGAATTTATCTGGATTAAAAGATCTGGAAAATTAGAAGTAAGCAATATAAAACAATAAAGGATGGAAAATAAAATGCAGATTACAGCGAAAAGCTATTTTAGTGGTGCAGGTGGAATGGATCTTGGAATTGAAGAAGCAGGGATCAATATTCTTGAATCATACGAAATTGATAAGAAATGTTGTGATACGTTAAGAAAAAATTTTAAGCACAAGGTTAACGAAGCTGATATTACTAAAATTACAGTTCTTGATCAGCAAGATGCAGATGTGTATATTGGAACTTTTCCATGTACAAAATATTCAACTGCTGCAGATATTAATGGCGCAAGAACAGGTGATGATTTATTTCTTCATTTCTTTAGACATATTGCATTGGCACAACCAGAAATGTATGTAGTTGAGAATGTTCCTGGAATGATTAAATTTAAAGTGGTTATGGAGGCACTGACTAAGTTACCAGATTATTATGTAAGAATCGAATGTCCTGTAAACGCAAATATGTGGCTACCACAAGAACGTAAGAGATTAATTCTTATTGGTAGCAAAAAGCCATTTATCAATCTGGATTATCCGGACGAAACTCCCTTACGCTTGAAAGATATTATTCAAAAAGACAGTGAAGTAAATATTCCACAGTATGTATTAAATCGTATCAATGGTAATTATAGAGACAAACCAATTGTTTCTGATCCTGAATGTGATGATCTTGCACCAACATGTGTAGCACACTATTCAAAAGATAGAGGAACTAGATTAATTAAAGATGGTAATAGAATCCGACCATATACAGTCAGAGAGTATGCAAGACTACAGGGTTTTCCAGATTGGTTTGAATTTTGTGGAAGTGATAGTGATGCTTATAGACAGATTGGTAATGCTGTTGCCGTTCCAATGGGACGCTGGGTTGGAAGTCAGATTGTAAAATATTTTAATGGAGCGAGGTAAATAAAATGGAAATTGTACAGACAAAAAATAATCATCTTTATAAAGAAGGTGGAGAAAAAGAGTATGGGTGTATATGTAAAAATTGTGGAACCAAATTTATTTTTCAGGAGCATGAGGGCTGTGTACCAAGATGTATAGATCCAAAACCAGAGCAATGTACTATTCACTGCCCAAATTGTAAACAGATTATCAGATATAGTGAGTGTACTGAACTTAAGAGTGAAGAAGATAATTTTGCATTTCATAGAGTGTGGTGATTAGTATGAAAGAAATTCTAGGTTATAATTTGGAAAAATTTTTTAGAAGAATAGAATATCCATGTGATGGCGGAATGTTTGAAAGAACTTATAAGGGTACTGATTATGAAGTTTGGGCAATGACCGATAATATATTTGATATTATTTGTGATTATTCTGAAGATGAATTTGTTGAATTGGCTGGTAAAGACGCATTGTGGAGATCAAGTACAGGAAGTGTTCTTGGAAAACCAACTGCTAGAGCAATTGTAAATGAAAAACGTTTAATTTGTTGGGACGATGATTATTATTTACCTGATGAATATGAAGAAGAGCCATGTAAAGAATATAAATCGCTTACAGAATACTTATGCGATGGAATTGGTGCTTCGTTACCCAAAAATGTTGTTGCATGTGCTATGGATCTTGCGAAATATAATAATATGTCTCTTGGAGACTTGTTTACCGAGTATGAAGGATAAGATTTATGAGCTGGTTAAAATGTAAGATAAAAGAAACATTTTATGGGAGAAAATGGAATGAAAATAGAAGAATATAAAGAAGTGATTTATAAATCGAAAAGTTTTTATGGCTCAGTGTATATTTTGGAAGATAAAGATATTTTGTTAAATTCAATTAACGTATTGGTAAAAGATTCTAGCCCAATAAAAAATATTTGCGATTTTTACATAAATAAAATATCTGAAAATCAATATAAAATTTTTATTCCTGATTATACGATTATTTGCAATGACTTTTTTGTTAATTATAGCGTTTTAAGAGATGTTAAAAAAATTACTTTAGAAAAAGACGAATGTCCAAATGTAACTAAAAAAGAAGATGGAAGTATGGAGATTACTTTTCAAAAAATGTAGGTGATAAAAATTGATAATTGAAAAATCTGTATCAAAAACATACGAAAGACTTTTTGTACAATCATCAATATTTCTTGATAATTATACCGGTATTTGTGGAAGACCATTTATAACATTACATGCATATAAAGATGCTATTTCAAAATGGTATGGTCCATACGAAATCTATATAAGTATTTGCGACTATGACGACTTTGAATATGGAGTTTCATATAAAGCACATAATGAAGAAGAATTCTTTGATGCGTTGCATGAGCTAATAAATTGGATGAGAGATCATGAACAAGGAATCACATACTGGGATGACGTTGTTAGTGGTAATTTATTTCCAGAATTTGAGAATGTTGAAAAGGTGATGTGGTAGATATGAATTTTGGAGTAACAGGTGTTAATCAAAAAGAAGAGTTACTTAAACAATTAAAGACTATTTCAGAAGCACTTGATAAGCAAACTGAGAAGAAAGTATCAAAGATGCGTCCTGTTATAGATTTTAATGGAAATGAAATATATAAACGTGGAGAATGTCCTGTATGTGGTTTTGAATTTAGCTGCTCCAATAACATGAAATACTGCTTTTGTTGTGGACATAAACTTGATTGGAGTGAGGATACAAAATGTTAATTCCAACAGTACCGGCTAAAGAATTTGAAAAGTTTGGTTTTAAGAAATGTGTAGGAGAGTATGGAAAATCAGAATGTTATTACATTTGTGTCGCCAGAGGGATCAAAATGCTTTTCGTGAGTAATAAATATTTTGATGTAAATGATTGGAGAGATGATGATAAAAGAATTCATAAAAGACCAAATTGTAAATACAGAGATAAAAGAACATACCTGGATATTATTTATGAATTGATTAAATCTGGAATGTTAAAGAGTACGTTTGATAGATCAAATTAAAAATTATAAGAGGTGAGATAAAATGTTAAAACCAGCACAGTTATATGTTGATGAATTAAAAAGAAAATATATAAAGACATGGTATGATCCAGAATACCTGTATTATTCCGGTTGGGTTGGTTCGTCTGAATTAAATATTTCAGAAAACACATATGATTCACATAATTTTGCTTCAGTAGACAAAAATGGGAAAATAATTGGTTATATATCTTATTCTGTGAATTATGCAGCAATGAATGCTAATAATTTTGGAGCAATTAGTTTTGATAAAGGTAATGTGGAATTTGCAAAAGATCTATATCAAGCAATTTGCAATGTTTTTGAGAAGTATCATATGAACAGACTTAGTTGGGGCTGTTTTGTTGAAAATCCTGCAATTAGAGGTTATAGGAACTTTATTAAGAAACATGGCGGTAGAGAATGTGCATATTACCGGCAGATTGCAAAATTACAGGATGGAAAGTTGCACGATAGTGTAGAATTTGAAATATTAGCAGAGGAATTTAAAAGGTAGAAATGAGACTGATAGATGCAGACTTATTAAAGAAAGTAATTCATAGTGCATACTCAGATGATTTAGAAATTCTTGAAAAGATTGATAATCAACCAACAGCTTATGATGTGGATAATGTTGTTGAACAGTTGGAAGAAACAAAAGGTATATATTCTGAACTATCACTTATTTTTAAAGATAATACTGAGATAAAAAAATACATAGGTATGGAACAGGCAATTGCATTAGCACTTGAAATCGTGAAAGGTGAGGTGAAGTAGATGGAGAGATTAACAGAGTGGATTGACGATGGTGAACATCGACAGGCAATTCCAAAAACTGACATTAGAAGCAACGGTTATAACAAATGCTGTAATAAACTTGCCGAATATGAAGACTTAGAAGAACAAGGCTTGCTTGTGAGGTTGCCAGACGATTTAAACAGAATATTGTATCAAGTAAATTATAGATGGAAATGCACTGAATACGGTGAGGAAAATAATAAATGTGAAATCTATGATTGTAAATGTGAATGTGATATCAGGAAAGAATATTATATAGCCGAAGTTGATTTACAATATATTCCGATTAAAAGTTATTATAATTGTCTTGGCAAAACCGTATTCTTCACCCGTGAAGAAGCTGAGAAGAAGTTGGAAGAACTCAAAAATGAAATTTAAAGAATTTGAAAATTGGTGCAATGAAAGAGTCTGTGATGGATGTTGGGGAATGCTGGAAGCTATGACATGTATTGGTTTAATAAAAGAGATTAGAAAAGCCCCATTTTGGAAAAGAGAAAAAATCTGGAAAGAAAATTGCGAACAGCAGGTATTGGAAGAGATTATTAATCCGATAGAGAAGAAGTTAGAGGAGATGAAGAAAAATGTTAAGAATAACGCTAGATGAAGCAATTGCTTACGAAGAAGAAATAGTGGAAAGAGCACGTAGCGCTATGAATTTTGAGTCAGTTGATTCTATTGATAATGATATAAAATCAAATTGTAAAATAATAGAGATACAACATTGGCAACTCATTAAATGGTTGAAAGAACTAAAGTTATATAGAGAGGCAGAAGAAAAAGGGTTAATTAAGCTAACTTCAACTATTGATAATTTTATATACTGTCCGTATTGTGGAAGAAAATTAGAAAGAAATGAGAAAAATAATGAATAATACAGGAAGTAAAGTAGCAGCATGGACGTGCAGATCTGTATCGAAATGCTAAAGCAAATGTATTCTATTTCAGATTCTGAGATTGATGTATGGATTAAGAAAAAACAAAAGAGAAAAGTAAAAAAGGATGATAGAAAATGAAAAATAGAGAAAAAATTAAAAGCATTATCATAAATGGAAATAATGATATTAATCTTTGTAATAAAATCATAAAACCTATTATTCTCAAACAAAATAATATTAATTGTAGTAGTATATCATGTAGCGATTGTAGAACATTACAAATATTATGGCTTGACGAAGAGTATAAAGAGCCAGAAGTTGATTGGTCCAGAGTGCCTGTCGATACACTGATTAGAGTAAAAGAAAATAAAATTGACGAATGGGTATTACGTTACTTTGCAGAATATAAAGACGGAAAAATATATGCTTGGGACTATGGCTGTACAAGTAAGACTACAGATTGTGTAGCTATATGGCGATATGGTGAAATTGTAACCGAGGATATAAAATAAACTTTTTATTGAGAGGAATATATGAGTACAAATTTAATTATTAAAGATCGAGGTACCAGAAAGAGTACGCAATTGCTTTATACAAGTGCAACAACTCAATACCCTATATTAACCCAAACAAAATATAGGGCTGCTAATTTGTTAAAAATGGCTGAAGACTTAGACTTGTGTATTCCGGTACCGTTAACTGAGAATGACATTAAATCAAGGGGAATCAAGTTGCCTGAGAATATCCTTGTAGACGAGGGATATGATCTAATCGGTACAGCCCTTAATTATTATCTTGGAACACATGTTGTAGCAGTAACACTAACAGATAAACTTAAAGAAAGATATGACAAAAAATGATTATAGCAGCGGCAGTTAAATTTTATATTGAGAAAACTGATCAAGAAGTTATCCTATGTGGGTTGAGACACGATGCTCCATTTAGGCAATTGGCAGCACTTGGGTTTGAACCAAAAGTAGGATACAAAGAACTTGAGCAAGGTTTTATAACAACAGATGGAGAATTTCTGAATAGAGAACAGGCTTATTATCATGCTGTGGATTGTAAACAGATTGAACTTGATGATGGACCGGATTGGCTTATTTCAGAAATGTTGTGGTAAAATAGAAAATTTACGGAGGAATTATAATGTTACATTACAAGGATAGTCAATATGGTTGCGGTTATTTGATTATATATCACACAGAAGATATCTTGGCAAAAGCAAATATTCAATACGACAGAAATAAGATAGAAGACAATAAGGATTTCTATGCTTTTGCATATTTAGAAGACGAGCGAGCAGTAAATTTATTCTGTAAACCAATAAAGGGACGGATAGTCGATTCCACATTTTATGAATATAAAAAGAATGGAAGTCTAAAGAAAAATGGTGTAGGTATTGGAGCCAGGATTTATGCTAATACATATGAGGAAGCAGTAGAAGGATTTAATGCTCTCGTGAATGCTAGGATTAAAAAGTTAAGAGAAGAGATTAGCAAGGTCGAAGAGTTATTGATCAAATAAAAATTTTTAGAGGTAATTAAAATGATTTCTATAAAAGAACATATGCCTAAAAGTGCGAAAGTTTTACCATGTTGGGTTTTTATTAATGGCAAATATGATTTGGCGTATTTGACAGAAGATGAAAAATATTTTGTATCAACAGATCACAAAAGAGCATATCCATTAGAAATAGTAGATGGATGGAGTATACCTGAAACAAAAATGTATATACCAGATGAAAATTTAGTTTGATTGGAGAAAATTATGGTCAGTACAACTATAGCTATTATTTGTATTATGGTTTTTACCATTTTAATAATTTTTCTTATATATTTAATGTTACAAGAAAAAATTGAAAAAAGTATATATAAAATTCCTTTTATTACTAAAAAAGTAGAATGTTACAAAGTTAATAAACGTATAAAGGATGTATTTAATAGTGCTGTTTATGACCAAAATAGAAGAATATCTATGGCAATGATGGAAGGTAAAAAACATACAACATTTATATTTGCAAACGATGAATATTATTTTAATCCATGGAATACGTATAAGAAGCAATATAGACAAATTTTGCTTGACATGGGAATGAAATATTACAAAAGATACAAAATAGATGGAGATAAAATCTCCTGGGATTAATTCTTATAGCTGCAATTCCGCAGTTAATTTCCAGAATAAATAAAAATTGAATATGGAAGATATTAATAGATATAGCAGAAAGACGTAAGGAATATGGATGTGAACTGACGGATAGTGATTGTAATGAGTACGAATGTCCATTAGTTTGCAGATATAAAGTTGAAGAATAGGAGAAATGAAGAAATGAACAATAAAAGAAATAATAGCAGTTCAAGTGGAATGGGAATTTTAGGTGTTTTACAGATTGTGTTTTTAGTACTTAAGCTTACATGATTAATTACATGGTCATGGCCAGTTGTTCTAGTTCCACTGTGGATTAGTTTAGGAATTCTTGTAATTTTCTTGATTATTGCACTTACTGTTGTATTAGTGAGTTTTAAAAAGAAATAAAAGCTTGGTTTTATGAGTGGTAACACTTTTAAAATAAAGGGTTGAAATCTGACAAGAAAACAGCCCTCTATAAAAAAGGAGAATTATGATTGTTCATACAATCAAAATAGAGAGTTGAATCTAATTAAAGAAACAACTCTCTATCATGACTAAAACTGAATTATTAAAGCAAACTGCAGTAAGGCAGGAAGTTATTTTTTACGATAACTTTTGTCCTTGTATAGCATACGAGTTATATAATTTACTTTTTCATCTGAAAGCTCAGAATGATGGCAAATCATATGTATTGCATAGAATTTTATCGTGTGGGACAAAATCAAATACAATCCGTATGTACCAAGGCATGAGAATACAAACTTTAGAAAATTTAGCATCTCAATACCTCCTTATTCAGTTTTTGCTTTTCTAATTCTAATCAACCGTCAAGTTGCGGTGGTTGATAAGTTTAACAGTAACATAGAAACCTATAATTTTCAAGGAGAATAAGATTAATGAACATATATCTTCTTAGCAATGATAAAAATATGACCGATGCATGGAATGAAGCTTTTCCAAGAAATATTAATACAGATGAAGTATCTGTTGAAATTGTTTGTGATTCATTTTCTAATTTCATGCACACACACTCGAATATAGATTGTGTTGTTTCACCAGGAAATTCATATGGAATTATGGATGGTGGATATGATGCAGCAATTATTAATTACTTCGGTGAAGAATTAATGAAGTGTGTTCAAGAAAAAATTCATAAAGAATGGCTAAATGAACAAGTAGTTGGAACAAGTATTATTGTAAAAATTCCAAATTGGCATGTAAAGAAAGAAGAACATGATGTAGAAGAACCTATGTATTTAATACATACACCAACTATGAGGGTGCCAGAAGAAATTAAAGATAAAAGTGTTGTTTATCAATGCATGAGATCAACTTTGATTATGGCTAAAAAAGAGAACATACAAAATATTGTTATCCCAGCATTTGGAGCGGCAACAGGACGTGTACCATATTTTACTGTTGCAAATTTAATGTGCCAGGCATTTATAAATGTGTTTCTTATGAATTTAGATAAATATAATGATTGGAACTGGGCTGATTATGTAACAGCAATATTAAAACTATGTATAGGAGAAGAATAAATGACTAAAGCAGAATTAATTTTCTATGAGATGACTGATAGAGAAATTTTTAGTAGAGCTAAAACAGTTTATGAGAAGTTAGGGATGAGTGAAAAAGGACTTCTCTCAGTTATGCGTCCAACAATGGGTTCCGTAACAATTCTTTCAGTGGATCTAACAAATAAGATTAGAGATGCTGTAAGTATGCAGTATGACGATTTTCTTGCAGATGATTACATTGAAAGAGCAAAGAAAATTCAGAATGAAATGAAAGAAAAGAGAGAAGAAAGTATTAGAGAGCAGAAAGTAAGTAATTCATATATTGATAAATTCAATAAAGAGGTACAGGACTCAGACAATGATTTTGAAAGAGAGTGTACTAAAGAAATTATCAGACTTATAAAGTTACTTCCTGATAAATCTGCCAAGAAACTCATTAAAAAATATTTTGAATAGAAAATAAGGAGAAAAAATTATGAAGATGTATGATCCGGAAATCTGGAAAAATGAGAACAATGGATATGAGGAACTTGTTGACAATATTAAGAAAACTTTTGCATCAAAACTAAAAGACAATGTAAAAACACCACTGTTTAGAACAAGCGTATCTGACTTATTTGACATATTTCTTTACTATCTTCCAGATGCTTGCAAACAGGAATATACATGTAGAGCTTGTAAACACTTTGTAGATCGATTTGGTGGACTTGTATTTATTAAAGACGATGGAACAACTGAATCTGCTATTTGGAACATTGAAAATATCCCTGGGATGTTTATTGAGCCAATTACACAGATGAAAGAGATTGTTGAGTCTGCTCAGGTCCAGGATGTATTCGTATCAGATTATGTGGATCTTGGAACATATGATACCAATGGATTCCATCATTTTTCTGCAAAACTTCCAAGAGTAATGATCAATACATCAAGGGTAAAAAATGCTTCACAGATTTCTGCTGAAAAAGCTGAAGATTATGGAATGCTGAAAAGAGCACTTGAGAAGTATTCCATGCCACAGATTGATCAGGCACTTAATTTATTAGAATCCGGAAGTTTATATAGAGGTAGCAGCTATGTAGCAATGTGTAAATGGTTCAAGGAAACAAAAGAGAAGATTGCTTCTATCAATGATCAGCCACAACACACTAATATGATTTGGAAATATGCTGCTACAGCTCCAAATGGATTTACTCACATTTCCGGAAGTATGTTAGGTACATTACTTGATTATATTGTAGATGGAGATGACTTTGATACAATCAAACGAAAATTTGAGACAAATATGAGTGCTGAGAATTATAGACGTTCACAGTCTGCACCTACTCAGAGAGCTGTTGAAAGTGCTGAAAAACTTATTGAAAAACTTGGTCTTGCAGATTCACTTAGAAGAAGATATGCAAAACTGGATGAGCTTCCTGAGAATGAGTTTATTTGGAAGAGTATAACTGAAAAGAAAGAGGAAGTAAAGACTGGAGTATTTGCAGGAGTTCAGACTAAAACTGCAGATAGTAATGAAACAAAATCTGTAATTCCACAGGTAACTATGACATGGGATAAATTCAGAAAAACAATTCTTCCTACCGCAAACAAATTGGAAGTAAAGGTTGATGGAACAACTCATCTTATGGGAATGGTAACAGCTGCGGTTCCGGAATCTGAAAATATTATGAACTGGGATAATCCATTTTCTTGGTACTACCAGAGTGGTATTGATTCTGTGATTCGTGAGCGACTTGAAGCAAAAGGTGCAAAATATGAAGGTTGTGAAATCAGATGCTCTCTAATCTGGAATACACGTACCGACCTGGATGTACATTGTATTTGTCCTGATGGAGTGGAAATTTATTTTGGACATAAGAATCACGGATATGGTTCACTAGATGTTGATGCAAATGTTAATGGTGAAACAGTAACTCCTGTCGAGAATATTCGTTGGGCAACTGGAACTGCTCCAGAAGGACGTTATAAATTCTTTGTTAATAACTATACAAATAGAGCAACCAATAATCCATATAAATTAGAGCTTGAAGTAAATGGAAAAATTTATACTTATGACGGAAATCTTACAAGTGATAATTATAGAAAAAATACAGACGTAGTATTTGAATTTGATTATCGTCATGGTGAAGATCCTAAGTTTACTGCAAATTCTAAAAAGACAGAAACTAAAGAAACTTGGGGAATCAGTAACGGATTCTCAGAAGTTGTTGCAATTATTCCGTCTCCAAACATGTGGGGAGAAAATCCATATAAACGATCTGGTGAACACACTTTCTTCTTATTGAAAGACTGTAAAGATATGACAGGCGGAGTTGGACGTGGTTTCTTTACTGAGATGCTTAAGGGTGATCTACAGGAAATTAGGAAAACACTTGAAGCGTATACTGCGTCAACACCTATTGAGGGTGAAGATGAAGCAAGTGCTTGTGGTGTTGGTTACAGTAAGGACAAAGAATGGAATTTGATTATTAAGGTAACTAATGGAAACACTGTAAAAATGATTAAGGTAGATAGGTTTGATTGATATGACGATTGAAGAGATTAAGAAAAAAGTAGCTGGTCCGGACTATGATTTTCTGAGAAATAATGAACACCTTGGCTCCAACATTATTTTGTTGGGGCTAGGTGGAAGCTATGCATATGGACTGGAAAATCCAAATTCTGATGTTGACATTCGTGGAATTGCTTTAAATTCAAAAGAGGAAGTATTACTTGGACAGGATTTTGATAATGTACGAAACAATGTACTTGATGTTGAAATTAAATCATTGAAAAAGTATGTATATCTTTTAACTAAAGCTGATCCTGGTACATGCGAGTTATTAGGACTTAGAAATGAGCATTATTTATACATGTCTCCAATTGGCAAAGAACTATATGAAAATAGGCATTTATTTATGTCTCAGCTCTGTGTACATACGTTTACTCAATACTCACGATCTCAGATTCGTAAAATGCAAAATAAATCTGCAAATGCATCTGATCAAGAGCAGAAAGAAAAGCATATCTTACAAAGTATTGAAGCTGTAAATCAATGGGAAAAAGAAAAATACTCTCCATATGACGACAATAGTATCAATTTGTATATTGATGATTCTGTTAGACCAGAATTTAATAAAGAAATTTATATGGATATTAATCTCAGACATTATCCATTAAGAGATTGGTGCAATCTTTGGAATCAGATGAAAACAGTATGCAGTAGTTATGACAAAAACAATAAACGTAATAATTATGCTGTAACTCATGGGAAAATTTCTAAGCATATGAGTCATCTTTTAAGAGTTTATGACATGGGAATTGAGTTATTAACCACAGGAGAATATTGCACATATAGAGAAGATAAGACAGAAAGAGAAGAACTGCTTGCTGTTAAGCGTGGTGATTTCACTGACGGAATTACTATCAAAAAGGAATTTTATGATCTTCTTGATCAAAGAGAAGAAAAGCTTCAGGAAGTTATAAAGCAGACAAAACTTCCAGAGAAGCCTGATTATAAGAAAATCAATGAGTTTGTTATGTCTGTAAATGAAAGAATTGTGAAAGGAGAAATTTAATTTTGTACGGTTTAAAAAGTAGTGAAGTAGAAAAACAGAGAGAAAAGTATGGTAGTAATAAACTGCCAGAGAAAAAGCTGAAAACAGGGTTTCAATTCTTTATGGAAACATTTGAAAGTCACATAAATCAAATTCTTTTAGCAATGATGATTGTATTTACAGTTATTGCAGTGTTTGGACAGGGATCTTATTCAGAACCGATTGGTGTTGCAGTAGTATTATTGGCAATCGCATTGTTAGGAATGAACACCGGACTGAAAAGCCAGAAAAGTGCAAAAGAGTTGAAGGATAGGACATCAGTTCATTATTGTAATGTAATCAGAAATGGAAAAATCGAGCATATCAATACAAATGATTTGGTTGTCGGTGATCTGGTTATCATTCAGTCCGGAGAAGCCATTCATGCAGATGGATATCTGGTAGAAGGAAATATAAAAGTTGACAACTCTGTATTGAATGGAGAGTCAGAGCCTTGCAAAAAAACAGCATGGGATAAAGAAGATTCACCTATCACATTTGGTGGTCAGAGAAAAGCGGATTCAAGTGATTATACAAATTCTTATGCACTGTTTTCCGGAACAACGGTAACAGATGGCGAAGGAAAAATGATTGTAACTAACGTTGGTGTTGACACAGTAAACGGTCAGACAATTTCGACCATTGATGAAATCGAATGTCAAGCGTTTTTGAAAATGTCCTAAAATAATTGAAGTATTAGCCCCGGCTTTTTGCTGGGGCTTGTTAAATTGATTCGTTTCATTCCTCAGGCAATTTTTGTATCTTGATCATTCTGGTGGTGTTCTTGCTGTTTGACAAACTTTCCAAACTGTTGGCGACGCCAGGGATGATTCATTGGTGGAATGCGGGGCTTCTTTGGTTTTGGCGGAGTATAGTCTATATCTAAGTCTTTTGATTTTGTTTCGTGCTCGGGTATTTCTTCCAGTGCGTAGATGTCTTTGTCATTTACACAGCAGTATTGACTGCCATCAAAAGCCTGAATAAACATTACCTTTGTTCCTTTTCGGTAGTGGACCTGATTGCCTCTGCTGTCAATCATACGGTAGTATTTATTGGAATGCCTTAAACAGTGTCCGGTATCTACCGTTCTTTCGCATAAAACTGCAAGAATCAGGTTAATTTTTTCAATTTGGGGTTGCACTTCGAACACAGACTTGATACCATGAATGGGAAGGGAAAACTTCTCATTGAATTCCTTTATGTAGGAGTTTAGGAATTCATTGGCAGCGTCTATGGTCGTTATGCCTGCAAGTCTTAACTCGACTGGCAGGCGCGACTGTAGCGTCTGGTTCAGGCGTTCTACACGTCCTTTTGCCTGAGGCACACTGCTTGATCCCAGTTCAACCCCCAGCTGTTTACAGGCATAGGCAAACTGTGTATAGGTATCCTCATCGATAGATGGGGAGTTTTTCTTTTTATAGGTGAAAACAGTACGGCGGTCTGTAAAGAACTTGTAGGGGATACCGTAAGTTGTGAGGATCTGATGGAAAACGTGGTAATAGCCATTCAGAGTTTCCTGGGTATCAAACCAACCGCCGGTAATCCTTCCTGTAGCATCATCTATAGCCAGATGCAGATGCCATATCTGACCGGGGATCCATTCGTAGGGAGTTGCGTCCATTTGCTGCAGTTCACCGAAATAAGCGGCTCTGGGACGGCGGGAATGGGCGTCCTCAAGAGCAACAAGATTAATCTGTATCTGATCCGCTTCTTTCTGAGATTTCGCTGCTTTTTTATCGGCTTTTAATTGTTCTTTGATTCTCTTTTTCTTAGCTTTTGTAGCCTTGGGAGAGAGAATGTATTCAGCTTCGAGAATAGACATAACCGCTGAAGGGGAGATGTGGATATCTTCATGTTTTCCTAATAACTCAGTGAAATGCACAAAATTGGCATCATAGTATTTGTTGCGGTATAAATCGACAACAAGATTACGAGTTTCATTGGGGATGGTATTGGCTGGCTTACGTCCTCTGTTGCCATGGATAAAATAGGCTTTGCCATGCTCTTTGTAGCCTTTAAGCATACGGTTAATGTGACGTACAGTACAACCGAGAGTAAGGGCAGCTCTCTGCTTGTTAGGGGCTGGATGATCTGCCAATGATTTGATCACCTCATACTTCTTTTGTTCATCCATTGATAATTCTACCTTTCTGATAATCGTTACCTCCATCTGTTGATGGAAGCATTATACTACATTGGGACATTTTCCTTTGTGGTATATTAGGACATTATCATAAATGGTTCATAACAATTTCGACCATTGATGAAATCGAAGAAACAAAGACTTCCCTGGAAATCCAGTTGGAGGATCTTGCTGGACAAATCAGCAGGTTCGGATATATTGGAGCTTCAATCATTGTTGTAGCACTGGTTATCACAAATATTATTCAGTATGGTGGCGTTGCAGAATATTTTGGAATGGGTTGGATTGGTATTTTGAAGAATATTCTTACCATTGCAGTAACTGCGCTTACCATTATTGTTGCAGCAGTTCCAGAAGGACTTCCGCTTATTATTAATCTAATTACTGCGCAGAATGCAAAAGTAATGATTAAACACAATGTCCTAGCTAAACACACTAACAAGATTCCAGAAGCAGGTAATATTCAGTTACTTTGTACCGATAAGACAGGAACTCTTACAGTAGGTAAACTTGTGCCGGTAGAGAATGTAATGGGTGATGGAAAATCTATTATAGAAGATGAAAATACATATAATTTGTTTAAATATAATGTCATCTTAAATAGTAGTGCAATGTTTGATGAAAATAATAAAATTGTTGGTGGAAATGCCACAGAGAGAGCATTACTTTCTTTAGTTAATGCAGATGAGTATAAGAAAATCACTGGATCTACAACTATTGTAAACAAGAAGAGTTTTAATAGTGCAAATAAATTTAGTGCTGTTGAAACAGAATATAACGGTGAGACATTTACATATTATAAAGGTGCTCCAGAGAGATTGATTGATGCAGCAACAAAATGCGTGACTCTAAACGGTCTTGAGCCTATTGATAAAGATAAACTTAAAATGATTGTAAGATCATATACCGTTAAAGCAATGAGAGTAATTGCTACTGGTTATAGTTCTTCTAAGCTTCCAGAAGATGGATTCCCAAATGATCTTATTATTACATCTTTGGTTGCAATTCGTGATGATGTTCGTCCGGAAGTACCAGAAGCAGTGGCAAAAATGCACGATGCAGGAGTCCAAGTAATGATGGTAACTGGCGACGTTATCGACACAGCGAAAGCTATCGCAAAAGATGCTGGATTGATCACAAGTGAATCTGATATTGCAATGTCAGCTATTGACTTTGATGCATTGTCAGATGAAGAGGCAAAAGAAAAACTTCCTTATATTAAAGTTATTGCTAGAGCAACACCAAACACTAAACTTAGAATTGTACGTTTAGCTCAAGAACTTGGTCTTTGTGTAGGTATGACTGGCGATGGAACAAATGATGCACCAGCACTGAAAGCTGCAGATGTTGGATTCTCAATGGGATCTGGAACAGACGTATGTAAAGAAGCTGGAGATATTATTATCACAGATGATAACTTTGTATCTATCACAGATGCAGTTCTTTTGGGAAGAACATTTATGCATAATGTTATGAAGTTCTTGAAATTTCAGTTACCAATCAATGTTGGTCTAGTACTTCTCAGTATCTTATATCCAATTATTATGTCTGTGGAAGCAATTGCTGCAGTGCAGATTCTTGTAATTAACATTGTTATGGATTCTCTTAATTCTCTTTCCTTTGGTGGAGAACCTGCGAAAGACGAATATATGAAAGAAAAGCCTATTCCAAAAGGATCAAAACTTCTTTCAAAAGAAACTATCGGTCAGATTGCAGTATCAGTTGTAGCATTTATTGGAATCTTTGGTATTACTTTATTACCATCGGTACAGAAAATTTTCGGAAATGATGAAGCTATTTATGCAACAGCTAGATTTGCACTTCTTGTTATGATGGCAACATTTAATGGATTTAACATCAGAACCGATGGATTCAATTTATTTAAAGGAATCAGAAAGAATAAGCTCTTCGTAGAAATTGCAGTAGCAATTTTTGCTTTAACATTTGTTCTGGCACAGTACGGTGGAGATATTATGGGATGTACAGCAATGACACCAACGCAGTGGGGCGTGACAGTTGTTTTGGCATTTATGATTATCCCAATTGATTTAGTACGAAAAGCTATTATAAAAATTAAAAGAAAGTAGAAGTAATGTATATGGATAAAGAATATAAAATTGTTGAAAATATAACTTTAGTTTGTTATTCAATTGGTTTGATACTTGTATGTATAACAAAATTTGTTCCATTTATATTTTTTACCTTATTAACATACCCTATATCATTAAAAATATTAAAAAAATAAAAGGAGAAAAAACTATGGGATTTTTTGGAAAATTGTTTGGTAAGAAAGATGATGTAGAAGAGGTGGCGGTCTCAACCGCTGCTAAATCTACAGAAAAAACTGAAACACAAGCTACTTTTACAATTGATATGTCTAAAGAGCATTTAAATAATGTTCTAATTGATATGTCCAAGGGTAGCAAGATTGATATGACTAAACATACCGCTAGAGTCGCATTAGCTATGGACTATTCAGGCAGTATGGATTGGCTTTTTGATAATGGTTCTGTACAGAAAACTGTATCAAGACTTCTTCCAATCGCTCTTAGATTTGATGATAATGGCGAACTTGAGAGCTGGTTATTCTCAAATGGATGCAAACGTTTAAAGGCTGTTACAGAGAGTAATTATTCAAATTACGTAAAAAAGGTTATGAAAAAGTCTGGTATGTATATGGGTGGAACAGAATACGCACCTGTATTGGATGAAGTTGTTACATATTATAAAGACATTGAGCCAAGTGAGATTCCTGCGTTTGTAATTTTTATTACAGATGGTGACAACTCCGATCATGGAGCAACAGACAAGATTGTACGTGAGCTTTCTAAGTATAACATTTTCGTGCAGTTTATCGGAATTGGTGACGACAATTTCAGTTACCTCAAAAAACTTGACAAACTTGATGGAAGAGAGGCAGACAATACAGGTTTCACTTCTGTAGAAGATATGGATAAGATGACAGATGAAGAACTTTATACAGAGATTCTTCGTCAGTACAAAGATTGGCTGAATAATAAATAATTTCAAAAGAGGAGAATAAAACTATGGAAGTTATTAATATGAACAAAACGCCAAAAATTAATATGGCGAAAGAAAATGGTGAGAGTGTAAGTAAACTTTTTGTTGGACTTAGATGGGATAAAAATAGATTTTCTAATGAAAAGGAAGCAGATCTTGATGTTGTAGGATTCCTTACAGATGAAAATAGAAAATGTAAATTCCCAAGTGATCTTGTAAACCACCAGAATACAGATAATTATGGCACAACTTGGGATTGGTGTGAATTATCTGAGGATAATATGGACGGAGATGATTCAAAGGGAATTACATTTTCTGGTGAGCATTATGACGAGTATATGATTATTGACACTGATAAAATTCCGGCTGATAGATCAGATTTTTATATCTGCATGACAATTTATCGCGCAATACAGAGACTACAGAGATTCGATATGATTGATAATGTACAAATGCACATTTATGATTATAATGCTCCAGATAAATTTAAAGCAACATTTGATCTTTCTGAAGATGAGAAGTTTTCAAGTCTTAATGCAGTAGAATTAGGAAGATTATATAGATATAACGGTAAATTCAAATTTCAGGCACTTGGAAGAGGATATATTAATGGAGCTTCAGAACTTTTTAAAACATTTGGATTTAACATTGATGAGGGAAAAGATTTGGAACTGAAACATTACGTGGACAGATATGAAGAATTTTATTATAATCCAGAGACTGGAGAATGCTATGAAGATCCAGACGGAAAACGTAAAATTGAAGGAAAGGTATTTAGAGGATAATTATGAAAATTACATTCGGTGCAGTTTTATTAGTTATTGTCGTATTAGCAATTTTATTTTTCTTCTTGAGAACAAAAACAGGTAAAAGATTAAAGCTTAGAGCGTCCGGAACGGCTGCAGAAGCAATTAGCAAAGATGCTTCTACGCCTGAAGGTGCAAAAGCTTATTATAATGTCGCAATCGAAAAGAAAGAAGAAGATTTGGCAAAAGCTAATGTTATTTATACACAGATGCTTGGAAAAATTTCAAACTACGAGGATCAGATTCGTGGATATAAAAAAGATCTTATGAAAACTGAAATTAATATCAATTCTTGTGTTGAGAAAAACGATGACGAAGGTGCAAAAGTTTATCTTAAAGAGCAGCAGGATTTAGAAGAAAAGGTTGCGATTATTAAAGATGCTCTTACTGGATTGAAAGAAAATGCAAAGCTTCAGGAAGAAACTGTAAAGGGTATTCGGACACAGTTATCTGATCTGAAAGCAGAAAAAGATAATGCTGTTTTAACACTTGAAACAGTCCAGGTGACAAAATCACTACAGGCAACAACAGGAGTATCATCTGCCGAAGAAGATAAGATGCTTGAAAAAGTACGTGATGGGATTAAGAAACAGAAAGAAGCAGCTGATGGTGTAAAAGTTGCTTATGAAAATTCTACTGCCGTACAGAAGCAACGCCTGGATCAGAAAATGAAAAATGAAGAGATTGAGAAGAAATTGGCAGAGTTAAAAGCTAAAAAGAAATAGAAGTAATAAATAGTGGAATGTTGGCTTAAAAGCAGCCATCATCTAAGGAGTATGGCTTTAAATCTGAAGGTATGAAAAACTTCAATCGAAGATAAAAGAGTAAAAGAATAGGATGTAAAGAGTTATGATACGTCACCCCTTAACAGGTAAGGACAAGTCCCATTTTGGCGTAATAGCACACCACTATTAATATTTTAGATGCATTTAAAAAATTAGGTCGTGCAGTGGCAGAATGGACATATGCGTATAATAATGCTTTATTTACAAAATTAGGCATATTATAATGGCGAATTTATGTCAGTAAACAAAATTGATAAAATTTGCTTATATAGGGTTCAAATCCCTATCTGCACATTAAATCTTAAAGAAAGGAGAATAAAAATGATAGAGGGTATTGTATTACCAGAGTCCGTAAAATCTATATTTTACGTGCTTAATCGTAACGGTTACGAAGCCTATATTGTAGGTGGAGCAGTGCGTAATTCTTTTATAGGATTACCTGTGCACGACTGGGATATCTGCACAAACGCCTTGCCGGAAGACGTATGTAAATTGTTCCGTAGCAAAGGATTTCGTGTAGTAGAAACAGGCTTGCAGCATGGTACTGTAACTGTCATGGTAAATTGTCGTGGATACGAAATAACAACTTATAGAACTGATGGAAAATATACTGATAGTCGCCATCCAGATTCTGTGAAGTTTGTTGGAAATATTCATGAAGATTTAGCAAGGCGTGATTTTACAATGAATGCGATTGCCTACAATGACGATAATGGATTTATTGATCCGTTCAATGGACTAAAAGATATTGAGAATAAAATTATCCGATGTGTAGGTGTACCTATTGATAGATTCACAGAAGATCCGTTGCGTATCATGAGAGCTGTAAGGTTTGCTGCTCAATTGGGATTCCACATTGAAAACTATACCAATATTGCAATGGTACAAACAAACGATGGTCTGAGTAAAATTTCTGCAGAAAGAATACAGTCAGAGCTGTGTAAGATTCTTATTTCAGATCATCCTGAATACGTACTTAATTATTATATTGATATTTCTCCGGCAATCCCTGAGTTAAGTAAGATAATGGGATGCTCCCAGAATAATATGTATCACATTTACGATGTATGGAATCACACCAGATTCGCATTAACAGCTTGTAGAATACATGAATTAGAGACCAGACTTGCTATCTTACTTCATGATATTGGTAAACCAGAATCAAAAACAGCAGATCGAGGGATTGAGCACTTCTATGGACATGCTGTTAAAAGTGCAGAAATTGCTGATTCACTACTTCGTAGACTTAAATTTTCTAATGAAATCAGAGAATCCGTAGTCGAACTTGTGGCAAGCCATGATATGACAATTATACCAAAACAAAATAAGATTAAAAAATATCTGAATAAACTTGGTGAAGCACAACTTAGAAGACTGTTAGATGTAAGATTCTGCGATATTATGGCTCACAATCCATATTACGCTAAAGAGCGTTTATGGGAAACATTTCGTGCAGAAGAAGTATTAAATGAAGTTCTGGAAGAAGAGAAGTGTTTTACCATAAAGGATTTGGCTATCAATGGGAAGGATATTATGGAGCTTGGAGTTAAAGAAGGTCCAGATGTTGGAAAATGGCTCAACTATGCATTGGAAGAAGTAATTAATGACAAGTTGGATAATGACAAAGAAGATATTCTAAACAATATTGATGCTAAATTATATACAGAAAGAGAAGAAGGTAATGACGAGGAAATGCCCTAAATGTGGTCAATATATGAGTTCTACAATTAAATACGATTATGGATACCATATTGTTGTGCATGAGTGTTCGTGTGGATATTCTGAGTTGCAAGAGTGGATGAAATATAGCGACAAACTAAATTATGATAATGTTACAAAAACTTGTAAAGATTCAATCGGAGGTATTTAATGAGATTTTATATTGCAGATAATCATTTCCATCATTCACGAATAAATGATGCTATGGATAAACGTGGCTTCGAATCATTGGAAACTATGCATGATTATATGATTAAACAGTGGAATTCTGTAGTAAGAAAAAATGATGAAGTTGTTATCCTGGGTGATTTTTCACTTGGCAAAGGTGAGCAAACTAACGAAATACTTCGCAAACTAAATGGGAAGAAGTTTTTAGTGAATGGTGGACATGATAAGTTTCTACAAGATAAGAAATTTGATCAGTCACTATTTCAATGGATTAAACCTTATGCAGAAATGCATGATGATGGAAGAAAAGTAGTCTTATGTCACTATCCAATATTCTGTTACAATGGACAGTTCCGTATTGATAAAGATGGCAAACCTATTACATGGATGCTGCATGGACACACTCATCTTACTGAAGATCAGGAATTAGTGGAGCAGTTCAAAGACATAACGAGAAGTACATTACGTAAATCAAAATATGATGATGAACCAAAAACAATTCCTGTTCAAATGATTGACTGTTTCTGTATGTTATCTGATTATAAGCCACTTACATTGGATCAGTGGATTGAGATGGAGCAAAGCGGTGTTATCAAGGATTTGATTGACAAGCAATGGTATTACGATGATAAGAGGAAAACTGAATGAGTATTTATATTCCTGAGAAGATTAAAGTAGGGTATCAAAACAGAAATGATACTTACACTAAGAAGCTTGCTTACGTAATCTATTATGATGAAAAAGGTAAGCTTCGTAAAGAAACAAGCTGGAATAGCTGGAGAGATGAAAAAATTGAACCAGATGATTTTGATAATGAACCAACTAGAGGATTTGTATTAAATAAAAAGGTTGGCGGTGATAGATATGGTTGGAATCCTAGACAGACATATACTAGAGTGTATGATCCTAGGGGATTTGAATTTGAGATTACTATTCCAAATTTACTGTTCATTTTAGAACACTGTGATTGTCTAAAAGGTAAGGGTTTGGATGGAGAATTTGTATATGGATGGGACGGAAAGGAATTAGTTCTGATTCCTGTAGATTCACCAGATTACAAAGAGATAAAGAAGCATACAGATAAAATTCAAAATGGGAAGAGATTTAAAGGTAAGGATCTTATTATTGGAGCCACATATCTAACAAAAAATGAAGAGAAATGGGTATACATGGGTAGGTTCGATAAATGGGAGAAGCTTACAAATTGTTTTAGAAAAGGTTGGCGTTGGTCGTTAAATGATAAGGACGGAAAGTGGGAATTTGATTTAGATGACACATGGACATTGATGCCAAATGATAAAAACACTGCATACAAGCATGTGAATAAAGGTAAATATTACTGGTTTCGTTCAGTTGATAACAACAATTATATTTCATTTCAAAGATATTGTTTTGAGACACGAAAAAATATTGGTGATATTTTGATTGATTGTGTAGATGAAAAGCCATCACAGAATTATGCAGAATATTTCGATGATCTTGAAAATAACCATTTTAATTATAACCCAATTAATTTTACATCTGAAACATTACTTGATTTACCATACGATAAATTTATTGAGCGCATAAAGAAATACAAGTATACAAGTTTCTTAAACAGCTATTACGAAGAAATAAAAGTAATTGATAAAGGTAATGGAACATATTTATGTCAAAATAAAGAATATCTGCCATCAGAATTATATGAAAAGATAAAACCAAAATATAATATATATCAGCATATTGATGGCAAAGAGTTCCATAATTATTATAACAATTATTTATATTATTAAAAAGAAAGGATAAAAATTATGTCAACAAAAAATGATGAAATGATTTTACAGCTTAAGAAAAAAGTGGAAGAGCAGAAAGCAGAGCTTGCGAAATTGCCGAGAACATTACAGGCTGAGACATCAACAGTGCTTAGACAGGATGTAGACAATTTAAACTTACGTGTAATGAGCGTTGAGCAGCTTAAGTTACTAAAAGTAAAATTACATACTTATGCTATGGCTGCAGCTGATCTTAAAATTGGGATTGATGAAGTGGTTATTTCAGGGTACTCAATTGATAAATGGATGCATGATATTGATACGCAGATTTCCGTATTAACTAGAGCTGAAAAAGAGAAAAAATTAAAAGAGACAGAAGCAACATTGAACAGAATGTTATCTGATGATAAACGTACTGAACTTGAGCTTCAGGAGTTGGCAAAGATGCTTGGATAAAAATTTTTTTATTCATTATGCTATTTGTTATAAAACGACTATTTTATAAAGGATTAGTTATGACAGAAGATACATTTAAAATTGCCGAGCAGATTAAAAAAGATATACAAATTTTAAAACAGTCATCAATTAGTAAGTGTGTATCAATTAGAACATATGATAAATGGGTGAATTGGGTGAATGCTACAATTGCTGAATTGGAAAAAGAATTTAAAAATTTATAAAAAGGAGATAAATCATGACAAAGAAAAATGCATGGAACAAAGTTTATGAGGAAACAGAGAAAACTTACAAGGTGAAAGGTGAAGATGGTAAATGGACAAAGGTTACTGAAAATGTGGTTGTCCTTGCACAGCCTGGAATGAAACCTGGTAAAAAAGAGATTGCTTTTGGAAGAGCTATTAAGAAAATTAAAACAGAGAAACCAAAGATATTTACTGGCGATTGGACAAAATAAAATGGATAAAAAGGAATTACATAATAATATTATTTATGCTTTAACAGCAGCTGATAGTGTCATTGAATCTATTAATATCTTAAGCGAATGCGGTATTTACATTGATAAAACTGAACCGTTTAAAGATGTTTTAGAGAAAATTTATGAAGTTTGGTAATACATAATAATCTGGTCTGCCTTAACCGGTGGACCAGAGAAATGGAGAAGATATGATAATAATTAAAACATTTATTATGTTGCTTTTATGTGTAGTATTTCCGATTTGCTTATTTACATGGATATTAGCAATGATCTGGATGCTTACACCATTTGCTCTATTGAAAAGATTATGTCATGACTTTTTAGGTTGGCACAAGCCAAGTGGAATGTATCATCATTTTTCAAAAGGTGTTCGGAAGAAATGTAAAATTTGCGGATGCGATATTGTATCTGATGGAGCCGGTGGTTGGAGAAAATGGTAAAAGGATGGAGCTTATGAGTAAAAATAAGGATTATGAGGTTTTATACGCATTAAGAGATAAAAAAACTAAAGAAATTGTTAGAGCAACAAAATGTAAAGGTGGCTCATTTTATAAAAACCGATATATGTGCGAAAAACGCTGCACTCAGTTTAACGATGTACATAAATTAGCAAATTGTACAAATGATTTTGAATATGAAGTCGGTGAATATGCTGTTGTAGATATTGAAAAATATAAAGAATTAATTGGAGAAAAGCAGTGATTTACATAACAGGTGATACGCATGGTGATGTAACAAGATTTAGTATGGATAACTTTCCAGAGCAGAAAACTTTTACCGATCAAAATGAAAATTATGTAATTATTTGTGGCGACTTTGGATTGGTTTGGAACTATTTAGCCGAAACACCTTCAGAGAAGTATTGGCTTAAGTGGCTTGAAAATAAAAAGTTTACAACTCTTTTTGTTGATGGTAATCACGATTGTCATCCTAGACTGGCAGACTATCCTGTAAAAGAATGGAATGGTGGACTGGTACATGAAATTAGACCACATGTACTTCATCTAATGAGAGGTAAAGTTTTTAATATTAATGATTTTAGAGGCGCACATTCATGACTTTAGTCATGAGTTAGCCGCTTCTCTCACTTTAAAAAAGTTTTCGTTGATGAGTCCATTAGATAGACTGTGTATGGAAATTAGTTATTACTCATAATCTGACAATTATATGTATCAACGTAGAAAGGAGGTCTGCTGTATGACGATATATTCTACTTACAAAGTTAAAATTAAGCATTATAATCATATCTTTAAAGATACTATTTCTGTATATCGTGCTGCAGTAGATTACCTGATACATGTTTGTATTGAAGACTGGGACAATATCACCTCATACGAAAAACCACTTGAAAAACAACGATTCGTAGAGACACTGATTCATAAGACGAAAGACAATCCAAATGTGGCTTATGATTTCGATGTCCATTTTTACAAGTTTCCATGTTATTTACGCCGAGGAGCTATCAGTGAAGCAATTGGTAAGGTATCATCTTATAAAAGCAACTTTGCAAGCTGGAAAGCTAATCCGCAGGGGGAAGCTCCTTCGGTTCCAAAAGCTTGATATATCTACCCATCTATGTATCGTACAAATATGTACGAGCAAACAGGGACTTACCAAGCGCAAATCAAGGTTCATATCCGCAACACCTGGGATTGGATCACCGTTAACCTTAGAAAGTCAGATATAGACTATATCAATCGCCATTGTTCAACGAGAAAGCAATGCGCTCCAACACTTCAAAAACGTGGGAAAGAGTGGTTTTTGGATTTTCCGTTTGAGGAGAAAGCTAAACTTTGCGATACAGATGTTGATAAACAAACCATACTTGCTGTGGATCTTGGTATCAATACCGCAGCTACGATTAGTGTAATGAGATCCGATGGCACTATTCTTGGGAGACATTTCTGTCACCTCAATAAAGAAATAGACCATCTGATACATAGTATTAATCGTATTAAAAAGGCACAACAACATCATAACTGTAAAACCCCTCGTTTATGGTCAAGAACAAAAGGCATCAACCACGATATTTCTGTTAAAACAGCACAATTTATCACAGATATAGCTGTTCTTTATAATGTAGATATTATCGTCTTTGAATACCTAGACCGCAACGGCAAACTTCGTGGGTCCAAAAAGCAAAAGCTGCATATGTGGCGTAGTCAGGAAGTACAAGCTATTGTTACAAACAAGGTTCACCGCTTAGGTATGCGAATTAGAAGAATTTGCGCCTGGGGTACAAGCAAGTTTGCTTATGACGATAGTGGCATGGTTTTACGAGGTAAAGACGCAGATCTTGCAACTTATAGCGTCTGTAAATTTACTAACGGTAAAATATACAACTGCGATTTATCTGCATCCTATAATATAGGAGCCAGGTATTTCATCAGAGAAATATTAAAATCCTTAGATGAGAGTCTAAGGTTGGACATTGAGGCAAAAGTTCCTCGATGCTCTAAGAGAAGCACCTGTACCTTATCCACACTCATTAGTCTGAATGCGGCACTAGCAGCGTAATGCTAGTTAGTAACTGAGTTTAGACTGTATCTATGGAAAGGCAATCCGATTCCCCTAAAGGGAAACTGTATATCAAATATACAGCATTAGGAAGCACGCGACTTAAGTCGTGTGAGGCTTCACTATATAATTACACATGACTGTACCTCAAGTACAAAAGCTTTGTATAGCCATGGAGCTTTTAAGACAGACGAGTTAAATGCATATTTTATATAAATGTGAATTCAAGAAGTGGTTCTTTGGACACTTACATGGTGATAAACAGATAAATGACAAAGAAATTTTATTATATCACCAGATTGTGAGGATTTGGTAATGGGATATTGGAATAGAAAAAACGAGTTAAAGAAAAAGGCGAATGCTCACACAAATAAAATGGAAGAGCTATATAGCTTAGAAATTACAGAATGTGTAAACAATACAAAAGTATATGACCAAGGGTTCTATTGTAAGAAAGAATGCGATAGTAAGCCGGATTTTCATCAGAAAATCACTGTAGAAGATATGGATAGTGTACAGGCAATATTTTCTTATGAAAACACAGGTAAAACAGCAGTTCTTAATTTTGCAAGCTATAAAAATCCAGGTGGCAAATTTTTAGATGGATCTTCTGCACAGGAAGAAATGCTTTGCCATAGTTCCTTCTTATATAATGTGTTATCTGAATTTGATGAAGATTATTATGAATTCAATAGATTAACAAAGAACTTCGCATTATATACAAATCGTGCATTATATAGTCCTGATGTTTTATTCATAAGAGGCGATGAAGAAATTTGTGTAGATGTTATTACTTGTGCAGCACCAAACAAAACTGCAGCTCAAAAATATTGTGGAAAATCTGATTTCGATTGTAATTCTGTAATGGTTGATCGTATACATTTTATGCTTGATATTGCACAAGAAGAGGAAGTTAATACATTAATTCTTGGCGCATGGGGATGTGGTGTATTTGGTAATGATGCAGAATTTGTTGCGAATAGTTTCAAAAAAGAATTAGAAGAATATTATACCGATACTTTTGAGAATATTATATTTGCGATTCCTGGCGGTACGAACTACATGGTATTCAAGAGGGTGTTTAGTAAATAAAATAAAATCGAGGTTAAAAATGGAATATACAAAACCAATCTATACCAAAACATTATTTTATAATTTTAGAGATACAATTGGACTAACAAAAGAAATTGGTGTAAAAAATGCGATGCAAATAAACATCAATAATATTATTTTTAACAAATGTGAAGAAATAATAATAAGTAAAATTGACAAACTGCAGGAAAAATTATGCATTGGATTTTGTGCAGTAAATTTAGAAGAGATTAATAATTTTTGTTATTATCTTGAACGTCTTAATCCATTACTGTATGAAAAGTATGTAAATGAGTGTAATCCAACTAATTACTATAGTATAAATGGAGAATTACATAAACTCTTACCAGAAAATAAAAAAATTAGGTTTATTTGTAAAGACGGAACGATAATTGTTTATATAAAAAATACTGGTAGTTTCGTAAAGATGACAAGTTCCAATATTTTCTTTTATGGGAAACACAGAAAAAAACATGCAGAGTTTTTCAAAAGGTTTATAGAGAAATATAGAAGCAAATTTATAGAAACACGTAATCTTATTATATTGGATAAAAATGATTTTTCTATCGAAAAAGACTCAATTGATGGTATTGATGAATCTGCAATTATTTTTCCAGAGAAACGAGAAATATTTGACTATGTTAAGACATGGATTGATTCAGAAAATTATTTTGTTGATCATGGTATTAATCACAAACTTGGAATTTTATTATACGGTGATCCAGGTACTGGGAAAACAACTTTTGCCAAAGTTTTAGCCACGAAATATAATTTAGATCTTATTAAATTAAAATTATCTGATTTATCAAAATTAATTACAAAAAATGAATTCTGGGATGAATTGGAAGATTCTGTTGTAGTGTTAGAAGATATCGATGTTCTGGTAAGTAAACGTGATAATAGTGTTACCTCTGCAGATAGAGAAAATTTTCAAGCATTGCTACAGCTCTTAGATGGAATTAATTCATGTAAGAGAACAATTTTCTTAGCAACAACAAATTATATTGATAGACTAGATCCTGCTCTTATTAGAGATGGACGATTTGATATTAAGATTGAAATGAAAAATTTTGATTACGATGAAGCAGTAAAAATGTGTAATAAATTTGAAGCAGATTCGGAAGTAATTCTTAGAGATGAACAGTTTCCAATTAATCCAGCTTGCTTGCAGAACAAAATCATTACAATGCAGATGAAAGAGATTAATGAAAAACTAAAACAAAAAGCTCAAAGAATTGGAAGTAATAAATAGAGAGGTAATAATAAATGATTCCTTATATAAAAATTGATACACCGTTTGAAAGAGATAACGATGGCACAAAGAAGCTTATTGATTGTAAGTTCAGAAATGAAACTGTTGAATATTTAAAAGATAATAAATGGCTTTGTTCAGAAAAAATTGATGGCACAAACATTGGTGTTGTTTGGGATGGACATAAAGTTTCGTTCCAGGGACGTACAGAAAGAGCACAAATTCCTGTTCCATTGGTAAACAAACTAAATGAACTATTTGGCGGTATCATTAATGAAGAAATGTTTGAGCAGAAGTTTGGTGAAATGAATGTAATCCTGTTTGGTGAAGGATATGGTCCTAAAATTCAAAAGGGTGGTGGACTTTATAGAGATGACGTATCATTCATTCTTTTTGATGTGTATCTTCCAGATCAAAACTTATGGCTAAAACGTGATGCTGTAGAAGATATTGCAAAGAGTTTTGGAATTGATATAGTTGATATTGTTCTTACCGGTACACTTCAAGAAGCAATTGATTTTGTAAAGACCAAACCAAAATCTCATATTGGAACAGCTAATATGGAAGGACTTGTATGCAGACCTGCTGTCGAAATGCTTGACAGAATGGGTAGAAGAGTAATTACAAAAATTAAAGTTTGTGATTTTTCAGAATAAAATGAAAAACGAATAAGAAGAGTATAACAGGAGGTAGTAAACATGATAAAAGTTACATCTGATGCAGCTAATAAGCTGATTAAGAAGTTAGAGCAAGAAAAAGGTATTTTTACCGATAAGATTTCTAAAATGTCAACATTTGTTGTAGCAGTAACCGAGAATTACGATCAAATTAAAGCAGAGCAGGAAGCAGAATTCAATTTAAATGAAGTGATTGCTCAGATTGATGAGATTGATAGGAAGATAATTACAATCAGACATGCAAAATCTGTGTTCAATAACTCAGTAGTTATGAAGAATGGATTAACTGTCGGTGACAACATTATTAGATTAGCTATACTCGAAAGAGAGAAGAGTATTTATAGCAGACTTGCTACCAGACAGAAAAAGATAAGAAACACTTCAATAAACAAAGATATTGAATACACTTATTTGAATTATGATCTTGAGGACGCAAAGAAAAAATATGACAGTGTGTATACCGAAATTTCAGAAATTCAGGAAGAACTTAATATTGTAAACAGTTCAGCAGAGTACAAATTTGAGATTGATATTGACCTCTAATGGGAAGTAGTTAATGTAATCAATCTTCCGTATTACAGTTACTTTTACATATAGATTATTTATATAAAAGTAAATATACATTTAATACAAGTATGGTAGGTTATTGATTGAGTTTATAGATAGAGTTAAAGTTCAGTAAGGTATTTATTCAATAGTAATGCAGCAAGGTTAATTGATAGGTCTGCATATTTAATTCTTAAATCCAGATTATTAAGGCTCAAATTAATTAGTAACTGTAATTAAAAACTTTTCGGTATCAAGTTCGGTTAGAGATACTTTTTAAGAATAGATGAAGAAACAATTGAGAAGTAAATAATAGAGAGTCCAGATAAGAATGACGATAAACTTAACTTACGACCCTCATATAAATGAGGCGAAGCCTAACTTGGAAAACAGAGAGTACATACAAGTGATTGGTATGGAACAAGGGCGATACTGCCAGGAAACTGTAGCAGCAGTTCATAAGAGAACGGTTCAGAAAGTAGCGAATCTGAGTGAATAGAATTTTATCTGACGAAGATATATTTGGCGGCGTAGCAACCGTCAATATAAAGCATCTTAGTATAATGGTTATCACGGATGACCTTGGATCATCAGATGTTGGTTCGATTCCAACAGGTGCCATTAACTCAGAAATGAGTATTTCAAAGTTAAAAATTCAAAGAATAAAATTTAATTTAAAGGAGAAGAACATTATGACGAAAGAAACTATGACAGTACATAAAGCGTTAGCAGAAATTAAAATCCTTAAAGACAGAATCCAGAGTGAGATTTACAATTCAATTTTTGTATCTTGCAAAAAAAATTCTCAGTCAAAAATTTCCGGAATGGATGTTGATGAATATGAGAAGATTATTACAGGATGTTACGACAAAGATGTAGATCTTATGAGTAGACTTGAAGCTCTGCAGAGAGCAGTAATGCTTTCAAATGCAGTAACAAAAGTTAAGATTAAAATTGGAGAAAATGAAGAAGAACGTACTGTAGCAGAAGCAATCAACATGAAAAATAACAGTATGATGTTCAAGAGACAGATGCTTGACAGAATGCAGCAACAGCTTTCTCAGGCACAGGCAAAAACAAACAAAGAGAATGAGATTCTTGAAAGTAAGTCAGAAAATTATGTAACTGGTCTTTTTGGACAGAAAGAGGGTAAAACTTCTACCGATGAAGTTACAAAAGCCAAACAGCAGTACATTGATCTTAACACATGGGCGTTGATTGATCCGATAAATGTGCAAAATAAAATCCGTGTTTTATCTGACGAAATTTCCTCATTTGAAGCTGAAGTAGACTCTGTTTTAAGCACAAGTAACGCACTAACAACAGTTACAATTGAGTATTAATAAATGGTCAGTGAATTATTGGTTAAAAATTATACAAGCGATTTTTGACCCATATAATAGCTAAATAGCCATTGTTATACGAACAGTTGTATAAAAGATTTCCTTCATTGCTTATCGAAAATCACTGAACTATAATCCTTTAGTCTTTCAGTCAGCATAGAGTAAAGTAAAAAAATAAACAAGCTGGCCTCAAAAATTAAATGGTTTAGAATGCTAATCTAAATAATTTACAAGATTAGATAAAATTGTGCAAAGGTGCATTTTTTGATAACTGTAAAGTTTAAAGATAGAAAGTTCAAACCTTAAAGCTCAAAATTCAAAGCTTATTTTTGATATAAAGTTCACGTAGTAAAGTTGATAAGTTCCAAAGTTTGATAAAAACCTTGAAAAAGTTTTGTAGCATGATTATATCGGCTCTGTGGTTTGTACAAGGCTGATAAGTGGTGAAGTTCATCTTATAAATAAATCAATGCGGTTATTAAAACCTTGTTTCTTAGTTCTAACAAAGCCGCAGTTGGAACGTCCTGGATAGTTAAATGGTCATAACACATGAAACTCATGTATTTGCCGGTTCGAATCCGCATCCAGGATTTGGGTTAGCTACCCAAATAGATTTCTTATTTCTTATACCTCCTAAAGTGTTGAGGTGGGACATGACTTCGATGGTGAAGAGACTTTGAGCAGTCTGTACTGGGTTCGACTCCCAGATGTCCTGTTAGAGATTTCAGATATGTGGTGTCACAGAAAACGCTTCTCAACATCGAGTTGCCGTACCGTTTGACTACACAATATCGTGTATGATCCACCTACAGAGCGCAGTAGTTCTGAAATCTTGAAGCTATACGAAAGATTTGTTTACTGCTAAAACATTCGAATAGTACGGTTAAACTTTTACATATTTAGTAACAGCAGAGTAGCAGCTGTGCGTGAAAAAGTGTATATATCTTCGGAAGTTAAAACCCAACTTAAGGCAAGTGGTTACAGGCTAGAAGCCTTATAAGAAGATTGAGATCTCAAAAATGTTTGTAATATTTATTAAATCTTTGTTTTTGGAAAGAACATTAGCTCAGTTGTAATATTTATTAAATCTTTGTTTTTGGAAAGAACATTAGCTCAGGAGGAGAGCGGCAACCACATAGGTTGTGACCGTCATGGGTGCAAATCCCATATGTTCTTCTGGAAGAGTTTCTTCCTATTAGAATATAAATTGAATAGCATAGTTACGAATATAGGCGGTGCAAAACAATCATTGACATAATAAATCCAAAAGTCATCGTTATGGAACTCCGTGGAGTCTGCTCCTATGGCTGATGGACTCTTATGCTATCCATTTTGAATAAGGCGTGGTTAACCTGTGGATGTGGTGAAACGATATATCCCTCCAAAGTGCTGATACTTATCAGATATTCAAATGGCGTTATAGCTCTACACATACGTTAAATGTGGGAATTGTAATTAAGGAGCATTATATATTTTATGTATATGGATATAATAAAATTCTTTTGATGAACTTCTAATGTAGATTACACTATGTTGTTACCATATAGACTTAATAGAAGGAATTTGAAAGAGAAATAATTTCATATTGGAAGTAACTATTGTAGATACATATCATCTGAGGTGTGGATGTGAAGATGGCTACGCAGATCTCTCGAAGAAAGTCTAAGCGTAAAGTAAGATGAGTAGATACTGAAGATATGAAATTGTTTTTGGGTTGTGATGAAGTGGCAGCACACCTGTTGGTATAACAGGTAAACAATGGTTCGATTCCATTTAGTTCCATGTTCCGTTTCCATTTTACATTGCGGAACGAGATAGTAGAAGAATGGAACGATATACTATCTCATTATTGGGTTGTAGCCAAGTGGAAAGGCAGTAGAATTTGACTCTACCATTTCGCAGGTTCGAATCCTGCCAGCCCAGCTAGGTCCACTGTTTTTAGATGTATTTTCATACGACCTTAATAAACCGAGTAGAAAAACACAGACTTTCAATCCTTATGATCGAATGCGCTATGGTTAGCATTTCGATGTACAAATGGTCGGCCACAGCTTGATGTAGCCGCATTAAGCGTTTGATATGTGGGATAAACTCATTAGTCTTAAAATAAATGAGAGATAGAGATTTCAGGGTTTGCTCTATCAAGTTAAGGACCATTAGCCAAACGGTTAAGGCAGTCGCCTCATAAGCGAAAGATTTCTGTGTTCGAATCACAGATGGTCCACTTGCTTAATAAAAATTTTGTAGTAAAAATCAGGATACCGGTGAATGTGAACTCAAAAGATTTATTAAGCAAAGCGCGTAAAAATACAAAATACAATTAAATAAAGCACGAAAAACCGTCGCCAAAAATATCTCATATGAGTCCTGTGTGGATTCTACGATAGTCCGTAATCTGCGGAAGCCAGATTCAGCGTAAGAGATATACGAGATCTGTTGAGTAGCAGAGATAAGGCAGTAGGTTTCTGCGATGGTCGCCTACATAAAAATCTGAGAAGAAGAATATAACAAGGATCTTTTTCTAAAAAGTAATTCGCTCACGTCACCTTGTTTGTATAAGTGAGAGTATAAGAGTTACTGGCAAGTTATACAGGTTCTTGCCAAAATAAGCGGATGTGCTGAAATAGGAAAACAGACTGGATTTAGGTTCCAGCGGTTAACAACCTTGTGGGTTCGAGTCCCATCATCCGTATTTGAGGTACTGTGATTTATATGTATTGCGCTCTTGGAGCATTAATTATATCGAATCACCTATAGGGTATTAATAAGAATTACAGTGTCTCAATTAAAATTTCTTTCATTTTATATAATCGGTAGCACAGGTCGTCTAAATGGCAGGACATTAGAATGTAGGTTCGAATCCTATCCTGTGTACTTGCTTAGAAATAAGTAAAAACTAAACAAAAACGAGGAAGTATAAGTTATGAAACGGTTAACACTAAATGAACTGAAGCACCGAATGAGTCAAATTACAAAAAAGTGTATTGATCTTCACGGCGGTGGAGAAGAATATTTCAATGAACTAGATGATTTAATCAAAAACGATGAAGATTTTCTAATATCATATCTAACACATATCTCACAATCAAGTGTAAAAAATATCATCATATCAGGTGAAATTGGAGAAAAGATTGCAGCATTGAGATTGAAATATAAATGGTTTTTAAGCGACTGCAGTATTGAGTATATTAATGGCAGTTTAAGAAAGGGTAAACCAATTCAATATTCTAATTGGAAATTGGATTCTTATAAGAATCAGCCATTTATTTTCGTAGATGACAGCTATTATTCTGGTAAAACTTTGAGAATAGTAAGGACATATATTGAAGAAGTACTTGGTGGCTATCTGCAAGGTTCGTATGTTTTCTATGACGGATCAGAAGATAATCTTGACGATGTAGTAAGCCTTTATCGGTATTATGATCATTTTGATAATTAATTTCTAACTGGTGATTTTCTTCACCAACATTTCCAAAATAAAAATTCAATTTTATATAGTTCGATTTCAGCCACTGGCTGTTTATCTTATAAATTTCCCTTATATTATCCTAGTAACTTACTGGGTTTAGATACAGGTTACAATTAAAAATTTATATATATTTCAAAGGAGGTTCTTAAATTGGAGAACAATACTAAAAAACAGAGATTATTTAATCTCCAAGAAACAAAAGGTAACTTTATGATCAAAGGTGTAGTTAAGGGAACTAAGAAAGACAATTTCTACACTGAAAAGCAGACACGAACTGGAAAGGAAATGCGAATTGTAAACTTCGGTCTTGAATATGACGAAGGTCGAGATTTATATATCGGATTTACAGGAATTGAGCAGGAGAAAGTTTACTTCTATAAGAAGCCAGAAGAAAAAGGTAAGAAAGGAACATCACAGCCAGTATCCTGGGCAAACAGATTTAAATTTGCGGAAGATCCGAAGAATGAAGGATTTAGACTTATTGGTAAAAATCTTGGACTTACTAAAGTAACCAATGAAAAAGGTGAACAGGTAAATGATAAAAAGGTACTTACAGATTATGATGCTTGTGCAGAGATTCGTAATAATCTTAAGGACGGAGAAAGTGTTTTTGTAAAAGGTAGCATTTCTTATCGCAGCAATCGTGATGATAAAGGTAACATCAAACGATACAAATCTATGGAACCATCTCAGATTTCTCTTTGTGCCCCATGCGAATTTGATAGTGAAAAATTTAAAGCCCAGAACAATTTCAACCAGGTAATTGTCTTTATGGGAATTGAAAAAGAAGTTGAAAACGACAAAGAAACAGGAAGATATGTTATTTCCGGCAAGGTTGTAACTTATTCAAACATTGAGGATGTTGAATTTATCCTCGATCCTGTTGATGAGAAGCAGAAAAAACTTGCGATGACGTTTAGGAAGAAAGTAAAACCATACTGGGCACTTAAAGTATCCGGTCATGTACAGGCTTCCGTTCAGGTAGAGGAAGTTGTTGAAGATGATGGTTGGGGAGAAGAGGACGAAATGGAAAAGGTTTCTACTCCTGTTAAGCGTGAGTACATTGTGACTGGTGCTGATCCGACTACCATCGAAAAAGATCTGTATTCTAAGGAAGCTATCGAAGAAGCAATGCAGAAGATTAGAAACGCTAATAAAGCTGAGGAAAGCTATGGTAGCGATTCTGATGATAGCGGATGGGGAGATAGTAGCCTCGGAGAAGCTGACGAAGAGGATGAAGAGTGGTAATTGACCACTGGGAGGAATTAAATTTTCTCCCAACATTTGAGAAATATAACAAATCAATTTATATATATAAGGAGCATAATTAAATGGCAAAAGGTAGAAAAGCTAAACAGGCAAAAACAAAATTAAATATGATTATCTATGGAGATACTTTCACAGGTAAGACAACACTTGCATCACAGATTGCATTTTTCAAAAGAGAAGATGGCACTCCATTTAGAGTGTTATATATTGATGCAGAATCTGGTGGACTTGATAGTTACTTAGATAGAATGGAAGCGGCTGGTGTTAATCTTGATAACATTTATATTCTCTATACTCAGTCGCTTACAGAAGTTAGACAGTATATTGCAAAAGTGAAAAATAACGAAGACCTTTATGAACTTGATGACGAAGGAAATGAAACAGATGATATTGTTACAGATGCAGATGGAAAACCATTTAGAGCTGATGCAATTGTAGTAGATGGCACAACAATTCTTAATTTAACAACACAATCTGGATTAGTTGAGTTTTCTAAAAAGCGTAATAAAGTAAAGGCAGATAAAGCAGGATTGCTTGGAGATGAGCGACTTGTTAAAATTGAGGGTGCCGGACTTGAGATAAAAGACTTTAATGTGATAAAGTTTAAAGGGCAGGATCTTATTCTGGACTTAATGTCATCTGGAGTACATTGCATCACAACAGCTAGAGAAAAAGATGAAACAAAAAATGTTAAGACAGATGATGGTCAGTTCCAGTCTGTTGCAACTGGAAGAAAAATTATTGATGGATTTAAAGGTCTTGAGTATAATGCCAATACTGTAATCCGTACTTTCTTTGATAAAGAAACTGGTCAGATTTGTGCAGAGATTCAGAAAGACCGTACAGGAGTACATGACTCCGGCGAAATTGTAGAAGACCCATCATTACTTGATTGGCAAGCTGCACTTGATAAAAATAAAGGTAAGGAAGATTTTATTCTCAAGAATGACTTAACTAAAGCAGTCGAAGTTGAGCAGGATCTATATGCTAAAGAAGTTCTTGGAAAGGTTGGCGATCCTGTTACAGAAGATACAACATCATCCGACACATCCACTTCCACATCACCAACACCAGATGATCTTCGTAAAGAAATCGTATCTATTAAAAATTCTCTTTCTCCAGTCGCAAAAAAATCCCTTAAAGAAAAACTTGAAGCAAAAGGTTTACCAACTGCATACAAGAATGTAAATGATATTTCTGTATTACAGGAAGTTATTGAGACAATGAAAAACTGATTGGATAAATTATGGCACGAGCAAAAAATGATAATTTAGTTAATGAATTTGATAGAGTTTGCCATTGTTGCCAACGCCACATCCATTTTGAAAGAAATAAATCTGTGGAAAATGTGGTATTCTTTGATGGACTTTTTTATCACGAAAAGTGTTTTAAAGAATCTGCAGGATTCCACAGAAAATGTGGTGGCTGCTCAAAAGATATTATCATTGATGATGCAGATCAGGAAGGTATTCTTGTATTTAAAAATAAATATTGGCACGAAGATTGTTTTAGAAAGAAATATTCAGATAAACCAATTTTTATGGAAAATATTCCAGAGTATAAAGAGGATGCGTATGTAAAGATTGTAGGTGTTTTTAATGGAAGAAAAAAGAATATTACAAAGTTAAATGAATATGAGATAGCAGCTGTCAAAGAGGTAGATAGAATCTTTGATGAAAAGCTTGTTAATGATTATATCCGAAAACAGTATGATATTCAGACAGTCCCATGGGATTCTATAGCAGCACTATATGATGGTAGATATGGTGTTAAAATCCCACCAAAACACTTATATGACATGTTTGTGCGTAAACAATCTTATCTGGATAAAATCAATGCACAGAATATTGCTAAAGGTAAGGAGATAACATGTGCATCAAGAGTTAAATACGATTTAAAAGTCTTATATAACAAATATGATTCTTACCTGAAGTTCCTTGAGAAACAGAAAATCTTAGAGGCAGAAGCTCAATCAGATAAAACTGATGAAAAATTAATATTAACAACTGCTCCACAGCCAAAAACAGTTGAAATAAATAATAATAGTGATGACTCCTTGGACGATTTACTAAATGATATTTTTGGATAAGGAGTGGCAGATGGAAGAAATTAATAATGTATGTAATGTACAATCTGAGATTATGTTCGTTGGAGCATTGTATAAATCTCCGGACCTGTATGTTACATATGGCAATTTTATGAGACCTAAATATGACTTTTCTGATGAAGTAGTCTATTTCTTTTATAAATGTCTTGAAACTTATTATCTTAAATTTTCCCAAACAGTTGATGAAACGAAGCTGAATGTATTTATGTCACAGGATGCCGAGCGAATGAGTAATTATAAGAAATATCACGGTTGGAAGACAATTAGTGAATTTATGCGTTTGGCAGATCCGAATGATACTAAGAATTATTTTGATACAGTAAAGAAGTACTCACTTATTAGGGAATACGGAAGAAACGGTTATCCTGTCGATAAGATTCTTGCTCATAAGAATTTTGATAAGATGACAGCCAACGATATCTACAGGGTTATCAGAGCTAAAGCTGATAAAATTCACACTGTAATCAATGCCGGTGAAGAAGCAGTAGAGCTTACAAAAGGTAATGCTGATCAAATTAAAAGGTATTTAAAGAAACCAAACTTTGGACTTCCGTATCCTTGGCCAATGTACAATGAATTCTTTCTTGGAATGCGAGAGGGTAAAACACACTTTGAGGGCTTTATCTCAAATGGTGGTAAATCTCGAAAACTCATTGCGTTAGCAGCATATGTAACTTTGGTACAGCATAAAAATTTTCTTCTTATGTCCAATGAAATGGATGAAGATGATCTTAAAAACTGTATGATTGTTACTGTAATTAACAATAAAGAGTATCAAGAGCTTCATGGTATTAAAATTAAGAAACCAGAACGTGAGATTGTTTTGGGTGCGTACAGAGACAGAAACGGTGAGATAATTCGCAGACATATAGATGAGAACGGTATCTATACAGAGTCAGAAGAAGAGTATATAGAAAGAGTTGAACGTGATTCAGATGAATATCACAAAATCGTTCAAGTAGGAGAATGGATTGATGAGAATACAAAAGGTAAGCTTTTGTACAAAGATGTCCAGGACGATTATTCTATGGAACGTATTGAATTTGAGTTACGTAAGGCGAAGCTTGTAAATGAAGTAACCTATTATGGTTATGATACATTGAAGAACTATCAAGTAGAAGACTGGGCACAGTTAAAGCAGATTGCAACTAAGCTTAAAGAGATCACAAAAGAGCTTAAGATGTTTGGATTTGCAGTATTCCAGTTATCTGATGATAGTAAATTTACAGATGTATTCCAGCTAAGTTCTATGAATATTGCATCTAGTAAAGGTATTAAGCATGTTACTGATACACTTACTCTTGGAAAAATGATTGAGAAGAGTGAATATCACAAATATCAGATGATATGTGACACTCCTGGATGGGGTGATCCTACAATATCTGACTTAGATTTAGGTAAGCAATATTTTGCAATTAAAATTGATAAAAATAGAGCCGGAAGTAAGGACAAGATTATGTTGTTTGAAATTAATCTTGACTATAATACTTGGATAAATATTGGACAGTTGATACAAAGACAAAAATAATTAGTGAGGTGATTGGCAGTGGATGCTAGAGAATTAAAGGAATATATATTAGAAAATAATTATGTGGAACAGATTCTTGATGCGATTCACTGCCATCATATTAAATTTCATGGAGATTATTGGACCTGCGGAAATCCAGACGGTGATAATACCGGTGCAATCGTAATATATAATACGGAAAATTTATCATGTACAAACTATACGAGACGAATGGTTGAAACAGACAGAGCTACTGATATTATTGATTTAGTTTGCTTTTGTGAAAAACTATCATTTCCAGAAGGACTGAAATTTATATGTCAAGAGGTTGGAATTTCTTATTATCATGACTTTGAATCAGATATACCTGAGAGTTTAAAGATATTGAAATTAGTTAATGAAATGTCTACTGAGCAAACTGATGAAAAAGAAGTCCCATTAAAACCAATACCTGCTGAAATACTTGACTACTATAAACCATATGTGAATGACTTATTTTATGAAGATGGGATTAGTTATTCAACTCAGAAAGAATTTCAGATTGGCTATGATACCGAAACAAATAGAATAACAATTCCAATATATTCAGAGATTGGTGATTTAGTCGGAGTGAAGGGTCGATTATTTCAAAAAGAGGTTGATGAATCTGAGTGTAAATATTTGTATTTGGAGAAATGTGCAAAATCAAAAATTCTGTTCGGATTGAATAAAACACTTCCATATATAAAAAGATTAGGAGTCGTTTATGTTATTGAAGCTGAAAAAGGTGTAATGCAGCTATGGTCCTATGGATATAAAAATGCAGTATCTACTGGGGGAAAAAATATTTCAAGACATCAGTTAGATATGCTAATTAGACTTGGCGTTAAGATTGTATTTTGTTTTGATAAAGATGTTGTTTTGGACGATATGCTGAGAATTTCAGATAGATTACCAGATGGTATTCCAGCGTATTATATGTTCGATAAAGACAATAAGCTAACAGGTGAAAAAGAATCTCCATCGGATAATAAAGGTAGATGGGAATACTTATTGGAAAATAATGTATATCCGTTAACAGATAGGATGTGATTGGAAAGTTGAAGTTTAAGTTATATAAAAATTCGGAAAATAAATATAATGACTTAAAGAATATTCGGATTGATTTTCTGAAAAACAGAGATATTGAGAATCCAAAAGAGTATTTATCATTAGATCGCTCCGCAGAGCTTGATTATGGATTACTTGATAATATCGGTGAAGCTGTTGAATTATTCTTAAGTCATTATGATAACAATAATAAAATACAGGTTCTTGTAGACGAAGATGTAGACGGAAACTGTTCTGCAGCGATGATGTATTCATATATTAAAAGATTAAATAAGGATTATCCTGTTGAATATATCCTTCACAAGAGAACAAAAGCACATGGTCTTGAAGGATTAGATGATGATGTAATTGTTGATAAGGATACAAAGTTACTGATTGTTCCGGATGCAGGTACTAATGATGTAGAATCATGTAAAACATTAAAAGGTCGTGGAGTTGATGTTCTAATCTTAGATCATCATGAACAAGCAAAAGATAAAGAAGGAAATTTAATAGACAATCCGTATGCATTAATCGTAAATAATCAAATGAGTGAGTTTTATACAAATAAAAACTTCTGCGGAGCCGGAATTGTATACAAATTCTTAAAGGCATTAGATGATTTTCTATGGTGCGAATATGCAGATGATTTTATTGATTTGGTTGCTTTAGCAAATATTTCAGATGTAATGGATATGCGCTCACCTGAAACAAAATATCTTGTAGAGGTTGGACTGCGTAATATAAATAATAAATTCTTTCAAGCACTTATTAAAGCACAAGATTATAGTATGGGTGGGATTGCGAACATTCATAATATTCAATTTTATGTCACTCCGGTTTTGAACGGCTGTACTCGTTACGGTTCACCAGAAGAAAAAGAACTTATGTTTAAAGCTTTCATTGAACAGGATGCCTGGTTTGAATATAAGAAACGTGCTACAAAAGATAAACCTGCAGAAGTTATCCAAGAAAGTATTTATGATAGAGCTGCACGACTTGCAAAGAATGCAAAAGCAAGACAGGATAAGAGCCGTGAAAAAAGTGTACAGATGATATTTGATCAGATTGGAGAGAATCCTACTGACAAAGTAATCATGTGTGATGTATCAGAAATCCTTGACGGTGGAATGACAGGAGTATGTGCAATCAAAGTAGCTGAGAAATATAATAGACCATGTTTGTTGTTAAAAAAGTATTATGATTATAAAACAAATACTCTTGTATTTGGTGGCAGTGGACGAAATATAAACCATAGTCCTATTGAAAGTTTCAGAGATCTTGTAGAGTCTAACAATCAATTCAATTTTGCCCAGGGGCACAAATCAGCATTTGGTATTGAAATCCCAGTTAATAATGTAGAAAAAGCTAAAGAAATATTCAATGATGAATTAAAAGATGAAGATTTCACTAAAGTCTATTTATGTGATTTTATCATTCCAGAGTACGATGTAGATGAAAGCATCATTTATGAGATGACAAAATTTACAGACTTGATTGGACAAGGCATTGAAGAACCAATGATTGCTATTACAGATATTGAAGTAAATAGAGACGATATTACCATTCAGGGTAAGAATGAAGATTCTTATTGCTTCAAAATTGGTGAAATTAAATTTGTACAGTTTAAATGTAAAGATGATAATTATGTTATGGATTGGCTTAAAAATTCATTTGATAATGTCGCAAAAATCAATATTGTTGGAAATCCATGTATTAGCGAATACCAAGGAATTAAAACATTACAGTTTATTATTGATGATGTAGATGTTTTAAGTACTTCTTTCGAAGATATAGAAGATAACGATGAAGACGAAGATGAAAGTTGGTGATTAGGTGTACAGTTCGTTACATAACCATGATTACTATTCATTGCTTGACGGTTATGGAAGTCCTAAAGAAATGCTGGATAGAGCAAAAGAACTTGGATTAAAAGCATATGCAACAACAAATCATGGTAATGCTTACAGTTTTATTTACTATGACTTATTAAAGAAAGAATATCCAGATATTAAGTTGATTTTTGGAACTGAGTTATATGAATGTAATGATATTACAGTAAAAGACAAAGATAATAAATATTTTCATTTAATATGTCTTGTTCGAAATGAACAAGGACGTAAAGACTTAAATAAGGTAATTACAAAAAGTAATTTTGAGGGATTCTACTTTAAGCCAAGATGTACAATTGAGGATCTAAAGCCATACGCTGAAAACTTTGTTATTTCATCAGCATGTTTAGCAAGTAAAATTGCCAGAGAAGAAGATTTTAATAAGTGCATTGAGTATATAAACGAATACAAAGAAGCATTTCCGTATTTCTATCTTGAGATGCAATCGCATCAGCATCAGGATCAATGTCTATATAATCAGAAAATCTTAGAACTATCAAAAATCACAAATACACCATTCATTATCACAACTGATAGCCATGCTCCAAAGAAAGAAGATTTATACTATCAGGACAAATTAATTCAGATTGGTCGAAAAAGTACCAATAATGATAAGAATGCAATCGAGAATAGTGAAATTTATGAAGGTTGCTATATGCAATCGGAAGAAGAAATCCATGAGTGCATGGATTCACAGATTGGTTATGAGAACGTATGTATAGGACTGGATAATACAAACAAAGTATCAGATTTAATTGGCAATGTTAATATGCCGTTTCAGTCTCCACAGCTACCTACATTCCCATTACCAAATGGGTTTAATGATAATAATGAATTCCTGTGGCATCTGATTAAAGAAGGATGGAAAGATAGAGGTTACGATAAGTTGTCTGAGAAAGAGCAGCAGATAAGAAGAGACAGACTTAACTATGAAATGAAGATTATTCATGAAATGGGATTTGATGGATATTTCTTATTTGTATGGGACTTTATCAATGCTGCTCAAAAACTTGGAATTGAAATTGGCCGCGGAAGAGGATCTGCCGCTGGTTCTTTAGTTTGTTACTGTTGTCACATTACAGATATTGATCCTATTAAATATGGTTTAATTTTTGAGCGTTTCTTAAATCCTGAACGAGTTGGATTACCTGATATTGACACTGACGTAGGAGATAGAGATGCGATTATTAAATACCTTGTAGATAAATATGGGGAAGACAGGGTATGTCAGATTATCAACTATTCTTACATCACTCCTACAGTAGCAATTACAGATGTAGGTAAGATTCTAGGATTTCCATATAACCAGATGCAGAAATTATCTCAAAAATTCACATTTGACAAATGGGATGACTGCATAAAAGTAAATCCAACTCTTATAAATGATAACCCACAGTACGCTGATTTGTTTGATATTGCTTCACATTTAAGCGGAAGAGTTAAAACAGTATCAATCCATGCCGGTGGAGTTGGAATTGTTGATACATCAATAAATGACTATATGCCAATGAAAATTGGTACAAAGGGTGAACATGTAATTCAAGTAGATAAACACTATATTGAAGACATTGGAATCATTAAATTTGATCTCTTAGGTGTTGCAACACTTAACATTATTAAAGAGATTAAGGATGATTTGCATTTGGACCCATGGGATTACGACATTAATAACCCTAAATTTGAAAATGATAGACCAACATACGAATTATTAGCAAGTGGAAAAACGAATGGTGTATTCCAGGTTGAATCTGCAGGAATGAAAGACCTCTTGATTCGACTAAAACCGAAATTGGAGCAATTAGATTTTGAGGTTATTTCGGTTATCTTAGCTCTCTATAGACCAGATAGTATGGGAGCACTTGATGAGTATGTTGAAATGGCTATCGGTGGAAGTAGACCTCCATCAATTCATCCGGACATGGATGAAATATTAAAAGACACAAACTACTGTATGATTTACCAGGAGCAGTTACTTGATATTGTTAAGAAATTTGGTGGCAGAACATATGGTGGTGCGGATCTATTCAGGAAAGCAATCGGAAAAAAGCTTCCTGAATTAGTAAAAAAACAATCAGAAATTCTTCGTAATGAAATTGTAGCAAATGGTTACTCAAAAGATATAGCAGATAAGATTGCAGATGAGTTATCTCAGAAGGGCGGGTACCTTTTTAACAAATCTCATTCTTATAGTTATGCTGTACTTTGTTTCGAGACAGCTTGGTTCAAAGCACATTACCCAACATATTTCTTTAAAGCATTGTTTAATCAGAATAAAGATAAAGCAGGTGCCATTAACAAATATATCCTAGATGCAAGATATTTTAATGTAGAAGTAAGTCCACCAAATATTAATTTATCTGGAATGAATTTTACAGTACATGATAACAAAGTATTATTTGGATTATCAGCCATTAGTGGAATTGGAGAATCATTATCTGCTCAGATTATAGAAGAAAGAGATAAAAATGGTAAATTTAAATCATTTGAAGACTTAATCTCAAGAATTCCGTTAAGTAAATCAGCTGTTATGGCATTAATTAAGTCTGGAGCAATTCCATGTAAGAATAAAAAGAAAAAACTGATTTCTTATTTAAAGTCACAATATCAAGCATTGAAGTTTTCGAAAGTACAGTCTTTGCCAACATATAAAAAACTTGAAGAAGAGTGGCATGTTGATTTATCAAAATATGAGATCCTAGGCACAGGAAAAAGAGTTAAGTACGATAAAGAAAAACTTTTAGAAGAATATAACAGATTAAAGGAAGAAGACTTTAATCAAAAACAGGAAATCAGATACCAGAAATATATAGAGGAAAATAATAAATACCTTGAAGATGAACAGTTTTGGGAATTCCAAACATTACAGGTATTTATTAATGATAATCCATTTGATGCAGCTTATACATTTTTAGTTCCATTTGAAGATGTTGAAAATGGTGACAAATGTACGATTGTTGGAATTATTGCAAAGGTGCAAAAGAAGAAAGATAAAAATGGCAAACAGTTTGCATATATTAATATCTATTCAAGCTTTGGGCTTGTAGAAGGTATTGTATGGCATTCAACATTAAAAGAATTTGAAGATCTGATAAAGAAAGGTCAACAAGTAGCAATCCTTTGCAAAAAGGATAGTGAAGAAAAAGTAATTGTAGAAAAAATCAAGCCATATAGCGAATGGATAAAATATGTTAGAAAGAAAGGGGCAAAAGTATAATGAGTTATTCAGAACAAATTAGTAATGATGATCAGCAGTTTGAATTTACAGCCAGAATTTCATATGAACGCTTCTACAGTGAAAATACATCTTGGGGAGTTTATTCATTCAATACAACTGATCAGCTTCCTAATTGTCAGAAGATAACTGCTCATAAGGACTTATTTGGAGATGAGCATGGTGATACTTTTGTCGGAACTCTAGCAGGACGAATGCAACAACTGTGTATTGGATCAGAATATAAGATTACTGCAACATATAAGAATGATAAAAAATATGGAGCACAGTATGTACCAATCACAGTTTATGCATTAGCTCCACAGACTGTAGAAGATTCTAAGATTTTCCTTAAATCACTTATTCCAGAAAGTGTGGCAGATTCATTACTTACTGTATATCCAAATGTTGTAAATGATGTAGCTGATGGTAAATTGGATACAATTGATTTTTCAAAAGTTAAAGGTGTTCGTGAGAAAACTTGGAAGAAGATAAAAGACAAGATCATTGATAACTATCTTATATCAGACATTATCACGTTATTAAAACCATTAGGTGTTACATTCACAATGATTAAAAACCTTCTTAGTAACGAACCAAACCCTGGATTATTAAAACAGAAGATTGAAAACAATCCATATTATTTATGTTCTATGAAAGGGTTTGGTTTTAAGAAGGTAGATAAATTGGCACTTAAATTAAAACCTGAACTTCTTGAATCCAGAGAAAGATGTATTGCTTTTATTTCTTATTATCTTACAGAGATTGGCGAGAATGAAGGACACACTTGGTGCAGTGTAGATATTTTGAAAGCTGCAGTTGAAGATTCAGCTCCAGAGTGTATAGATGTATTTGATGGAGTCCTTGAAAATAATTCGTTCTTACACCAGTATGAAAATAGAATCGGACTCAAGCTATATTACAACCTTGAGATGAAGATTTTATCTATCATTCAAGAAAGATTGAACAAATCGTCACCAGTGCCTATAGAAAACGATGAAATAGAGGCAGGAATCGCTAAAGCGGAACAGGAGCAAGGATTTACTTATACCGATGAGCAAAAGGCAATTATACGCTCTATACTAACGCAGAGTATAAGCTTCGTTACAGGAAAAGCCGGTACCGGTAAAAGTTCAATTTTACGTGGAATTATTCGTGCGTATTCTCTGGCAAATCATAATATTTCAGCCTGTGCATTATCAGCAATGGCAGCGCAACGTATTACAGAAGCTACAGATTATCCTGCAATGACGATTCATAGAACACTAGGATGTCATGGTCCAAATAAGTTTGATTATAATAAGGACTGCAAACTTATATCTCCAGTAGTATTAATGGATGAAGCTTCTATGGTAAATGTGCAAATCTTCTTAGCATGGCTTGAAGCTATAGATGATAATACAAAAATCATAATCTGTGGAGACTATAAACAGTTACCGCCAATTGGATTTGGAAATATATTCTCTGATCTGATTCATTGTCTACCAAAAGAAAATATCAACGAACTTACAAAAGTTATGCGTCAAGCAGAAAAATCTGGAATTCTTACCGATGCAAATCTCATTCGAGATAATAAAAATCCCATTACAGAAGTTCTTACGTCAAAAAAATTGGTTCATGGTGAATTGCAGGATATGTATTACATGTTCAGAGATACAAGAGACTCACTTCACCAGCTTGCATTAAAAATGTTCTTTTCAGCGGTCGAATCAGATGGTGTTGACAATGTTGGTATTGCAGTACCTCGTAGAGAAGGATGCTTAAACAGTGCTTATGAGTTAAATAAAGATATTGCAGAAGTGCTTCTTAAAGATGAAAAGAAGTCAATTTCATTTGGTGAAAAAGAATTTAAGCTTGGTTGTAAAGTTGTCCAGACTGTAAACGATTATGATCGAAATGTCTTTAATGGTGAAATCGGATATATCACATTTATTGGAGAAGACATGAGTGGTAAAAAACCAGTGACTTATTGCGAAGTTACTTATCAGTCATTCGGACCTAAAATAGAAAAAGACGTTGGATTAGTTTTTGATGAAGATAACAATATAGTTTATGAGAAACAAGATAAAGTGATCAGATACGAAGGAAGTGAACTTACAGATTTAGATATGGCTTATGCTTTAACAACTCATAAGATGCAAGGATCTTCCAGGAAAACAGTTATCTGCGTAATTGATAATACTCATTATAAATTATTGGACAACTGTATGTTATATACAATGCTTACAAGAGCAAAGAAAAGATGTTTATTATGTGCTGAACCACAGGCATTCTACAAATGTCTAAATACAAGTAATAATGCAAGAAATACGTGGTTAAGCACAATTAAAAGAAAGGGGAAATAATATGATAGAACTTATTAATGATATTTCTCAGATTATGAAGAAGTATGGTAGAGAATATAAAATCAAAATTGATCCAACAACTATTAATGTTTATATTCCTATTTCAGAGCTTTTAGAAGGATTTCCATTAAAAGGAGAATATATAAAAATTGTTTATGATAGTCTGATTGAAAATTGCTACATTGATCTTAAACAGTTAAATAAAATCAAAAAGTTTATAAAGAAAAATGAGTATGAATATATTGGTTTATTTTTTGAAGATATTGAACCTGCAATTGAGGTTATGAAATATCTTAACAAAAATTCTAAAGCAATTAATGAGCTTCTTTATACATCAATCGACTTACAAGAGGGTGGTGATTGATTAAATGTATATCAAAGATAAGACTCTTGTAGACGATAATAACGTTATACATAGAATCGGTGACTGCTGTGTTTTTATCATGGATGATAATTACAAAAGTAACATTGCAGGATGTATTGCAGATATCGGTTTTTGTAATAACTGCATTTCGGTTGAAGAAGTAAGTAGCAGTGGACAGTTAACATTACTGTTCACTGAACATATAAAAGTAATTGGAAGATTGGAGGATTAATTATTGGAACAAGTAATTGAACTATTTAAAAAGATTCAGAACACCTCTGGATTAAACGAAAAGCAACGTATTCTAAGAGAGAATAGGGATAATGAGCTTTTCAAAAAGTGTTTAGTATTCTTACTGGACGGTAATATCGTTACAGGAATCAGCACAAAAAAGATGAACAGAATGACCATCTCGAAGGCTGCAAATTTTACTACTTTCGATTTAAAGAGTTTTTCTGATGTTATTAACTATCTCAAAACCCATAATACAGGTACTGATATTGATGTTGCGACCGTTAGAAAATTTATCTGTAACAATTCTAAATCTGAAGCTGAATGTCAGTTTTATGAAGAAATGGTAACTAAAAAATTCAAACTCGGAGCTGGAGTTAAGCTTGTTAATCAAATTATTCCAGGACTTATTTCTACGTTTGAAATACAAAACGGCAAACCACTCAAAGAATGTAAAATAAAAAAAGGTGAAATATTTTACATTTCAAGAAAGATGAATGGATTACGTGGACCATATGATGGTACTGGTTTTAAGAGTAGACAGAATAAAGAGTTAAATGGGCTTGGACATATTATTAAAGATATCGAAGCTCTTGGATACAAGGATTATTTTCTTGATGGAGAACTTCTCTATAAGAACCCTGAGATGTTATGCGATGATGATACCTTTAAAAAAGGAACAGGAATTGTAAATAGTAACATTGAAGACAAAACAGATATTAAACTGGTGGTGTTTGATATTTTACCTATTGAAGAATTCCGCACACATAATACAAAAACTCCATATAGTGTACGTTTTGAACAACTTAATGAACTTGAAAGAAAAATTAAAGAATATGGCACTGATAATATCGAAGTTGTTCCAAGAGTATATCATGGCACAGATCAGAGTAAAATTCAAGAGTGGCTTGAATACGCAGAGAATAATGATTGGGAAGGATGTATGTTGAACTTAGATGTCCCATATCAGTTCTGTAGAACGAATAAACTCATTAAGGTAAAGCAATTCCATACATGCGATATTTTCTGTACTGGAGTAAAAGAGGGAGAAGGAAGAGATAAAGGTAAAGTTGGATCGATTGTTTGCAGCTACAAGGGGTATGAGGTATCAGCCGGTAGTGGACTAACGGAAGATTTAAAAGTTAAATTTTGGAATCATCCGGAAGAAGTTATTGGAAAAATTGTAACTATTCAATATAAAACAGTGTCTACAAATAAAAATGATGACAATCTATCTTTACAGTTTCCTAAATTTGTATGTGTTCGATATGATAAAAACGAAGAATCTTACGAGGATTAATCTATGGAAAAACTAACAGTATATCTCGCTGGTGCATGTAGAGGAATGCATGACGGTGGTAAAGAATGGCGATTAAAAGCTGAGAATATTTTCAAAAATATTTCAGAAGCTAAAGATGTAACTATTAAAGTAATCAATCCAACACGTTATTTTGATCGTGATGGTGGCAATGCAATCACTAATAAACAAGTAAAACAATTCTATTTATCACGTATTCGAAAATGTGATTTAATCCTTGTAAATTTGGAACATACAAACACTTCTATTGGAACAGCTCAAGAACTGCAATTCGCAGTAGATAACCACATTCCCATTATTGGATTCAACGATTATGACAGTTATGAATGGCTGCCAGAAGATTGTGATGTTATTTTCAAAGGTATTAATGAAGCGATTGATTATATTAATGATTTTTATTTAGAGTAAAGGAGTGACAAAATGCCTAATGTTGTTAAACGAGACGGAACAAAAGAACCGTTTAATAAAGAAAAAATTGAAAATGCAATTCTGAAAGCAATGAAAAATGGTTCTGGAATTGTAAAGCCTATTATTGCTAGAAATATTGCTGATGAAATTGAGGAAGGATGTTCTGATCTCAAGTCAGTAGAAATTCCGGCAATTGAATTAATGATTTATGAAAAATTAATTGCGAAGAAACAGAAACTTACGGCAAGAGCTTATGAGGGTTATAGAAGTGTCAGAGAGTTTCAGAGAAAAATTGTAAACAGCACAGATAAAGAAATCATTGAATTAATTGATGGAAATAATGAATATTGGAAAGGTGAAAACGCAAATAAAAATCCAATCTTAAATACTACCATTAGAGACTATATGGCTGGAATTACCAGCACTGATGCTGTAAGAAGATATTTACTTTCTCCAGAAATTGTACAGGCACATGATGAAGGAATTTTACATTTTCACGATGCAGATTACTTTATCCAACATATGCACAATTGCGATTTGATTAATCTTGAAGATATGCTTCAGAATGGCACTGTTATCAGTGAAACACTTATTGAATCACCTCATAGTTTTTCAACAGCATGTACAGTAACTACTCAAATTATTGCGCAGGTTGCATCAAGTCAGTATGGTGGACAAAGTATTTCACTCGCTCACTTAGCACCATTTGTAGATATTAGTAGAAAAAAAATTAGAAAAGAAGTTATTGAAGATCTTTGTTTATTAAAACCAAATGGACAAATTCCGCAAAATATTATTGATGAAATTGTCAAAAGAAGACTTTCTAAAGAAATTACGAAAGGCATTCAGACAATTCAATACCAGTTAACTACACTTATGACAACAAATGGACAGGCTCCTTTTATAACAATATTTATGTATTTAAATGAAGCTAAAAATGAAGACGAGAAAAAGGATCTTGCATTACTAATTGAAGAAATGCTTATCCAAAGAAAACAAGGTGTAAAAAATGAAGATGGAGTATTTATTGCACCAGCTTTTCCAAAACTCATTTATGTTACTGAAAAAGATAATATTACAGAAAATACACCATATTGGTATTTAACACAGCTTGCAGCAGAGTGTTCGGCAAAACGACTTGTACCAGATTATATTTCAGAAAAAATTATGTTGGAATTAAAGGAAGATGTGTATACGTGTATGGGATGCAGATCTTTCTTAACTCCGGATCGATTTACTGATTCTGGTATTGGTAATATTGCAAATGCAAAAAATTATGAACCTGGAAAACATAAATATTATGGGCGTTTTAATCAAGGTGTTGTAACTATTTCACTTCCCGATATTGCATTTTCTTCCGAAGGTGATTTTGATAAATTCTGGGAATTATTTGAAGAAAGAACGGAATTATGTCACAAAGCTTTGAGAGCAAGACATGATAGATTGTGCGGTACACTTTCCGATGTTGCTCCAATCTTATGGCAGTATGGTGCACTTGCAAGACTTGGTAAACATGAAAAAATTGACAAACTTCTTTATGATGGATACTCCACTATTTCCCTCGGATACGCAGGACTTTACGAATGTGTAAAATATATGACTGGGAAATCACACTCCGATGAGGGACCAGGGGAAGAATTTGGTTTAAAAGTTATGCAACGTCTCAATGATAAATGTGCCCAGTGGAAAGCTGCTGAAAATATTGATTACAGTCTATATGGCACACCACTGGAATCTACCACATATAAATTTGCTAAGAGTCTAAAGAATAGATTTGGAAATAATATTTTCATCAAATTAGATGGGTTTGACAGAAATTATATTACTAATAGTTATCATATTCCAGTTTTTGAGCCAATTGATGCTTTTGAAAAGCTTAGAATTGAATCAAAATTCCAGAAACTATCTCCAGGTGGAGCCATCAGTTATATTGAAACGCCAAGCATGATCAGAAATGTTCCTGCATTACTCGAAGTAATAAAATACATGTATGAAAATATTATGTACGCTGAAATTAATACAAAAAGTTGTTATTGTGAGAAATGCGGATACGATGGCGATATTCCACTTGTTGATGAAGACGGAAAACTAAAATGGAAGTGTCCTAGTTGTGGAAATGACGATAATACAACGATGGATATTGCATTTAGAGTCTGCGGATATATTGGAACTGCAAAAAATGGTGGAAACCAAGGTCGATATGGTGATATCCACGATAGAGTATATCATCTTGATGATTTTGAGTGCGTGGAGGACAAGTAATGAACTATGCGCAAATAAGATATATGGATATCTCAAACGGAGAGGGCATTGGCGTTTCCCTCTTCGTACAAGGATGTAAATTTTATTGCTACAAATGTTTTAACCAAGAAACCTGGGATATAAACGGTGGAAAACCATTTACAGACAAAACGCAAAAATTGTTCTTTGATTTAATTGATCATCCATACATTACCAGAATAAGTTTTCTTGGTGGTTCTCCACTTATAGATGAAAATGTTATTACAATAAACAATCTTATATGTCAAATTAAAGATGTATTCCCAGATAAAAAAATATGGTTATATACAGGTTTTCTTTACGAAGATATCGTGAATGCCAAAATAACCTCAGATTTAAAAGATAAAGAGAATTTACTTAAATTTTTCAGAAGACAAGCAGTTTCAAATTGCGATGTAATTGTAGACGGTCCATACATTGATTCCTTAAAGGATATTAACTTAAGATTTCGTGGAAGTAGTAATCAGAGAGTGATCGATGTTCAGAAATCGCTAAAAGAAAACAAAGTAGTTTTATGGGAGTCTTAACCGGCTCCCTTACATGGAGGAAATCAAGATGAATATTAATGACATTCATGACAAATATATTGTTCATAATAAGATGGATTTTAATAAGCTGCGAAATAATGGCTTTAAGATTTATGGTGACCACGCATACTTTAACAAATTCGTATACAAAGACATTGATAGATTAACAGTTGATATTGATTTATCAGATAACACATATACACTTACAGTTACAGATATGGATCATGATGAGATTTATTTTCCTATTTATAACTGGGATTGCGGTAAGAATTATGAGTTAGAGGAAGTTACTGAAAATGTCATTAATACACTTGATTCCCTCTGTACTCAAAAAATCTTGTGGAATACAGAAAAGAAAAGGAAGAAAAAACATGTACAGCACAATAAATAAAGGTGACATTGTTTACTATGCCAGGATTCAGAAAAAGAATGGTACATATGATCTATGTGAGTTAAAAGTTCGTACTGTTGAAGAGGATTATTTTTGTGGAGTTGATAAAAAGGACAGACATGTTTATCTATTTGGATACAATGCTCTTGGCGATTATGTATTCCAAACTCGCAAGGAAGCATTAGATACACTTCATGCTGCAGAAAAAAATAAAGTAGAAGTAAGTGAAGAAACTTACTACGAAGAATATTGAGGTGAATACCTATGAGTTATTTAACACAGCATTTTAAAGGTAAGTACAGAATTGTACCAGAACTATCACCAGAAACTCATGATGTACCAAGAGAAGAAGATGGGACTGTTGATAAAAGTTATGATGACTTATATATCAAATGTCAATTTGGCAATAAGATTTATTATTATGGTAGAGGTACTTTTGTAGCTTATATTCCAAGCATTATTCGTGGAAAGAATATTTTAAAGAAAATGGATGAAACAAATACTCCATATTCAGATCCACATATATATGATAGTGAAGTAGAGTTTAAATTCAAAACTGCAGATATGGATGCAGTTGCAAATCTATTAAAAGCATCATCATTCGGTGCAGATATCACACCTTATAGTCTAAAAAATTTCCCAAAAGCAGACATTACAATACCAACGGACAAAATGGATGAATATAAGAAAATAATCGCTCTTGTTCAGAAAGAGGATTTATTAACTTTCTCAAGATTTACACAGTCATTTTTATCCGATGTTCTTGCAAAAAAGCTAGGTCGTAGAAATAAACCATTTGATTATAAATCTGATATGAAAAAGTTGATGATGGCACGTCAAACTAAAGAGTATATCTATACAAAAAATATGTGGGATGAATATTTGAAATATTTAGAAGAAAAAATTAAAGATTTATATAAAGAGAAGGAGAAATAAAATATGGAAGAAGTTAAAACAGATACTGTAAATTTTAGTCTTAATCTTGCTGATTGCAGTCCAGCAGTGGCAAATGTTGTTATGCAAACACTTCAGAAGACATTCGATAATCTGCAGAAAGTTATTGAGACAGATAAAGAAGAGCAAAAGAAGAAAGAAACTAAGAATCACTGGAAACCGATTACTAGTGAAAAATATTTTTTTACTTATAGTGATGGAGATGTCGATTCTGTTATTTGGACTGAAAATAAAGCAGATAAAGGACGCTATGGTCTTCGAAATGTTTTTAGAACCAAAGAAAACGCAGAATTTGAGGTAGAGCGTAGAAAAATCATTACAGAACTTCAGAACTATGCAGATGATCATAATGGCGAAATCTCCAATCTATCAGACGCATTCTGGATTGCATTCGATGAAAATGATATGTCAATTACTGTTGAAACGGATTCATATTTACCACCAGTTGGTGCTGTATTATTTTCTGATGCAGACACAGCTTACGATGCAATTGAAGCTATTGGTGAGGACAGAATTATTAAATATATGTTTGGAATTGATCCAGATAAAGAATTTCACTGTAATGGTGATTGCGAATGTTGTGATGAATATAATCCATGGGACGATGATGAGGAGGATGAAGACTAATGAAAAGAGTAGCAAAATTTGAGAAAGTAAGCTATGAACAGTTTGAGAAAGATTATTTAGATACATTTGGTCTTGCAGGTGATGATACATCTAAGAGACTTAGACAGGAAATTGAAAGTATGTATTATGGACTGGAATTACCTACAAGAGCTACCAAGTTTAGTGCAGGTTATGACGTACATACACCATTTCCATTTACACTCAAGCCAGGAGAAGTAATCAAAATTCCAACAGGTATCAAATGTCACATGAACACAGATTATGTTCTTGTGCTCTGTCCCAGAAGTGGTCTTGGATTCAAATATCAGGCTGCACTGTCAAATACATTAGGTATTATAGACTGCGATTTTATTAATTCAGATAATGAGGGTCACATTTTTATTAAACTTGTAAATCGTGGAGATAAAGAATTCTCAGTAACAAGCAATGCAGCTATTGTCCAGGGAATTTTCCTTGAATATGGAATTACAGAAGATGATCACGTAGAAGCAACACGTAATGGTGGTTTCGGCTCAACTGATAAAAAGGAGTAACAAATGGACACATTTTATTATTGTGCATTAGACGAAAATTCTAAAACATGTCCAAAACAGAACATTTGCAAAAGGTACACTCATAAAAAGGGTGTACCTACTTCTGAAGATGCGAATGCAAAATTATATAACATTTGCAATGATAATTATGGATATAAATTGTTTTTAGAAGATGAAGATATAGTAAATAAAGAAGTGAAAGAAGATGAAAATAATGAAAATCAAACTGAACACACTGAATGATGCTAATAGTCTCGTAAAAACTATTGATAAATACGATTATGACATTGACGCTGTATGTGGCAGATATGTTATTGATGCAAAATCTATTATGGGATTATTGTCTCTTGGAATTCCAAAAGAAATTTTTATTGTAATCCACACTAATAATAAAGATGTAATTTCTAAATTTGAAGAAGATATTTTTAAGTGGAAAGTTGAGGAATAAAACATGGAATACGAATACGGATTAATGACAAAAGCCGATAAATATCTTGTAGAATCTATCTATAATATCCTTCAAAATGGTATTAAAGATGAAAATCCTAGACCAAAATATGAGGATGGAACTCCTGCACATACCTATTTTGTGACACATCAAATGCGTCAATATGACCTCTCAAAAGGTGAATTTCCAATCTGTACTTTACGTCCAATTGCATGGAAAAGTGCAATCAAAGAGATGTTTTGGATCTTCCAAAAAGAGTCAAATGACCTCAAGCTTTTGAATGAAATGGGCGTGTCATATTGGAATTTATGGGATATTGGAGACGGTACAAATGGATATAGATATGGTCATACAGTGCATCGTTATGATCTGTTTAGAAAGCGTGTTTTAGATGATATCAAAAACAACCCATATGGACGTTATCATATCTGTAATCTCTGGCAAGAAGAGGAATTTAAAGATGAACCAAACGGATTAAAACCATGTGCTTATGAGACCATCTGGACAGTACGTGGAGAGTATTTAGACCTATTTTTGAATCAGAGATCAGGTGACTTATTAGCTGCAAGCGGTGGAGGTGGAATTAATGAAACCCAGTACGCTGCACTGCTCATGATGGTAGCTAGACACACTGGATATAAACCTGGAAAATTTACTCATTTCGTGGCAAATGAACAGGTATACGACCTCCATATTGACCAGGCAAAAGAACTAATTCATCGCGCAAATGAACGTCATTTAGTCACTTTTGAGGCGTTAAAAAATGGTGAAATTGATAAAAATTTGATGCCAAAATTGGTATTAAATCCAGAAAAAAATAACTTTTACGACATGACAATTGACGACTTTTCTATGGAAAATTATAAGCCAATGAAGCCACAATTGACACTACCATTGGGTATTTAAGGAGAGAAAATTTATGTTATCAGCAATCGTTTGTATGGATAATTTTGGTGGAATTGGTAAGAATGGTGACTTACTTTATAGGATTCCAGATGATTTAAAAAGATTTAAAGAGATTACAATTGGGCATTCTGTTATCATGGGAAGAAAAACATGGAACAGTATTGGCAATAAACCATTTAAAAGTAGGAACAATATTGTTCTGTCTACGACACTTAATTATGCAGTAGAGCCAATCAATGAAGAAGATGGATATGCTACAGATGTTAATGTGTTAAAAAAAATGACAAAAGAAGAAATAAAATTTATAGCTGAAATGCCGACTAAGTATTTTGCGATTGGTGGAGAAAGTATCTATAAAATGTTCTTACCCCATTGCGAGAAAGTTTATGCAACAATCGTTAATTTAGGCGATAGATGTATCTCAACTGCGGATGTATTTTTCCCAATTGAATACCTTTTAAACAATTTTGATGAGATTGAATCTATAGATAAGACATACGGTAATTTATCATATAGTTTCAAAACATTTGTTAGAAAAAAGAATTGTAACACTGTATCCAATGCCTATTCTGATCCTGTTTTTGGTCACGATGCAGTTAAAAATCCATCACATTATACAGGAAAAAAATATGAAGTAATTAATTTCATTGAAGATAGGGGACTTGGCTACTGCCTTGGAAATGTTGCTAAATATATCTGTAGAGCAGGAAAAAAATATCCTGGAGATTCACAGAAAGAATTACAAGACCTAAATAAAGCTAAGTGGTACCTTGAAAGAAGACTTACAGAAGATAATACAGTGGATGTTGAAGATCAAAAATTTAAGATTGATGTTAATGATTTTATTGAAGATCAGGAACTTAATTATAACCGTGGTGAAATTATCAGATGTATCTCAACATGGTGTGCAGATAATGTTGAGGTCAATTTAAAAATATCATTAGCATTACTTGATTCAGAAATTCACAGAATGGAGGATGGAGCTGCATGATTACACTTGGTATTGGAACATTTATTTGCATTATAGGCTGCACATTCGTAGTTGGTGGAGTAGTTGGACTTATTCTTACAGCTTGTCTTACTGCCGGAAGAAATAAAGATGATGATATTGATCAATATCCGTAATATATTAAGCAAAATAAGTAAAATATTGCGAAATTGGGACTCGAACTATTGCAAGAAATATATAAATCTCGTATAATGACTTCAAGGTCAGAAATACTATGTTCGAGGGCAATAAACTTTAGCGTAAAATGGGGCAAATTTTTTAGCCTGAAACATCAAACAAAATAGTTTACTTACAAGGAACTTATAAGAACAAGAACATAGAAAATGACCTTTGATATTTTTATCCAAGGTCATTTTTTTGTGCAATTTGACGAAAGTACCAAAAAATAGCCCAAAATAGCTAAAAATCGCGATTTTTCCAAAAATCGGCTTTCTAGAAGTCAATAAAAATAAGGGATTTAAGTGGGTCATTTTCCCGATAAAATTGTGATTTTATTGTAGTCAAGTTAACATGCACAAAAGAGGAAAATATTGCGTCAGAGCAAAATTTGACCAGAATAAAAGAATAAAATTTTTGCCTCAAAAAACGCTAAAAGTGATTGCCTCTCGACATAGTATTTTTAACCTCGTTTTTAGGAAGTATTTTTAGGAAAATCCGCAAACCATTGATTTTACTGGGATTGCGACTGTTTTACTTTTCCTAAAAACGAAATGCTAAAAATGAAAATAACCCTAAAAATGCGTTTTTAGGAAAAAATCATTCGTTTTTAGCAAAAAAATAGCCGTTTTTAGGAAAAACCATTTCAAAAATAGGGGGTAAAATAATGCGGAATAAAAATTCAAAAGTAGCTGCAACAAAATTATATTTATGCAAATGTGATGGCGTATGCATAACCTACAGCAAGATTCAATATGCCTATGCAATGAAACTAGAAAAAGATCAAAGCATAATCAGTATACGAGTAAATGTAGACCTTGATGGATATAAGGATGATAAATATCCAGAAAGAACTTACACATCAGACTTTGTATGCGTAAAAGATACAGGTGACCTAATGGTCCGTGAATGTATAGAAAGAAAACTATTACAAAAACCGATGACTATTAGATTACTAGACGGTTCCAGAGAGTACTGGAAGACGCATGGTGTGTCAGATTGGGGGATTGTTATTGATGAAGAATAAATTGTATAAATACAAAGATACAATAGTAAGAGTTTTAAAAGAATCTGATCAATCAGTTTTTATTATTGATTGCTTAAAAACCAAAATGCCGTATACAGTGCATAAAATGGATTTTAAGGACGCTATTTTGTGTGATGAGGATTTACTCATGCAAGAGACAAATGAGCCTGTATTCGACATATCAGAAGCTTCGGAGCATAATAAAAAGATAGCATACGATCGGTACAACATGATTGCTCCATTACTTTCCTTTATGGACGATAAATATAAACGAACATTATTGTTTAATCAAGTATGTCAGGAAAGAAATATAAGCAAACAGTCTCTTAGAAATTACTTTTATAAGTATCTTATTTTCCAAAATATTTGTGTACTTGTACCTAAGAGTAACATTACAGAAAAATCACTTACACAAGATGAAAAAAATATGAGATGGGCTTTAAATAAATATTTTTATAGTACAAACAGATATAGTTTAAAGTCTTCTTACTTATTTATGCTAAAAGAAAAATATTGCGATATAAATGGCAAGCTACAATCAAATATTCCATCTTTTTATCAGTTCCGCTACTTCTATAGGAAAACAAAAAATATGCAAACTTTTTACATCACAAGGGATGGTTTGAGTAATTATCAAAGAAACAAAAGACCATTATTGGGAGATGGAATACAAGAATTTGCACCTGCAGTTGGAACAGGATTACTTGATGCAACAGTATGTGATATATATCTTATAGATGAAACAAACAGTTTAGTTGGAAGACCTATATTAACAGTTTGTATAGACGCATATAGCAGTTTTTGTTATGGCTATGCATTAACTTGGGAAGGTGGCATTTATAGTTTAAAGGTGCTTATGCAAAATATGGTATCCAATAAAAAGAAACATTGTGAAGAACTTGGTATATTCATAAACGATGATCAGTGGAACATATCTGAAATCCCAGGGACATTTGTTACTGACATGGGAAAAGAATATGTATCTGAAAATTTCGAACAAATAACTGAGCTTGGAGTTACACTAAAAAATTTGCCACCATACCGTCCTGAATTAAAAGGTGTTGTAGAAAAATTTTTTAATATCATTCAAGAAACATACAAACCTTATTTGAAAAATAAAGGTATAGTTGAACCTGATTTTCTTGAAAGAGGCGTACATGATTATAGAAAAGATGCATGTTTGACAATAAAAGATTTTGAAAAAATAATAGTAAGATGCATTGTATATTATAATTCGCAGCGTATATTAAGGAATTTTCCTTATACAGAAGATATGATAAAAAACAATATTGATCCATATGCGAATAAGATTTTTGAATACAACAGATTGCTTCCAGGAGCTAACTTAATACCGGTAACATTGAAACAAATTATGTTTACATTACTTCCAAGGACCACTGGCGTATTTAGCAGATTTGGACTTAAAGTGAATAAAATGAGGTACAAAAATGAGAATTATGTTGAAAAATATTTGGTTGGTGGGGAAGTAACGGTTGCTTATAATCCAGATAATGTAAGCTATGTATGGCTTATAGAAAATGGGTGTTATATACAGTTTAAATTGATTGAAAGTAGGTATAATGGAAAAGAGTTAACTGATGTAGAATTGATCGAAAAAGAACATCGAAAACTCGTAAATAATCATTGTAATAGTAACACTCAGGCACAAATTGATTTGGCAAATTCTTTAGAAGAGATAGTGGCTAATGTACAGAAACCTCAAAAATTAAATATGAAATGTGTTACATCTGTTAAAAATAGAGCTAAAAGAAAATGTCATATTGATTTCATGGAGGATATCTTAAATGGATGATTATACAAAAATATTACCTAAAATGTTATCAGGAGATGGACTTGTAAAAGCATTGTCTGTTGTTCCAAAATATGATGAAAATAGTAAAAATATGGATATTGGAGAAAGGCTGATTGCCCTATCAAATCTATATGATATTTATATTCCATCTAAAATGTCCATAGAGATTTATAACAAATTATATTTGTCTTTATATCACTCACTAAAAAAGAAGAGTTCAAAATTGGCATCACAGCAAAGATACGAAAATTACAAAAGATTTTTAACAGGAAACTCTAATAGTATAATTGGCGGATCTGATTCATTTACAATAATAGGGAGTTCAGGTATTGGTAAAAGTACAGCCGTGAACAGGGCAGTAGATGTTATTGTTGAAAATTGTAAATTTGATTGCAATTTATTCTCAGATATAATTCCATTTGTAACTGTACAATGTCCATTTGATTCATCTGTAAAAGGTCTTGCGATCGAAATTTTGATGAAGATAAACAGTATGCTTAAAACACAATATTTAAATGGGAAAATTATTGATAAATGTACTACAGATGCCCTCATAAGCCAAATAAGTACAATAGCAATAAATAATATAGGTGTTCTTATCATTGATGAGATACAAAATGTTGCAAACTCAAAAAACGGTAAAAATATAATAGGATTTCTTACACAGCTTATCAACAATAGTGGAATAAGTATTTGTATGGTTGGGACTCCGGAAAGCGTGTTATTTTTTGAAGGCGCAGAGCATCTTGCCAGAAGAACTATGGGGCTTAAATATACAACACTTTCTTATGATGAGTACTTTAAAAACATATGCAATATATTATTTAGATATCAATATACTATAAAAAATGCAACAATAAATGAAGAGTTTTATAAATGGATATATGACCATTCCTGCGGTAACATTTCAATTGTAATATCATTATTACACGATGCTCAGGAAATTGCTATAATGTCAGGACTTAGTAAGATTAATATTAATATATTGAATGAAGCATACCAAAATAGGATTGAAATGTATCACAAATTTATACAACCAAGCATTAACAAAGCCGATAAAAAGAAAAATAAACACATAGTATCTGATAGAACAAATAATATCACACAAGATTGCGTAATAAAAGAGTTTAATAACATTGAAACGATATTGAAAATATCTAAGGAAAAAAATATTGATTTTATAAAACTGCTTAAACAATCAATTATAGTGGAGGAAATAAAAATATGACAAACAGACTTCCTAGCATCTATGATGACGAAACAGTTTACAGCTGGTTCTGTAGATATCTTATAAGTAGCGGTATATGGAGAGAGCATGAGATTGCAAAAGAACTATTTGTAAACAGTACAAATGTTATTAGTAAATTATTTATTGGAAATATTAATAAAGATACCGAAAATAATATTGAGAAAGTTATATCAATAGAAAATCTGTTAAAACATCATACAATGTTTTATGTTTATACAGGGTATTGTTCAAATGACTATGCTAATGAATTCCTTTATAATTTAAAAACGGACTGCTATAAAACAGAGCTTAATATAAGAAGACCACGTAGCGAAAATAGACAATTGAAATATTGTCCAATGTGTATTATTGAGGATCGTAAAAAATATGGAGAAGCATATTGGCATAATATACATCAAATACGAATGCTACCGATATGTCCTATACACAAGTGCAAATTGCATAATAGTGAAATACGTTATATTGGTTATGGAAGAGTAAGAGAAAAATTATCTCCACTAGAAATGATGAATCTTAACTCTGATGTAGAATATAACACAAATGAAATGCTTGATAAAATAGTTGAATACGCAATTGACAGATATTATAAACAAGACATAAAAGATATTGGTATTGATTATTTGTCGATTAGAAAAGAAAATTGGGGATTAAGAAGTAACATAATTAGTTTTTATAAAAAACATGGAATAAATTTTTGCGGTAGAGAAATAGACTCAATGGTATATGACAATAGAAAAAATTTTTATACAATGAGCGCCATATATTATTATTTAAAAATATGCCATTAATTTCAAAATTATCTTGAAACTTTAGTTGTTATGGAGTAGTATAATTATAAAATTATCCAATAGGAGGAATTTTATTATGGCAGCAAGAACAAGACGAACAAAAGAAGAAGTGCTTAATTCAAAACTTACAAAAATTGATGAAGAAATTAAAAAATTAACTGAGAAGATTAATGTATTATCAGAACAGAAGAAAAATATTGATAAAGAACTTGCTATTTTAAAAGCCCAGAAGTCCAAAGCCGAACGTGCAGCGCAGCTTACAGAACTTGCAAATCTCATGGATTCTAACGGTTACACAATTGACGAACTGAAGGAGCTTATGTCCAAGCCGAAGCCAACGGTAGATTAATAACACACTATAAAGCCTGGGTGAATGCCTGGGCTTTTATTATGGTCATTAGACCACATTGTACATAGAAATATACAGTAAAATATAGTAATATATTAGTAGAAAAGAACAGATTGGAGGGTTGACAATATGGACACATATACAGAACAAGACAGATTAAATGATTTCAAATATTTTGTAAGTATATACCAGGATCTATATAATAAATATGGAAAATCCTTTATAGCACTGAAAAATAAGAAAATTCTTGGAGCATTTAAAACAGTGAATGAAACAATACAAGCTCTCTCAGACAAATATAAGCTTGGTACATATATTATTCAGGAATGTAACGGTGATGAATCAGGGTATACAGCATCTATTATGACAACATTTATAAAAGAATAAGAGGAAAATATGAGTCTGGAATATGATGAGGAATAGTAACAATAAAAGCCCAGTTGTCCGTGTGGATCGCTGGGCTTTGTTATATAGTTTAATATAAAAACAATACAAAAAGGACACCTCGTAGGATGTCCTTTTTGAAAGTGTTCTTTCCAAATATAGGCTGGCTCATTTGCTCCTATACCCAAAAAGCACTTTATTTAGTTTTCTCTAATTTTTTATATATTGCAGTATATAACTTTTTATCTTGTTTGTCAAGAAGTTTTTGGATTTCTATATTTATTATATAGATCATCACGCATTTTTGCAATATTAGGTTTGAAAAAATCTTCTTCTTTGCAAATATAAGAGGTTTTTACTTTATTAGGAGAAAAGTATGGAATTTGTACTTTTAAGTTCTGATTATTATAAGGACTATTCAAGTTGCGGAATGAATAAATTTTACATATACAAGACTCCAGCGCGCAGGCCAATTTAAATCGTGCTGGAGTCTTATTAAAATTGAAATGTTAGTTACAAATATGATAATACCATACATAGCAGCAGAAGTATAGAAAAATCATGGTAAATAAATTGCAATAATTCGACATAAAGCCTTGACAATCGAACGTATATTCTATACAATAACATTTAACAAACAATTGTTCGATTATTTACAATAGGAGGTCGATATTATGATTAATCCAATACCTGCAGACGAATATATATATGAAAATGAAAATGCCAGAATAATTATGAAAAATCTTATCCAGAAAATTCCAATCAAAAAAGATACTGTGATAACAGAAAAAATGGCAATTCAAATATATGATGCACTCATCAATAATTATCCAAAACGGCTCGAAATCAATGATCAGGTATTTGTTCCAATATATAATATATCATGTAAATAAAAACGCGAAAAAATGGGGTAGTAAGCTGTATAATAACAACTTATTACCCCATATGTATAATTACTGCTTAAAGCTTTTTTCCATCAGTTCAAGGTATTTATTACGAACAAATTGCATTGATGAATTAACCTTTCCATTTTCGAGACCATTTTCTTCTAACACACGTTCGTATTCTGTGTGTGTATCAAAAATATGATCATAAATTTCTTTATTATATACTCTACCGTTCATAACAGCATTTGAAAAGTCTAAAATTTCCCAACGCATGTCATTAATCTCTTTGTTAACTAACATTTTCCTTAAATTCTCAACTGAATTTTGTAGTAACGTCTGACTGTCGGTTAATTGTTTCTGTATATCAAATGACTGCTCTCTATCATGGGTTCTATTATCCTTAAACTGTTGAACTTCTTTCTGTAAATCTATAATTTGATTATTCAAGTCTTTGATACGTTCCTCTTGTGCCTGTTTAGCTAAAGCAGATTTTGTAGTAATTCCAAATGTAGAAACAACGAAGTCTTTAATTTTTACGCATAGCATTACAATACCTATTGCAATCAAAACTCCAATTACAACGGTCCACCAATCAAAACTGCGTACAACTTCTACATTCTCTTTAATCCCACCAAACTTATCCATTTAAATCACCTTATCCTCACTCCCTTTATTCATTGTGTGCTGTACTATCATTTAACAAGATACCTACTGGAAACAAATCCAGGTGTATCTTTGTATGTAACAAGATACCATTTGACTCCATTGACGGTAGTGTAGTATCCATAATTTGCAACAGATTTTCCATTAGGGATTGTAATGATAAGATTTGAATTGGATGTATCTCCTGGTTTATAACGAAGATTAAGACCATTAGATGCTTTAACCTTGTAAGTACCAGCAATTGATTTATTAAAGGACTGTGCAGAAGCAACTTTAGAAGATGATGCAATAGATGGCTTTGAACTTGGTTTTGGAGCCGATTCTGCTTTAATTTTAGCATTATATAAGGTTGTAAGTTTAGCTTTTGTAGCCTCACCATAAAGACCGTCTGCAACAAGCCCATTATCACGCTGAAACGCTTTTACAGATGCTAATGATCCTGATCCAAAATCTCCATCAGCACCATATTTTCCACATGAATAACCAAGTTTAATAAGCATTGTCTGCATTGTTTTTACTGCATCACCTTTATCACCCATAGCAAGATAATTTTTTGTAGTTACAGGCGGATTACCATCAGCTGCTTCAGTATATCTGAGAACAACATTCCATGGATAATTTCTATAAGAGCGAATTAAGAATTCACGTCCAGTCTGGTCCCCAGGTTTACCTCCAGTAGCTCTACCATTTTCATTGATAGATGCTTCAACTTCAAGTCCATTACCACAATACATTGCAACATGACGTTTTTCATTAAGTAAAATATCTCCACGCTGTAAACCTGCTCCTGTTGCAAGATTTACTTTAGAGGTTACATCCTTAAATTTAAAATGTGTAAATACTGCTTTCATAACACCAGTATAAGCACAGCCATAAGTTTTAAATGAATAATCTTTTACAGGAATACCTGCATTGACCCATGCAGTGTAAACAGCAGAAGAGCAGTCATAATCGCCTTTTTCGTTCCAACGAAAAGTCTGATCATATCCATGTGCATCGTTTCGAGCTGTTGCTTCCATCCACTGAGTAGCTTTTTCTGTCTTTGTCATAAGATGTGACTCCTTTCTTAGAATTGAATTTAGAGTTAACTTTTAGAAGTGATCAATTACCATATATTTCCAGTGAAATATTTAATTAAAATTGGTATAATTTAAAAAAAATAGAAAAGGATGGTAATAAAAAAATGGCAACTGATATGAAAGAAAAATTTGAAATCAAGAATTATGTTAAATTGATTTGCCTAAGACTTGATCATTATGAAAGTTTTATAGAAGATGAAGTGAATACAGACTGTATCTCAGATATTAATAATTTTATACTTAAACATAAAAATGAAGAGGGAGTTAAGATTTTAATATTTGAGATGAAAAATATGAGAATGACTACGATTTCTCAGGCGAGAGAATATATACAACATTTACATGCATTCGATTACATCCGTGGGTTAATTGAATCCGGACATGATCTTATTACTTCTGATCAAGTTGATAAAATGTCAATAGGTGAAATAATTACATACATGCTTGATTACAAAAAAGAATAAAAATAAAGGGTGGTATAATACCACCCCTATTGATTATTTAAGCTTAAAATTGTAATGTGGTTCATCTTCATTAAAGAACCAGTACCTTAGATAATCGTCCAAGATAATTCCAAATGCACATACCGGCAAAAAGAGTAATGCAAACTGCCAAGAAGTCTGTCCGAGAATATTTCCAGGAAGATTACTATAATCCCAAATTCCAAGACCGAGCCATAAGTTTAAAACACATCCTGTCAAAAATTCTGCTATTAGTACAAATGCTTCAGATTTTGCTAATTGCTTCCAAAACGGATAATCCCATGAAGTTTTTTCATTTTGCAACCCACAATAAATGAAACATATTCCACCAAGAATAAACATACTTAAATAGCTATATCCTCTGAACAGGACTTCTATGTAGTAATAGATAGAACCACCCATGTAAAACAAAAATAAATATTTAGCCCATGGCTTTAATTTATTCATTTATATCACGCCTTTTTAGATGATTTTTCTGTAGCTGCATCTTCTATATTATCTGTACCATCTGTAGTATTTTCTGTGTCCTTAACATCTGTCTTAGTTTCTGGTACTGCAGTTTCAAGATACTGCTTTACAATACCTTCCATTACAGCATTTCCCTGTGCAATTACGGTATCCATATTAGTCTTAATTGCCTGATCTGTAATTTCCTGACCATATTTAACAGCTGCAATCTGTTCTTTGGTATTAAGTCCTCTTACATATGTATTCAAAGCATTACAATAAGATGTCTCTGCAAGAATGAGTTTCTGAATCTCACAGTAAATTTTAATAATATCCTGATAGGTATATACTTTGCACTGTGAGCCATCTGCATGATATGGAAGAGATACCTTTGTTGCCATGGCAACATCAGATAAAGTTTTAATATTTGCCTGATCATCACCTGTGGCAGAGAAGTGCTCTGTTCCATAACTTGTCTCTACATCAGTACCTGCATAAATTTTGTCCTGGCATTCTACACCATACTGTTTAATTTTGTATGCTCTGTACTCTTCAAGAGACATACTTGATTCGTCAACAGTATCTTCACCCATAGCAGCTTCAATAGATTTGATTTTTTCATTGAGATCAACAGCCTTGAGACGAACGGTAATTACAGGTTTCATGTTGTTCTCTTCATCCAGATAAAAGTTATATTTTATGGTAGAAGATTCAACGCCACAATAATTGGATACGGACTTGATTACCAGTCCATACTGATCCATAACAATAATAGATTTTGCATTATTGAAGAGGTCTACAATTGCTTTTTCGTCCTCAGACATGACCGTTACATAAAATGGATCATAGGAAATTTCACAATACTTAAGTACCTGGTCATCAACTTTAATTTTTCCTAAAATAATCATAATATATTGCTCCTTTCAAATTTTGAGTAAAAAAAATAAAAGGTCACTCAATTAAAAGTGACCTTAGTTGCACATATTTAGTTTTTGTTTGAGCCGTTTGTTTTCTTGTTCAAGTATAGTTACTTTAGAATTTAATTCTTGCATTCCTTTTACAACATAAGCAAGCATCTGTAAATTGTTGACAGATTTATAATCTGGATGTCCATCAACCTCTCCGCCTCCATCAATAAGATTAGGGTCGAGCTGTTCGAGTTCGTCTGCTATAAAGCCAATCTTGTATTTCTTATGAGAATCTTTTCTTTCAAAAGAACGAATTTTCATTGATTCTATAACTTTTGTAGCATCTTCTACTTCGGTGTCTCTTATATTGCCTTTCAGTCGAATATCGGAAAGAGCTGTACTACATACTCTTCCGAGGCTGAACCATTTCCATGAGCCATCAAGTCTGGTTTGAATCCAAATTGATCCTTGATATGAGTCTCCATTATAAATAAATGCTCTGTTTCCGGCAACTTGCCCTCCAAGATAAACTCCTACCGCAGTCGGTGATTCATAACTACCTACATTATACCCAACGTAAATGTTTCCAAAATTACCATCAAGTACTAATGGAATTTTTCCATTTTTTGCATCATAAAAACCAAATAAATTTTCATCACCTGTACCTGTTGCAGCGCCAAATCGCCAGTCTACTGATCCTCTATTAGATTGATATTCAAAAGAAGTATTTATTAAATTACTACTTTGAATATATCCGCCTACATCTATACGACCACTAACCGAAGCATTAACACAATTGACTGTATCAATATATGCCGAACTAAAATACCAATTACTTGTACCAAGTCCGCAATGTCCACTACCAGCACCACCTGCTTGATACGGTATAATACCAACTGTTGTAGTACGTATCCAGTCTGATGTATTACCATCTGGTCTTGTCATACCATAGTAACCGTTTGCTGATACTGCACCAAGTTTTGCTCCTAACTTCGTATTTATTTCTGTTTCTGTATAGTAACGATCATCATGTGTATGTGACGATGGAGTATAACTAGATGGTTTACCACTTACGTTTCCCCATGCTACGGAACCGGCAGAACCAGCGCTTGTAGCATATTTTACAGATTGAGATCCAATTGTTGCAGAAGTAATGATAGTTCCTTCTTGCACTGGTAAATACACTGTTGTAGCCGAATTGTTTCCGGCATTATAATTTGTGTTAGAAGTATAGCTAAATGCTAAATTATCATTTGATGCTAAGTTGCCAATTGTCCAATATCCATTTGGTGTAGCTTGACCAACCACAGGATTCCATGAATCTTTACCAGTTGCAGTACCACGAACTGCTACATTATTTCTAGCTGATATCCAACTTCCTCCACTACTACGTATTATACTACCTGTAATTGTGCCTCCAGATAAAGGTATATATGCGTGTGTATGTGAAGCCGGTGTGAAAGTACTTGGTTTACTTGTAATTTCACTCCAACTATATGATGGTTTACTACTAGCCTTAGCCCATGCATACACATCAGATGCAGGACGAGCATTGGATAGACGTGAGTCATTACCTGCACAAGCTGTATTTGCTGCTGTACCAAGAGGTCTCCATGTATTTGTATCTGTAAATTTAGCACCAGATGGAACATCGGAATTTACAGTATGACCATTAACTTTAGATGCATTGGATGCAGTAGCTGCGTTACCAGTACAAGAACCTGAAGCTCCTGTAATATTAATACCCCATGTACCACTTGCGCCAGTACCAGTTTTTGATGGTGAGTAATTATTATAATTGGACGAATCTAATAATGTCGTCCAATTTCCCCAAGTGCCATTATTTTGTGAACGAATATATGAATGTGGAGAACTTCCATTACTTATAGCAAATTGTGCATCCCATCCACCATTATTATCCCAATTCATTTGAAGAACATTTGAATCTTCTGGTGGCTTACCTGTCTTGGTAGATGATGTTGCTACAAAATGAAACATTGCACCAGCTCCGTTTGTTGATGTGCTAAAATTAATATTTGCAGGACGACTACCATATAACGTTAAATAACTATGATTATGACTACTCGGAGTGAATGTTGAAGGTTTACTTCCGATTTCACTCCAAGAATAACTTGGTTTAGATGATGCCTTCGCCCAGGCGTAAACATCGGAGGCTGGAAGAGAAGTTGGGAAGTCGGTGATTTTACCTTTAGTTATTGATGGGATGTCTGCTGCAACCAATTTCCTAAATGATGCAGGACCACTAGAACCATTTGGTGCAGCTAAAACCGTATTTGCAGTGCGTGAAATTGTAGCATCATAAACATGTGTACTAAAATCACTTATTTGTGATACAGTATGTGTATGACTGCTTGGTGTATATGTACTTGGTTTCCCAGTTACACCGCTCCATGGAACAGAATTAGCTTTTGCTGCTGTACCGCTATATAGACCTGTATTGTCAATTGTAATATGCGTAGCTTTATCTACACCATTTTGGCAATTTGTATAAATATCAATTGCACCATCATTTGCAAGAATTAAACGCTCGTCACCACCTGTAGTAGATGTAGATTTAACTGCATCTGCAGATTCCCCACCTCCAATAATTGTAAGTCCACCTCCACCAATGGCTATTCCATTTCCATATGCATCTGATGAATTATCTATGAACTCAATCATTTTATAGGTGGCTTTTGATCCTCTGTATGAAATATTTCCAGTCATAGCGCCACCACTTAATGGTAAGTAACTATGTGTATGATTACTTGCGGCAGCGCCAATTTCACTTAGACTCCATGAAACGTTTCCTCCGCCATTTACAGATTTACCTGTATTTCCAATTGTTAATGTTCTTGCAGTTCCCCATGTGGCTGTAGTAATGTTTCCAGAACCATCAAAATTTGTACCGTTGATGGAACGTGCTGTAGCTAACTTTGTGGAAGTAGTGGCGTTACCAGAAATGCTTATTCCCCATGTACCAGATGCACCAGAACCGGTCTTTGTTACGGTATATGAGGTATAGTTTAATGTATGAAGCAATTCAGCACTTTCAGCCCAACTAGATCTTTCAGCAGCAGATCGCATAATATATGCTGCAAGCTTTTGTCTATTAACTCCAAGTGCAACACTACCACCAACATCATTACCACCATAGCAATCCATGATAATCCAATCTTTATAATTAGAATCACCATTTACTGTAGTATTCATCATTAAGAAACCAACTTTATTTGTTCCGAAATAATTTGGTTTTTGTTGTCCACCATTGCCAGTATAGCTTCCAACAACATAATTATGTGTATGCGAGGTGTCTGATTTACTAGCCAATTTCGTATTAATCTCAGATTCAGTATAATACCGGTCGTCATGAGTGTGACTGGATGCCGCATAGCTTCCCTTCGGCTGATATACACTATTTGCTTTACTTTTTATATAATTCCATAAAGCAGAATGTGGTCTTCTATGATAAGTTGTGGTAGTTGATCCACCACCAGCATATTGAGCAATATAATAATCTGTATCAGCTGGATCTGACGTACCGTTTGTAAGTGTATTAATCATTTGGTTTAAATCATGGGTGTGATTTGTATTTGATTTACCGTCAAGAGTTGTTTGAAGATTTGTAATATTGGAAATTGTATGAGTATGAATCTTAGTTGCGGCATAATTAGAATAGTTTCCAGAATCAAGAACTAGATTTTTACCTTCGTTCTGATAAAAGAATCCATCAATAACAACGTTTAATTGACCGCTATTGTCACGAAATGCAATATCACCACCATTAGAAGTATGCCAATCTGTAACAACAGTTCCTGTTTGATTACCCCATGTAGCAGTAGTAGTTCTGCTTGAAAATCCTTGTGGACAACCTGCTGAATTTGCAAAATTAACAGAAGCCTTTCCTATATCTGTAATATTTGCAATCGTATGATTATGACTTGAAGGAGCAAATGTTGATGGTTTTCCTGTGATACCGCTCCAAGGAACAGATGATGCAGCAGTAACAGTATCGCTTGTAAATGCAAGTTTTCTCCAATTACCCCAATTACTAGAATCAAATACACGAATATAAATTTCTCCACTCGTCACAGTAAATTGTTGATAACGCCATCCACTTGCATTACGACCTACATATAATTCAAACGCAGCAGATTCAACAGGAACGTTTGTACAAGTGTTACCTCCACCTGCATAATACCATTTACCTTCAGTCTGTAATGTATTCAAATCTGTGTTGGTAAGAGCAGTATAAACAACAGTATTAGAACTTCCAGAAGATCCTGCGTACTTAACACTTTTATCTATATCTGCGGTATTATCTACGTTTCCAAGTCCAACATCACTTTTACTGTGAGTATGCTTTGCCGGTGCAAATACCGCTATATCTGAAAAAGCCGCAGATCCAAGACCTGCGACTTTAATATTATCCGTTGTCACACCATTTACGGTTATTTTTACCGTACCATTATTTGTACCAGGGGCGATTGTAATAGATTGAATTGCTGAATCTGCCTTAGCTCCCTGCGCAGATGTGGCAAAAGAAGAAGCATTAGAAAAGGCTGCACTCTTCAAACCATGCACAGTAGCATTTGATTCAATTTCATCCACTTTTAATGTAATTTGACCATTATTTTTACCCTCAGATATGCTTATATTCCGTGGTGGTTTGGCTAATAAAACAAACGATTTATCGGAATCATTCCACCTATAGATTGAATTAGTTGATGTATCAATGTAAATATTATTTTCGTCCCCAGTTTTAGGAAACAAGCTGAAAGAGGCTCTTGGGATTATCATCTTGTGTTGTGCAATACATAATTTTATATATGTTACAAGCTCTGTCAATCCAGATAAATTAAGAAATTGCTCTTTCATATTTTTAATCACCCCTTTCATAAGTGTTTATGTTTTTATATTATATATTTTCTGTGATCGTGTTTAATATTTTCCTTACTTACTTTTGCATAAATGAGAGTAGTGTCTAATTTTACGTGACCTAATATTTCCTTTATTTCTTCAACAGGCATACCACGGTCAATTGAATTTGTAGCTGTATCTATATAGATTCCGTCTATAATACCTTGTGAGGGGAACGATCCTAAAGAAGCATAAGGAAGAATTTCTTTATGGTCGGCAATACATTTTTTATTAAATTTACGGCCTCCTCTAATCCGCTATAATCAAGAAATTGTGTTTTCATGTCCATTATGCCCTTTCAAAAACGGAGGGGAAATTCCCCTCCTTTATAATAATTACTCAGTTACTTTAAAAAGAGCCTGAATCTTTTCAGATGGAATAGCTTCATAACCATCACCAACAAGTCCTTGTAAGGCTGCAATATCAGTTGCATTTTTTGCAATCTTTGGTTTCTCAACTGCAAGATCATCTTCAATAGCTTTGACTTTGCCTTCTACGGTTTCAACTCTAGTCTTAACACCATTAATGGCTTCTGTATTAGCTGTGTCGGCTGCTTCAAGAGTAGGAATTTTCTTCTCAATAGCATCTACTCTACCTACGCAAGCTTTCAGAGCCTCAGCTGTTGCATACTGAGAGAGATCAGAATCAGCAAGAGCTTTAGATACGTACTCAGCAATGTAGCTTACAATATCTTTAGAGGTTGCTGTGTCAGGTAAGGTACCAATCAAAGTTTTCAGATTAGCAATATCTGTTTTGTTTGTATTAATCTGGCTGTTCATTGTAGCAGCATCTGATGTATGATTTGTGATCCAATCAGAAATTTCTTTCAGAGTATCATAAGCTTCTGGAGCCTCTGCTACGATTTTAGCTACAGCATCGGAAACGGCTTTCTTTACAGAACCATCGCCTGTTCCGTTCAGGGTATCAATAGCTCCTTTGTTTGCTGCGATGTCTGCTTTAATCTGCTTGTCATCGTAAGCACCGGCAGTAACAACTTCTTTAATGTAGTCAACTACGTTCTTAGCTGTTGCATCGGCTGGAATAGTACCAACTACACCTAACACCTCTGCTTTTGCAGTATCTGCAGCACCAGCAGCATCAAAGTCTGTAACAGATTTTCCGGAATCTACAAGGTTGCCATCTTTATCAAGACCTGCTAAATGTCCTGCGACAGCATTCTTAACTTTATCTGCTTTTGTCAGTGGCCGTGGAAGAGTAATAGTAAAAACAGCTTCATCTACTGTTACTGGAGCTGGTTTTGTGTAAAAATAAACTATATATCCGTCATCGGACTGTGATATAGTTTTAATAGAATTTGCAGTTGCATCGGAAATTTTTTTGTCAATCTGTACATTATGAAGAGTTAAAAACTCACGAAGATTGTCAATAGTCGTAAATTGTAATTTAGCCATTATATTTGTTCCTCCTTGGAAATTTAGTTAAATATGTTTGCAATATCAGTGGATTCAAGCCCACCGATTTTTTTATCTAAAGCTTCATCTATCTTTTTATCCACAAGCTCTGATACAGTCAGCTCAAGCTGTTCCTGAATGAATTGTTTTGCAGAATCCGCAGACATAAAATTCTGATCATTTACCCATTTTTCAGTTACATATTTGTCCGTTACGTAATCACCATCTTGTTGGATAAAGTAGAGAAGTATAGAATTGCCTTTAAATTGAGTAATAGATGTGCCGTGAGTATCTTCATCATGTGAAACTAAAAAGAACACTTCATCTGCAGAAGAGTGAACGGTGGTGCTATTACCACCAATAATAAATTGACCCTTGATTTTATAAATTCCATCATCAAGAGTCGAAATTGTGACCGGTACTGTAAGAGATCCGATCAAATATTCAATTGGTTTATCTGTGAGCTTTCTATAAGACAGACTGTTAATATAATCTACAACAGTTTGCTTATCTTCGAGATTTCCAATAATATTATCTAATATAGTAGATAGCTCTGAGGATTTTATATAACTATCAAGCCCGATTTGTCGTTTTACTTCATCAACAATATGGTCCTTGTCCTCGTCTGTCATGGATAGATCATAAGAGAAGAGTAATTTCTTTTCATTAAAAAACTGAAGATTTGATCCAGAAAATCTTACGTCAGTGATTTGTTTATCACCTTTTGTATATCTGATCTCATTATCTTCAGTCATCCATGCAATTACATTTCCGTCTTCTATATAGCAAAGCCCTGGATATTTTAAGATACCTCGCTGAATTGCTTTTTCAGCAATCGCTTTTGTTGAGGCAGTAAAAAATACTGGTAATTTTGCCATGTTAATCTACCTCGTGTAATTTTACGTCTATTTCTTCGTATTCTAATCGTGAAATAGGCTCAATTTCGTATATTGTGTTATCAAGTGGGAAATTATACAGCCCTTCAATATGCCAGCCTTTTTTACCGTCAGAAGACAATATAGCCTGTGCAATTTTGATGTCACATAAAATCAGTATTTTATGTTTCTCTTGGTACTGTATATAGTGAATTTCCTTAATGACATCCACAATATCTTGCGTTGTTGAATTAGTTACCTTGTAATACATGTGAGTTAGCTCCCTTCGTTAAAAAGAGAGGTAGGTTGCCCTACCCCTCACAAGCTATACTAAACATTAAAAGAACTCCATTTTCCTGTCCCGGATAAGAATATCCATATGTATCACCTTGCTCACTTACAGAGTAAACCCAGTTAGATACCTGGGCATTTGGTGATCTAGTCCAGTAAGACTCATAAACATCTGGACTTGAAGTTCTTGCCTTCTTCCTTGAATCATTATCAACATAGTATGGAATTGTCGCATTTGTTTCTGAGCTATACGGATCACTTCCTGCAGAAGCATCAATGTCATATAGCGCTGGTACATAAAAACGACAGTTAGATGTTGATATTGTATTTGATTTATTTCCTATAGAAGAATTAACTTTAACAGGCTTAATCAGAGCTTTCCAGAGTGGTGATATAGCTTTCGTTATACGAGTGTTCATCCACGTATTAAGCGTAGATTCTGCCCATCCACCAGTATTTGTAGACTTATTACTATAAGCTTTCTTAGAGCCAAGAAGATTTGAAGCAATAAATGTTACATTTGCTCTCTTAGAAGCTACATCTGACAAATAGTATGCTTTAAATTTAGCTACTTCCATTGGAATTGTTTCATGAATCCATGCTGCAATGTCCGAACATTGTTCTTCACCAAGGTCTGAATACCACAGTTTACACCAGTGAATCTTGCCTTTTGCATAGTTTTCATAAGCACCATCATCTGCCTTTGAGCATCCAAAAACAAGAGTTGATGGAATTTCGGGAATACGAATTGCCTGAAGAGTAGTAGTAGAGATTGCATTTCCAGACATATTAGAATTGTATATATAGAGCTTTTGACTTCCTGCCTTATGACGAATTACAATAATTTCACGTCCACCGGAGCTTGATGCATTCGTACTATCGGTTCCCCATGAAAATTTGTAACTCTGGCTATACCATAAGCGAAATCCGTTAGATCCATCTCCCTGGAAGCATTGTGCCAGAGTAGCACCTGTTGCGTTCTCGTTGTCAAATTCAAAGTCAATCGCAAATGTGAAATCCTTATCCTTATCCATAATAGAGATTCCAGTATCAATGTGGTTTGTTCCGTCAAATACTGTTGTGGAAGAGATTAATTCTTCTTCCTCAATATCGTTGTAATGGAAGTCAACTCCAAGTGTAAAATCAAATGAGTCTTTCAGTGACAGAACTTTCTGCTCAAGTCCCATTTTCATCATTGCATATAACTCAACCTGAGACAGGTCTTTGAGATCTTTATCATTGAAGTATCCGTCTACATATTCACAGGTGTCAAATACTGCGTTTACAGTTTTATCACCGTTTACATATCCGGACTGGTCCCATCCTTTAAATAGATTATATTTATAGGCAGCTTCCTCGGCTGTGTATACAGGAGTATCACCCTCGTATTTAACATAAGTTCCATATGGGGCTACCGTTTCCTGTAAGGTTAAACCTTTAGAGTTATACTTTACGGTATAATTTCTGATTGTACTTGTATAAACTGCATTGATAACTCTATCAGCAAAAATTTTATCTGAGAGAATAGTGTCCCAACCCTTAAATGTAAAATCATTTTCAATGGTACTTTGTTTTATAGGTATAGCTATAGGATCATCCTGACGAGTTGTAGGATCTACAGCACATGAGCCTTTATCAACATACTGAATATCTAATACAGTTTTATTAGAATCATCATTCAAGAATGAAACTTTAAACTGTGCAATCATAGAATCATATGTGATTGTAAGGTTTGTCCAGATACCTGGCTCGTCATCAGTTCCAACAAAGTCTTTATACTCCTGTTGACGCATAACTGGAATGTGAATAGTTCCTGTTAATACAGACTGGTCAATGGTAATACCATTCTCATCAATACCACTAAGTTTTGCCAATTTCTTTAAGAGATCAGTGTTTTCAAGGTTCCAATCAATACCTGTGATACTTACGGTCTTAAGTGTTGAAATGGCAGTTTTTATAATTTCAAGTGCATCCACAATAGAATTCTGGCAAACAAATGTCTGCAGATTATCATAAGATGTTACATTAAGATTTGTAAGGTCTTTCAGATTTTTAAACGTAAGAGTATTAATTGTTGCAGGTAAATATGCGTTCTTAATCTTACCGTGATTAGCAAGCAGGAAAGAAGTAATAGCAGTATTCTGTGCGTAAAGATTAATAAGATTCTCACATGCAGAAAGATTTACAGATCCTGTTAAGTTTGGACAGTTCTTAATATTAAGAGTTTCAAGAAGTGTATTGTTACCCATGTTGAGAGTTGTTAAGAACGTATTCTGATAACCGCTTGTTTCATTACCAATGATAAGAGTTTTAAGCTTCGATGCCTTAGAAAAATCATTGTCGTGAATGTAACAAGCAGACAAATCATTAAGTGCCTGTATTCTTGACGCACAATAAATAAGAATAGCAGTATCATCCATATTAGTTAAGTTGGTTGTAATTTCATATTCCTGTCCAGCTTTTGCACGAACCTGAGTTGTTTCCGGTGAATTACCATAAAGTACAGAAATATACATGTCTGAGTATGGAACAATTCTTAATGTATAATCTGGTTTTACAACAGCTGTCTTAGGAGTATTACAACGGAACATAATCTGATCAGACTTAACATCAGTATGAAGGAATTTTGTTCCCATATATGCATGTTGATCACGTTCCCACTGTCTGAGATGATACATTCCTCTACCATTCATCATTTCTTTTACAAATCTTGGTATTCCTTTTCTATATGTTCTAAAATATAATCTATCGTAGTGTAACCTCCAAAGCTCTTCTGGAAATTGTTTTTGCCATGTTTCGTACTCATTAATTAAATGAGTATCAGACCAACAGTTTGAATCTACTGACTGATACAACGCAGAAAGCTGCTTTGGCATTAAATCACGAATTCTACACCACAATGTACTTTCGGCAGCATTAAATACATAGCCAGAACTTGGATTTCCATCTTCCTTATAGTCCGTGTCCTCTTTTCCATAAGGAAATACAAGCTCTCCACTGTTATTAATTCCGGTCTGAGTATCCATATCGTATGCCCAGAGATCAAACCTATAACCGTTACGAATTGCTGCTTTTTTATCATCAATTATATAATATGCAGCTTTATCACCCATTTTAGCAGCTTCTGCTTGACTTATATAATATTTTGCGTAATGTGGAAACACGTTTTTGGCTCTGTTGTCTATCATACTATATCTAGTTGTAACCAAATAGAAATACAGAAATGCATTTTCTATACACCAATCACCTAAATGAGAAACAAAGTCTTCATTAGAAGATGTAATTACAAATTCATAAAAATCTCTCCAAATTTGCCTGTTGTCTGTACGAATCTTTTCTTTTATTTCATCTGTTGATGTTGCAGATCCATCTTTGGAATCTCCACAGCAATCATATCTAAATTCAAATGAACCGTCCCAATTGTTATACAGATTATCATAAGCTGCATTTCCAGTTTTCCATTCATTTTTAGAAATAGGATATTTCATAGAACCATCTGAATTAGTGACTCCTGTCTGAAATGCAGAGTTTGGAAGAGTATTATCACTAATTTCAATACAAAATTCATTCATATCATCAGGGTCATAAGCTCTTGTAACATCAGTTTTCTTTGAATCACCAATATTACCACAACAGTAGAAGTTGTAATCTGTATTCTGAAATTCTCTATGCGTTGTAAGATCAGGATCATTCTCTTTGAGGAATACAACACAGTTTACAAACTCCATAGAGTTTTTAATTTTAGAATCTCTACGTGATGCAGGAGTATCGTATGGTAAGAAATCATTATATCGTTTCTGTCCTAAAGCATTTGTTGCCATATTAGAACTTGCTACGTTAGTCTTGATATTGAACCAGTTGTTTGGAACTGAATTCCTGGTAAGAGATACTTTACCAGTACCATCTTCATATTTAGTTCCATCGCCAAGAACTACTACAGATTTATAATTTGGATCAAGTTCAATTTTACTATTGATCTTATGAATACCGTCTGCGCAAAAAATCAAATCCATATTTCTTGCAGCAGCGCCATATTCATTAGAAGTAGTACCCTGTCCAGCCACATATCCATTCAATAGCTTCCAATTATCTAATTTTGAATCGCCATTTACATGAATGCATTCTACATTTGTATTTTTTACAAAATCCTTCTTATCATTTGTAAAATGTGGACAATCAATTTTAATAATTTTTAAATCAGGACATGCTTTTGCAACTGAATCTGGTGTAAGAGCATTGTTTTCGTTATAGATCTGATTTCGGTTGTATCTATTGATCATATCATCAGAGTTTCTTGCGTCTGCAATAAAGTTAGATAATACGTCAGAATCTGTTAGAGCTGCACTATAAGCTTTTATCCTGTAAATCAACACATCACAGTCTGGAGATCCAATAGAAATTGGAGCAGGAGTGTACTGATGTAATCTATGTGAATTATCATAAATAATAGGTCTGCCACCAACACCATCTTCATATGTCATGATAATAGATGTTGCTGTTGTACTTTTAGTATCAATTGAGTTAATATTATATTCATACTCAATAATATCTTCTTCGGAATATGGAAAATAAAGATCGTCTGTAGAAGTGTAAATGTTTGCTTCATGAACTTTCATTTCAAGTCCAATATTAGAATCTGCCAATCCATCGATACATGACAAGAAAGTGGCAGAAGCATTTCTTACATTTTTAGTTTTGAAAATAATCTTAAATTCTGCACCAGTTTGTTTTGGGTCTTTGGCAAACAGATTGTAGCTAATAGAAGCAGTAGTACCTGCTTTTACACAGAAATACTGATTCCCCTCATCATCGATTTGATAACCACCATTGTCCCAATCAAAGTTATCTGATACAGTCAAAGCAACTTCCGGATGATTTTCATCACTCCAAAGTCTGTTCTCGTCACCATTTGATAAACCAACTGGGTTAAAGTCGAATGCAAGATTTGTAGTAATTGGATTTACATCTATATCAAGTTTTTCAATATGTGTAGTAAGAATCTTCGTGATTTTCTGACATGAGATAGTAAGATTTTTCTGACCAATTTCAGAAGATTTAAAGCTCCAAACTTGAGCAGTTCTGTCTACAGTTAATGTAGATACAGTTTTTCCATCAATAGACAACTTAACGGTAGCAGGATTATGAACTGGGTCATAAACAACATATTTAATGCTTGTAGCCTGATATTGTTTTGCAGTAAATTCTTGCTGAGAGCATCCAATAATAGGGGTTCTATTTGCCGGATCAACACATACAATATCCTTACATATTGTAGCAGAAATAATATCTTTATTATTTACTGTTGCTGTCATATATACTTTAAGGAAATGAGCACCATGTTCCTGTTTGGTGATGTTATATGACATAATACGTCCAGAAGCCTGTGTTGTTACAGAATCTAATTCCTGTCCATCCAAGATAAAATGAATTGTCTTATTTACATTGCCATAAGGCGTATATCTAAATACTACATCTGTATCAGTATAGATCAATGTATCATCAAATGTACTCTCAAGCTTAAACTCAACAATAGTAACGGTCCAAGTTTTATATGACATTGTTCCAAAGCTATCCGTGATACTAACTCTAATCTGATTAGAGCCTACTGATAAATACTCTGTTAAGTCAACCTTGTTAGTTCCTTGAGAAGCAGTAGTTGTTGATACAATTGTATTTCCTACTTTCCAAATGGCTGTACCATCACCAGTTGTATCACCAGTGTTATCAACAGAGCTAAATGTGTATTCGATTTCTGCTTTATCTCCAAGTAGGAAAATGGCATCTGCAGGAGTTACACGCTCAATTGTGATAGTGGAAGTGTCAGATCCACTACCGCCTCCACCTTGTATAGTAAAGGTTTTGAGGACTTCGCCATCTTTTATCCAACTAAATGTAGTTCCCTCATAATTTACATCATATTCAGATGCAGCTGGATTCTTTTTAATTTCATCAATATCTGCCTGAATATTTGTAATGTCACCGTTGATTGTATTAAACTGTGAATCATAGTCGGCAACATTCTGCTTTAAAATATCCGCTGTATTTTTTGCCTCAGATGCAGTTGAACGAATTGCTTCGTCTGCTTTCTCAAGGTCCGTTGTCTTTGTTTTTAATGCTGTAATATCAGAAGTATTTGTTTCAACCTTTTGGGAAAGGTTAGTTACCGAAGATTCCACAGCATTTACCTTTTCTGATACAGGACTGATTTTTGTATCAACACTTGTATTAATTTCTTCTTTAAGAGCAGCTGTCCATTGTGCAGATGGCTCAATAGAGCTAAGTTCTACAGACTGGATTTCTGTTTCACCATTCTTAAAAGTAAGCTTACCCTTGCCACCTTCAACGGTATATGTAACTTTTAGGTTTGATAAACTGTTAATGGTGATAGTTGTCAGAATAACAGTACCATCTTTAAATACAAGCTTTCCTGTTGTATTGTCGTATTCAACCTTAAGATTCTTTAAACTGTCAATATTACTGATCGTATCATTGAGTGTTTTAACCTTAGTATCAATCTCTGTTTTGTTATAATAATTTTCTGCAAGATTTGCGTTCACATCTGCTGTTACAGATTTTTTTACGTCCGCCTTAATAGTATTAACATCTACGGATTCTGCAGAGGCTTTTGCCTGATCAGCATATTTCTTAGCTTCATCAACATGTCCCATTATGGTTGCTACAAATCCTGTGTACCAATCCTTAGACGGTTCAATAATACCGTCATAATTTAACCCTTCAAGAACAGTAAGTCTACCATTTGGTCTTGTTCTCCAAACATATGTATTGCCTTTTTCATTTGTTCCGGTTGCCATAATTTCAAATCTGACATCTCCGGCGATAGCAGTAACATTCTGATCAACTAACCATCCAAATGTAATATTAGTTGTACTTGATGCAACATTTACAGCAGTAGATACTTGTCCTTTTTTAGTAGATACATTTTCATATCTAATTTGAATCAGCATCTTCATCAAATCGATACCGTCCCAGTATCTTGGAATACGGAATGGAATATACTGACTATTTGTTTCCTGCACAATATTTATTTGTGAAGAGTCTACTGTTACATTTTTTAATTTATCCACTGTTGAATATGAATTATCATAGTATTCATCATAGATAACATATCGTCCATCTGTGCATAATACATATCCATCGTCAACAACAGCAGTAGTGGCTAAATCAGCCTCCATGGTAGAGATATCACTATCATCGGAAGCTGAATTAGCCAATATTTGTGCTTTTGAATCTTTAAATGACATGTTCTCCCTCCATCTTTTATTTTAATAATTCATCAAGACTCTGTACGCCTGTAACTTTGTCAATATGTGTAACACCATCTTGAGTGCCATCTGGATCTGTACCTGTAAGTTCTTTTGCAATAGAGTCTGAAAGGTCTGCAATCCCAACACCATCACCTGTATTTCCATTAGCGTTTACAAGAGTCAGTTTCTTTGCTTCTGAATCAAGTTTCATATCAATTGGCATATTGTCATAAGTTGCCTGACCAAGTTTCTTAATATCTTCAGCAGTTGCCATAAGTGCAAGAATTCTCTGGTCAAGTTCAGTTAACATTTCACTTGGTTCATAACTATCAAACTGTGCTAATTTTGTAATGTGGATAAGTCCAGATTCAGTTTTTCGAACATAAGAAGTGGTAGTATCAGATTCTTCATCATGAACGAGTTTTAAGAAAGTAAATGATACCTCGATATCACCTGGTTCTGCAGAGATATTGGCTGTCACAGGAATAGTATATAAAATATGACTCTCATCAGTTGTTGTATCTGCAATGAGCTGAGTCATCTTAATTTTCTTTGTAACCGGAAGAACATATTTCATATAAGCAGTAGTATCTGTCATATCAATTTGTTCTTTATAAAATTTGTTAATAATAATCTGGATAGAGTTCACGCAATTACTTTTCTCCATCAAACTTTCTTTTACTGTAGTAATAACATTATTGTCATCTGTAATTCTAAGAGTGTACATTTTACACCACCTTTCTAACAATAATAACAAATATATAATTTACGAAATAATAGCCATCCAACTAACTGTCAGTTTTTTATCAACCCCATTTTCATTGTTATAAATACAAATAGTGGCACCAGTTTGACTTTTATTTGTTATTGAAACGGCATAGTTTTGGGGATCTGTTTGATTAGTTGTCGCGAATACGACTGGAATAGATTTGAATTTATTTGGGAATGTTAAAGTATAAGTTTTTGCGCCAGCTGTAGATCCAGTTGTAAATTCAAAAGAACCAACCTGATAACTGACTACAAAATCTACATTATTTATATAATAATAATCTGATGGCTTTTGTCTTTGCTTTAGTGGAATACGAATCTGTGCGACTGTTTCAGAAGTGCTATTTGATTCAGATATATAAACATATCCAATAAGAGGGTATGGCTCTTGAAGCAATGAGTTTGGGACATCTACATAAAATTTATTATTTTTTAAAGATGATTTAACTTGAAGTGCTTCTTCACTCATTCTATTGCACCAGTGAACCACAGGTGGAGAAGTCAGACCAAATGTTTCAAAACATATGGTCTGTCCTTTATCCCATTGTGTAAGATGATTTATTCTAGTAACACCATCAGATCCATAACAAGCAATATCAATTACGTTGCCCATAAGGACCTCCTTAATTTATTCAGCTACAGCTTCTTTTGTTTCATCAGGTTCTGTATCTGCTTTTTCTTCTTTCTTTTCTGGTTCCGGTTTCTTTACAAGAAAAGCGTCAATAATAGCATAATCATTCATTGTCGCGTTAGGTGCATCAACCTCATAGAGAGAATCAAATTCTTCCTCGGTAAGCTGTGGAATATCTACATCAATTTGATACAAAAGTATAGGAGTGAACTTAGCCATAAATTTCTCATATGCTTCTTTGTCATCGTTAGGAATGGCGATTCCACCCTCCACCTCTTTACCGTACTCCTGAATTAATTTATTTTTCTGATCGTCACAGTCTTTGATTTCGTCTTGAAGTTTACGAAGTACACGGAAGAGTACAAATGCTGTTTTGCCTTTAGCGTTACTGAATTTTTTAGTTGCCTCAATAATATCGTAAATAGCTGCGTTTGTGATTTTCATAGTAGTTTTTCTCCTTTTTATCTTAATTTTTAATATAAAAAGAGCATTCCTGTTATAGAATGCTCTTAGTTGATTTGTTGCTCTAAATATTCAATTCGTTGCTTTAATTGTTTATTCTCTGCTTTTAATTCAGCATACATTTCTTGGATTGATTTTGTAATAAGACTTTCCATATAGAATGTATTTACACCATATGGTTCATTGCTTTCAGATGGTTTTATTACCATGTTAGGGTTTATATCTTCTAATTCTTGAGCAATATATCCTAAATCTATATAATTATTTGATTCTTTCCATATAAATTCTCTATGATTTATTTTTAAGATTTGGCTTAATGCATTGTCGATATTGGTGTTTTTTATATTTCTTTTTAATCTCCTATCAGATGTTGTAAGTTGAAATGTTCTTGTCTCAAATTTTTGATAATCCCATTTTCCACGAATTGTAATTTTATTGTCTACGTTAGTTCTGATAATTGATACATAATATTTTCCACCATCATCTGTTGATGTACAAATTGCAGGTCGATAACTTGTTGACTCTGAATTAATTATGTATCCATTAACATTACCACTAACATCTCCAGTAACATTTCCATTTAATGTCCCTCTTATAATACCACCAGATATAGAAACGCTTGTATATGGTGCGACAGAATAAAAATACAAATATGGTTCATTATTTCCATCGAGGCCCATTAAAAGTTTTGGCAATGGTTCTACGTCACTTATTCCATAATCATACTTCATAGATAATTGTCCATTCCTTAATTCTGTTATGGTGTTGTTTCCCTTTGATGTTATGCCACCTAAAATATCTGCGTTTGAGCAATGCATACTACCATCTTGATTTACATAAAATGCTCCACTTCCAGCCCAGAATGCATATTTTCCAGAAGTTACACTAAGACCACAACTATCAGATCCACTTCCTGTTGTGCCGTATGGTTTATTGTAAATAGAACCATCATTACTAATATTGAAAAGCCCAATCTTTCCAGACGATGCGGTGATTGTTCCTGATATAGTAGCATCAGTTGCGGTCATATTACCTTCACTATCAACAATAAATTTATCAGATATACTTAATCCAGAATTACCAAAATATGCATTACCAGGGACTCCTGCATTATATCCATTTCCTTTATAAATAGCATCAGAATTTATATTCCATGGACCAATACTTCCTGTTGATGCTGTAATATTACCACTAAAACTTCCTGTCGCTGCCTTTAACTCTCCAGAAAAAGTTCCGGCTGATGCATATATAGTCCCTGAAAAAGTTCCTGACTTTGCATTAACATTACCTTCGCTATCAACAATAAATTTATCAGATATACTTAATCCAGAATTACCAAAATATGCATTTTTACTGCTAGAAGTGTTTGCTACCGCATACCCACTACCTTTAGATAATGCATCATTTGTAATGTTCCATCCTGCGATAAGACCTTCTGAACTGTAAAGTTTCCCATATATAACGGCATTTTGTGCAACCATTAAACCTTTTGTATTCACACGAAAATAACCTTCTGTGTTGTCTGGAAGAGGCATTGAAGAATCATAATTTCCTATCTCTCCATTGTTAGACACAATAAAAGCAAGTCCACCACTTTTTATTTCTTCTGTAGTAGAATAATCTTTTAATTTATTTTCAAGCCCATTTGTTGTAATATAGTTTGTAAGATCACCTATGTTGCTTTCATGGATTTTTACATCTGCTCCGAGCACGAGATTATTAGCAATAATATCACCACGAACAGTGAGAGTTTGTCCGTTCCATGCCATAAGTCCTGCGGAATTGTCTTCTTCTGACGCTTCTTTAATACCTACATAATTCTTAATAAGATTGTACTTTGTTGTACGTTCTGCATCAGATAGAGTATTGATTCCAAACTCTTTTTCAAGATCTGTTCGAGTCATCTGATTTAATATACTTGCAGATTTATTTTCTTTGTAAATTTTGTCATTTACATTTAGCCAAATGATATAATTATCCAGTTCACCGAGAAATCTTGTCAATGTACTTTTCTGCAATACAGTTAAAACTTCACTTGAATCAGTAGTATACGGTTTCAGTTCTTCAATCTTGTTCTTTAGTTTTTCCTGGTTTAATCCGATAGGTGAAAAACTCATAGATTCTTTATATCTTAAATCATCACCACCAGTTCCTCTTGGAGATTCCCACGAAGATATGTAATTATCAAGGAGTTTTTTATCCTTATTTATATCATCAATAATTACCTTTTCTGATTTGCCATAGAAAGTAAAAGTACCGGAATGAAGATTAATCCATCCATTTATACCACGTAAATCATCAGTAGTAATTTCCGATGCAGTCAATGAATTGGCAAGAATCTGATCGGCAGTAATAGTATGCGCCTGAATATTTTTACCACCCATGTAATACTTATCATAATCCTCTGGTGGAATGTTCTTTGATTCAACAGCTCCAAGGCTTTCATTAAACGAATACATGATAGAATTCTTTTCACCACGAATGATAAGTCTATCTACAGAAAGAGTACCTGCAGATATACGTGTCGCATTAATATCAAGTGCAAGAACGAGTTTAGATGTGGTCGCATCAACATTAATTGTTTCAAAAAGACCACTGTTTGCCATCATATCCCTAGCATTAACCATCTTTGATATAACCTGCCCGAAAGCACCTGTATTAGCATTTATTGTATCAAACACACCGTTAGATACAGCATTTGAAAATCTGGTTGAACTCACCATCGCCTTAATAAGTGCATCTGAGACTTCAATTCCAGATGTATCTAATTTACTTTTTATGGAGCCTGTAATCTGGTTTTTGGCTGTACTTACTGTATCATCAAGTAGAACAGCTAAATCGTCACGACCACCGTTATAACTAATCATGTTTGTGAATTCAATTTGGAAATCATTTTCAATAACGCATGGATTAAATGTGAGAGATGAGATACGAAGTTTTAAGAAATACTGTTCATCTTTATCGAATGAGAGATGGATAAAATTACCTATATCAAAATTTCCTTGCCATTCTTTAAACCCAGGAATAGCAAAAATATTATCCATTGCAAGAGTAAAAGATAATTGTGGCTGACACACCTTAGAAAGCTCTGTTGTTGCATCTTGAAATAATTCGTATTGAGTATTGATTATCTCTGCTGCAGTGTTTGTAGAAATGGTGATAATATTATCATTTACATAATCTGTCTCATTGTACAGTTTATTTAATGTTTCAAGGTCTTCCTTTGTAAATATGCCGCATTTTTCTTTATTGTTAATTGTTGCAACTTCGGACATATTTTTTGAAAAACCATTCATTAAATTCTGAATATCATCATATTCGCCTTGTCTTTGCTTAATGGCACCAGAGCATCCACCTTTTTCTGGTTCCGCATATAAGTTCCCATTTTCATCTTTTCCGTATTCATATTCCCAATACTTTAAATACTTGTTGTGAGAAATATTGTAATTGGACTCTGTTAAGTGACCTTTTTCATCTTCACTTAAATCTTTCCATGCCTTTTTATAAGCTTTTAAAGCATCAATATTATTCAGATATGTTTTCTCTTTTGTTTTTAACTCTTGAAGACCAAACAAATCCCAATTTGTATTCCATTTTTCAATCAAATCGTCTACTTCATTTGACTTTTTATCATCTTGCGTAGGATCTGTATTATTTTTATATTCAATGGTTTTGTCGATGATTTCAAGAATACCCTGATATGCAATATAATCCTGTTCTGCACCTTTATTAAGCCACTTCTGATTTTCTTCATCCCAGTAACCAAGTTTTATATCTTTCAGTGCATCCATATATGTAGTATACTTCTTTTTTATGGTTCCGAGGTCTTCTACGGTAAATTGTTTCCAATTATTATTCAATCCATCATTCGGAACTCTAAGATTGATTTCATCACGCTTTTCCATATACAAGCTGTACTGACGATTGTAATACATATATTTTTTACGTGCTTCGTCAAGCTTAGATAACCATTGATTATATCTGTCAATTAAGCCTTGGCTTACATGTTTTGTACTAAGATAATAAGAAAGATTCTCAATAGTAGAAGAACCAAAATTGACTGCATCAATTGTAAGGTCATCTCCACCACGTACTTCAAATCTTGTCATAATATTATCTTCTTGAGCTGGTGCATAATTCAACGTCTGAATCAAATTACGATAAGAGATAAATACATTTGAATCCTTACCGTAATCTTTTACGCTATATACATTAATTGTCCTGGTCATAATATTAAAATCGAAAATACATTCGAATTTCTTTGATACATCCTGCGTTAGAAATGCATATACATTTTTTGAGTCTATATCAAATGACCGCTTAGAATCAACCATTTGTGAAGTAGTAGTAACAGTTCCATCATCGTTTACTTTAGTCTCTATAACCGTTGTTTCTCTTATTGTCTGATCAACCCAACCAATTTTCCATCCAAAAACCTTTTCAATTGCAATATCAAGCAATGAAAAATCTTTGTACAGTTCATCATATAAAATAATGTTTTTAACTGCTACTTTAACACCTTCATCGGTTTCTTTTACATTGCCATTAATCAAATATTCACGGCTGTCTGTCTCTCCTGTATTGATTTTAAAGTTCTTTAGTGTTTTCAATGCAAGCTCACATTCACATGACTGAGCTGTTACCGTTTTATATTCATCAAATCCATCATTTGAAACTTCCGGATAGGACATACGAAAATATCCAACACCATCTACCAAAATATACATTGCTTCATCAAGCAGATCATATCCGTTTGATTCTTCTCCGTTTATATACTTGTGTACATCAAATTGTATCGTGTCAAAATTATTTAACTGCCGTGTATAAGATACAGTTGGCAGATCAATACCATTCAATTCACAAATTATTGTATTATCTGTTTTACACAAATAAATTCGTGCCGGTTCAGTAAGCCCAAAGTAGTCATAATTAAAAGTCATTAATAAGCACCTACCTTTCTTGGGCATCTGAATGTCATTTTAATACTGCATCCACCTGTTATTTTAAATTTGTTTACACCAGGAACTAACCTAACCCAATATAATCCCAAACTACCATTATCTAAATTTGTAAGGTTGTCAGATGTAAACCCAAGATCGGATAATTGAACCGGAATATTCTTTTTCTTTGTATTACTGTAATAATAAATTTTATGATTTTTTGAATCTATATAAAGTGGATTTGTGTAATCAATTGCATTTGGAATTGTAAGAGTAAGACTATGACTTAATAAATCATTAGTAGAAATTTCGGAATAATTATCAATTGTAATTTGCGTACCTGCATAAGAATAAATTGCTATTAACGGATATGTAAAATCACCAATCTCATCTGTATCATTGTTCACTTCAAATAATTCTGCGTTTTGAATTGTTACCTCAACACTTTTATTGCTTACGGATACATTTTTATCATTTACTGCAAGTAAACAATTCTCTAAGTTGTTGTAAGCAAACTCACGTTCGTTGCTCCATCCATATGGGGAATCAGCAGTAAATGTATATGTAAGCATTAAAATACCACTGCCATATACGTTAGTTACATCTGTAAAAACTCCATAATAATTAATAGGGTCAAAAGCTTCATCTTCAAAAAATAGAAGAGTAGGTGTACGTGGTCCTGTTAACCAGGCGTTTATATCTCTAACTTCTTCTCTTGAAAAAGCACGATTTTCAGGTTTGGTAATTGTTACTTCAAATGTAAGTACATCTGAATATTTTGTATTATACCAATTTGATACAGGTCGTCTGCTTGTAATTTCACCTTTTAAAATTTCTCTTGTTAATCCCATTGGAATTGATTCTGGCTGTTCAGAGGCACAAATAATAACTCCAAAATCATCGGAAGATTTTCCGTTATATGTAAAAGAAGAGCCAAATATAGCCATATTAATCACCTACTTTCTATTCAGACTATTATTGACAAAAATTGTTAATTGAATCATAATGGATTTTATATATGTATTTGAAGGATGTGGGGAGAAGATGAGTTTAGTGATTGCTGCAATTTCGAAAGATAATGATATTGTTGTATGCGCTGATTCCAGAATTGTGGATAAAAATGGTAATATAGTTACCGAAAACGAGAATAAAATTTACCAGATTAGTGATAGAGTTGTTATTGGTTATGCTGGCAGTAAAAATGATTTTGATTGCCTTAAGGTATACTTAGAAATTAAATCAATACTATTAGATATAAATGATGTAGAATGTATATACGAAGAAGTGAAAAGTTATGAAGAAAATCATGCATCAAATGATGGGATTCATTTACTTATTGCAGGATTTAATAAGTGTGAAATACCACAAATATATCTTGTAGGTACTGAAAAACATGAATGTGGTATCAGTAGACTATTATCTACAGACTATATGGCGATTGGTGATTATGGTTTTGATCTTTCTCTAAATACTCAAAAAGAGCTGACTGAAATCATATGTGATATGAAAATAATAATAAGTAATAGAGCAGAAGTGAATAATTGTATAAATACAAATATTAATACAGTTATTTTAAAGTCCAAATAATCCACCTGGATGACCGCAAAAGTGATATTTGCCTTTTATAAAAAGCCAATCAAAATATTCTTTTACATCCTGTGGAGAAAGTGATACTTTACTATAAAAACTACTTATTTCTTTGCCATTATGGTATTCTATAATTTTATAATTACCTATTATAAATGTATGATCAAAAATTTTAACATGCATAATTAGTCCTTTTATTACATAAAAATTAACATATTGTTCCACCATGTGCTGTTCCAACAAATTTATTATTAAAAAATAACCATTCCATAAAATTTTTTACATCACTTGGAGTTATTCCGTCACAACATGACATACCACCAACATCTTTTTCATTTTCATATAAACGTACAGATGTATTATTTATTTTTAACATAAAATTAAAAAAACTTACTTTCATATTATTACCTCTGTTCAAAATTAATAAAAGAGAGCATAGCTGTGACACTATGCCCTCCTGTGTTTATCTGAGACTCTTAAAATCTCTGACTTGTTTCTTGTCATGTGCCTGGATTTTCTTGTCCAAGTGTTTGTCAATTTCCCTCAGAATAGACTCTGTATCTTGCGCACCATCAATATAGAAGTTATTTACATAAGTGTTTCCACTTAGATTCTGAATATTTTGGATATTCTTTTCTATAGCTTTTGCCATTCCAGCATAGTCTGGCATGTTTTTCTGGGTGGCTATAGTTGCATTGTCCAATAAGCTTTTCGTAAAGTTAGCATCAAACACCTTGTCTCCCTGGTTCAGAAAAGTAAGAGTGCCATATTGTTTAGAAAAGACAGATTCCATGCCTTTCTCATTCACTCTGTAAATTCCAGACTTATTTACATAGTCAGTACCGGAAGCATAACCGGTAATATTTGTAAGTCCAGACTGTGAAATCTCACTATCTGATAATCCGTAATGACGTAATATGGAAGATATCGCATTAATTGTACTTGCTGTGCTAAGTCCTGCATTGCTAATTGCACCATTAATAGCATTAGTCATATCTTCCATGTTAGAGCTGATTTTGTTAATCCATGTATCAAGATCCTCACTCAGATCAGTAGACAGCTTATCCAGTGAATCAGTCTGCATAGAATAAGCATGATCTACAATTGTGTCATTCAGATCATCTTTTGCGGATTGCAGCTGTTCTTGCAGTTTTGCTTTTCTTGCCTTATCTTCTGCACTGGTGCTTCCTTCCAACGCCGCAATCTGTCTCTCCAGCACTTCAATATCCTTGGTTTTGTTTTTCAGTGTCTTGTCATAGTCATAGTAGTTTTTCTTTGCAGATAGAGCTTCTTTCCTCTTATCAATGACCTTGTTCAGCACATCAAATTCAGCCTGAGATTGGGATTTCACCAGTTCCAAAATAGAATTTCTGGAAGAGTATATATTTGCAGTGGTACTCTTGATATTTGCATCAACATCCTTGAGCTTCTGGTTATATTCATCCTCGCCGAATTTTCCAGCGTTGTAGTCATTGATAATCTGCTGTCTTTCCTTTATATAGGTTTTCAGATTTTCTGTGGAAGCATTGATATCATCAACATCCAATGTAATTGACAATGCACCTGATTCTGTGAGGAGTCCTGTGTTCTTATCAATTTTCATATCATCAGAAATAAGTGATTTCAAACCGTCTAACTTATCACGGAACCTGTCAACCTTTTCTGCAGCTCTTTCAAACTGTTCTTCGTAATAAACACCAATCTGAGATTGCTTCAATTCCTCAATTTGTGTGTCATAGTCTGCCACAGCATTTTGCGCTTCTTTGATTTTTGTCTGCATGTCCAGCCATTCTTGTGAATTTTCCACGATTGTTCCAGCCTCAACGCCATCATTTAGCTGTTTCGTCAGTTCATCAAGCTCATTCTGTTTAATTGCCCTCTCAGCCTGAGTGTTGCTTATCTTAACATCATAGTCAGAAGATTTTTCGTAATCTCCGTGAGCTTTTGCCAGGTCTATATTCTTTTCCTGATATTTACTCAATTGCTCTTGGTAACTTAGAAGTGCTTCGTAATACGTTTTTGCATTATCAAATTTCGTAGATACCGCTTCCACTGTAGCCTGAGCAGATTCCACCTCGGCAGTCATAAGATTTTCATTAGCTTCTGTAAGAGCATTTGTGGCAATAGTTACATTCTCTTTCTTCTTTTTACTGTCTGCTAAGGCATTATTGTAGGTGGTCAGAATTTTCAACTGCTTTGCATCAGTGATTCCAGTTGTATCAATTTCTTTGCCAGCTGCAATCTTCTTTTTCTGAACTGCTGTAAGATTCTTACTGTTTTTATATTTCTTCTGAAGCTTTGCAAGCTTTTTGTCAGACGTTGTTTTCTGCTTCTTAGTCGTAGTCAAATTAGCATTCGCCTGTTCAACAGCAGTTTTTCTTGCATCCTGTTCTAACTTTTTGCCAGAGACTTGCTGGTCCACCAGGCTATTCATATATGATAATGAATCACCGGAATCATAAGCATTAAGCGCTGTATTCACATTAGACTTCATGGATTTATATGTAGAATTGGATGAATTGTAGTTAGATTTTGCCGTAGATAATTTAGATTTTGCAGATGTGGCTTTCTTATTCGCTTTGGTCTTGTTTGTCACAGCCTTATTATAAGCGTCAGCTTTTTTCTTCTGGGAACCTGACATACCAGTAGAATCAATTTTCTTACCAGCTTGAACCTGTTTCTTCTGTTCATCAGTAAGATTTGTTTTCAATAAGGATTTTGCAGTGGATTTCACTTTATTATTTGCTTTCTTCTTTGCTGTAGACGCTTTCTTATTAGCAGTCTTCGCAGATTTCAACGCTTTATTATCCGATTTCTTCTGTTCCTGTACTTCAGCCAGATCCTCTTTCATTGTCTGCGCAAGAACAGCCTGAGTAGATCCACCTTTGGTAGCCGCTGTTAATCTGGAAGATATAGCATTAATACCGTTATAACCAGTAGTCAAACGATCAATCTTTTTCTCGGCTTTCTCTGTAGGCATGTTAGCCCATTGCTCAAACAACTTCTGTTGTTCATTTCTCAGATCAATAACAGCCTGTTTACAATCCTGTGCCTTGTCATACCAACTCTGATATTCTGAGATAGCTTCCGCTAAAGCCTTACCCTCATCTGTGCTAGTGTCCATATCTTCAATACGATAAGCACCGGACTGTACCAATTTTTGATATTTCTTAGGAATTGGTACATTTATTTCTCCACCATCACTATTGTAATAAGTGTATTTTTCAGCAACAGAATTGGCTTTCTTCATGTAAGCCAACTCGCCTTTGGTATTAGCTTTCATCTCATAGTTCATGGTTTTCATCTGTTTCTTCAACAAAGAGGTCTTTAATGTAGACGTAATGTAATCCGTAATCTGATCTGATATTTTCTTGACCTTTTTCTCCCATGTTTCCAGCCTCGTAGCAACCCAGTCAAATGTTTTCATGGATTTTTTTGTGGCTTCTGTCGATTCTTCCGTAGCTTTTGTATGGCTCTTGGTCGCCTTGGTATCTGCATTGGTAGCACTGGTAGCCTTTGCAGTGTTACCACCGGATACGACAGATTTCTGTGCTTGCTTAACACTGATTCCACCTGTTACCATAGCATTTCCAGATACAAAAGCAGTACCGGATATATCAGGACTTGTACCGGATGCTAACGCGACTGCTCTTGAAGCTGTGAATCCATTGCTTAACAATTCCTCAGTCTGCACATGGTTGAATACAATTGCTCCTTGTGGAATATTCACAAACTCTGCACCATTGTCTCCAACTGTATACCATCTTCCAGTATGAGGATTTACGCACATTTCACGACCTAATTCTCCCACAAGAGTAGTACCAGGACGCTTATTGCCCCAATCACCTGTAACTTTAGCAGTTCCAGATACGTGAGCTGTCCCATTCACGCTATTAGCTCCATTAGTAGGAGCAGAAGTGTTTCCCCAATTAATGTGTCCTACAGCCTGAAATTGAGTTTTTACCTGTGAAATATCATTACTCCACAACACCGTACCGTCACTTTTCTTTTGAGCAGCGGCGTAAGCATCAACTTTTGTCGTATCGTTATCCCAATCAACTTCACCTTTTGCATCATGTTTGGTTTCTTGGAATCCAATAATAGCAGAATCATCAATTCCAGCTTTCACCATGACTTCGTTTGTAAGCTTATTACTAATGCTGTCCTGGATCGTATCAATAGAGGAATCATCTATAGATAATGTAGCTTTTACATTTGTATCAAGCCCTTTAATCTTATCTGCTACAGCTTCAACATTTGCCTGGGCTTCTGAGGTGTCCATGCCTAATGTTTCTTGCATCTGCAAAGTATTCTGTGCTGTCTGGAATTCTTGCAACAATCCAACAGCTTCTCCAATCTTACCGGAAACCTGGCTTACATCAACATTCATTACAGCTGGTGCTTCTAATTGTTGTTTCTGAGCTACACAGTACTGAATTATGGTATTTGCCTGATCAACTTCTGATAAATCTACACCGACCTTTGCTTTAACACTGTTCATCTCTGATATAGTATCATCTAATGCAGAGCATTTTTCTTCCGTAGTTTCCAGATCAGACACATCAAGATTGATCTTCAGGTCTTCATTACCTGTTACACTACGCAATGCTTCTGAAGCTTCAGTGGCAGCTACAGCAATATCGCCCATTGTTTGGATTCCTTCATCGCTCCAATCGAAGTTTGCTCCAAATTCCTGCATCTCACCGAACATTGCTTGAACCATAGGCATTGAAAGATTCATGCCCTCAGCAAAATCTTCCATGGTTTTTCCACCTGCTACCTGGTAGTTTTCACCAGCTTCATCCAGAACCATAAGACCTTTATCCATTGCATTTTTGCAGAACTCTTCTATATTAAGTCCGGCTCTTTCCCCATCTTCATTGTGGGTAAACAGATTGTCAATGCTGCTTAAATAGGAATTGATTGCATTTTCATCTGTACTATCAACCGTATCAGGAATAAGAAAATCCAAAGAAGCCTGGTAATCTTTACGTCCAACTCTACCATAAATGTCTGAATCTGTGTTATTTAATGTATCGTCAATCTGTTTGGATGCCGTAATTGCATCGTCAAACATATCTCCAGATTCAGAAGCATTCTGAGCATCCTTCCATTGTTGGTAAATACCAATGGATTCCATGAGTGAAGAGTTAAGTAAATCAAGCTGACTACACTGCTCCACAATTGCATCATTGCTAGAAAGCAAGCTATTGATTTGCTGTTGAATTCCATCAACACTTAATCCAGTAGCATTAGTATTATCAATGAGTTTCTGACGTAATTCCTCGATCTGTTTGGCATTCTGTAAATATTGTTGCTGTTTTTGAGCTTTTGCAGAATTATTTGTAGCAACCTGTTCTTTTACTTTTTCCTGAGTTAGTTCTTTTACCTTCTGAGTATTAATCTGCATACTACCATTTACATATTCAAGAGCAGAGCGATAGTCTTTTAAGTCTTCAGAGGAAAATGTATCATAACTAATTGAAGTTCCGATTGATTGAGAACTTAAAGCAGATTGAACTGAACTTATCTCTGATAATAAATCATTAGAAGCATCAATTCGTCTATTGAAAATATCGGAAAGATTTGATTGAACGGCTTCCATAATTCCATCAAATCCAGACTTTGCAACTTCTGGGTCCAATAATGCTTTATACAAAGCTTCACGACCATCTTTTGTAAGCATTACAGACGCAAATGATTCTTTAAATTTTCCGGCTGCAATAGCACCCTCACGAGATGCCATATCAGAAACACCCTCACCGCCAATATTGTAAACTTCTCTAAATAGATCATTTATTTCTTTGGAAGTAATTCCGGATAAATCCGCAGATTTTATTAAAGACTCTTTTAGTGTTTTTGCTTTTGTTTTTTCATCAGCAGAAGCACCAGACATAGCTTCATCAATTTTTTTGATAGTGGATTTTAACTTATCCGCTTGAAGACTAACAATTGACTCCTGCAGATTATCTGTTTGATCGGCTAACTGTGGAAACTGCTGAATAAGGTCAGTAAGATCAGTATCTGTAAACTCACCAGTCTTAAGCTTAGATAATGTATCAGAAAGAGAAGAGAGGTCTGATTGTAAAGAGTCAATAGAAGAGGAAACTTCATTGTCTTCATCTGCGAGAACCGATGCGAGAGTAGGACTATCGCCTAAATCTACGGCTTGTTCCTTATAGTTCGCTATAGCGTCAAGAAATTTATTCCAACCAGTAAGTCCTGATTCTACCTCAAACCCATCGGTTAAAAGTTGTGCGCCGATGCTTATATCATCAATAGACAAGTTATCAATCCAATTTTCGAATACTTTACCTTTGAATGCAGTTTTAATTTTTCCCATTTCAGTAGAAGCTGTTGTAATTACATCAGATAGTCCTAATGCTTTTAACCACTGATTTTGTGTATCTTTATCATCTGGGAACAATCCTTCAATTACAGAATGAACTTGGTCATAATATTCTTTCTGTTTTAATTTTGAAGTATCAAGTGTAAGTAATTTAGACAAAGATTCTTGAGCATCTGGTTCCAATGAGTTCATTGGTTCAATAAATTCACCATATAAGAACGGAAGAACTAATCCATCGTAATCTTCGCTCAATGATGTTAAATCAATATCTGTCAAATGTCCAAGAAAGGCATTTTGGAGAGAAGAATCAAGCCCAGAAAATGCTTCAGATGTTTGAAGGTAATTACTAAGTGAATTAGCCATACTATTCCACTGGTCTTTAATTAATAAATCAATAGAAGAAGATTTAGATTTATTTGCATTAATTTGTGCCTGAAGTCCTTTAATTTCAGTATCATAAGAAACATTCATAGCTTCTAAAAATGCATTATTTAATTGCTGAATCTTTTCTTTTGAAAGATCCTCCAAACCATCTACAACAGTTGTTCCGTCAGATAAGCCTTGCATTGAATATTCATTACCAGCAAATTCATGCAAAGCATTATTAATTGCTTTTATTTGCTCCCCTGTGAGCTTTCTGTTATCAACGTTTAACTTTTTAGAACCAAATGTAAATATACTTTTGCCATTATTGGTGCCAGTATACTCATCCATTTCGGCTTGCAATTTCTCATTTTCTTCTTTTAAATCACTAATCTGCCCATTGTATTGTTCAACTTGCGTTATAGTCCCCTTATATGTGTTTTGTAAGTTTTCTCCAATTTCAACATTGGCGGATAGCATTTGGGCATTATACAAATTTCGAATACTATCAGCAGCAGAATCTGCATTTGAACCAAGATTCAATAAAGCATTACCCTGGGCATCATATCCGGAAACTAATTGTGGAAATTGTGCAGCTAACTGATTACAGATATCAAGATAAGATTGGTAATCTTCAGACGATAATGAACGATTCTCGTTTGTGCTTCCTACGACACCTTTATGTAATTCTGTATACTTTTCTGCCACCTGATCAATTGCATCACCAGTTGTTTTAATCTGATCTGTAGAGTCAGCAAATTTTGTAGCAAGATCTGTTACCTTCTGTTGACCTTCTTTAAAGCTGTTAAAAGTATTATCAATAGACTCTTTTGCTTCCTGACCTGCTTTAATAATATTCTCGTCATAATGTGCAAGATCAATAAGTCCTTCAATTATCTTACCGACCGCCCAGGACGCAACCATAGCGATTCCCATATTAAGCATTGAAGCACCAACTGACTTAATAACACTTCCTACAGAAGTTAAAGCAGCTCTGAATTTTGTAACACCTTGAATTACCGTTTTCTGTGACTGAGCAAATCCTGCTTGAGAAACAGACGCAACTTCAGTATCTTGAATATATTTAACAAGCGAACTATCAGCACCTGTAATTTCCTCTGCAAGTTTAATCATCATATCTTTAGAATCTTCTGCAGATCCATTTAATTGAGATTCAGAAAATTCTTTTTTTAATCTATCAAAAAATGAAAGTTCATTTTTACTAAGATTATATGGCTGTTCTATATCTTGTTTTTTAAAGAAGAAATCTTTTACTTCAGTTAACGCATTCCTTAGATTACTTCCATTACCACCAAGCTTTTTTGTTTCTTTATCGTAGTTAAAGATCAATTGAATATTAAGAAATATAATGTTATACTTGCATTATAATATTATATTTCGGAGGTGGCATATGGGGTCTGATAAAATTTTATATTATTGTAAAGATTGCATTTTGAAGAATGGTAATAAGCTTAAACAACCACAAGGACGCACAAAATCTATGTTTTCAATAAGCTCAAACAAGCCTGAAGATTACGCAGGTATTCTTAGCGGTGAAAATTTAGATATATGTCCTGGATGCGGAAATAAACTAATAGCTGCTCCTAATATGAATTTTAACGATATGTTTAATATTTGCGAATATTGTAATAATGATCCTGGTTTTATTTCGGCAATGTTAGACTTATATACAAACGACATCATTAAGTATACAAATCAAATGAGTATTATAAATGCTAAAGCAGAGGAAGAATCACAGAAAAGATATGACGAGTATTTAGCGCAACAGAGAGCAGAGGAAGTTGAATCCAATACACGCCATTGTCCGAAATGCAATGGCACTAACTTTACGCCTGTGCGCAAAAAATATGGACTGTTTCTTGGATTTGCTACCAACAAGGTTGAGTTAGTATGTAATAACTGTGGATATAGAATGAAAGCGGAGAATTAATCACTACACCCATTTCATTCTTTCGTCAATTTCATCCAAGATCTCTTGCATATCTTTTTGAGTTTGTAGGAGATTTTGGTACTTTTGATTATCAAAAATGCGATAATACTTTTTTTGAATTGCAAACTTAATATCTACTTTTAAACTCTTAAACTTTAGATATAATATATCACGTTTTAATCTAATAATTAGCATTTTGTTTTTTATCATAATAATTCCTTTCTATTGTAGGAGATAAAATGGACAAAGAGTATCTTGATAAAATATTTAAGGAATATAATGAGTTATATTATGAAATTCCAGAAATACAAGAATATATTGAAGTTAACAAAAGAGATTGTGCAGCCGCACAATTCAATACATTGGAATTGTATAATCAAAAATATATACTAAAAGTTAACAAACAATTAGATGAATCAAAAATATACAAAGGAATTTTCTTTCACGAGTTCACACATGTATATGATTCTACTCAGTTATTAAATTATCCGCTTGAAGATTTTATTAAATTAATGTACATATATTCTGAAGTTCACGCTTCAGAAGTTGAAATGGATATACATTTAAAAATAGAAAATTTCTCATATAAAAAATATGTAGATAAAGGAATAGTAAATTTAACTGAGAGTTTTATATTACCAAATGATCCTATTTTAAAAGGTGAGGTATATTGTGACGAAAGACTTTTATATTATTGTATTGGATATTTGATATCACTTAAAAAGCATAATATCGAATATGTTTATAGTTATAAGTATGTACCAGATGTGTTTCGTTCATTATTTATAGAGATAACGGAATATTTTTTGTCAACAACAAAATATAATTATAATGTATTACTTAATTATCAAATTAAATTACATGATTTAGTCAAAACTATAATAAAGGAACATATAGAAAAATATAATAAACCTAATACAAATTAATACATGAATCCAACCAAGTTCACTGTCCTCGCTGTGGCTCAACGCAAGTTGGAGTCGTAAACCGTGGCTACTCATTACTTTCTGGTTTTATCGGATCTGGTAGCGCTAGGAATGTATGCCAGAATTGCGGCTATAAGTGAAAACCTGGGAAATAAGGAGAAATTATAATAGACCAGGAGAGTGTTAATTCTCCTGGTCTAAATTATCATATTCATTTAAGAAATTTGCTGTTCCAAAAGATGGGATTCTAAATGAAAAACTTGTTTTTCCATTTAAATTTGATACTGCAAAATCACCTTTTGAAATAATATCCATACCAATAATAATATCAAAAACATCATGTTTTTCAATTTTTAATACTCGCAAGTTATTAAAAACAAAATCGTCTCTAAACATTAAATCAATTGAATAAATATTTGTTAATTTTGACTCACGATGACCTCCAGTATAGAAATTTGATTTTCCAGTTGAAGTAAGATTATATTTTTCCACTATATTGCTTGTTATACATGAGACAGAAGCACCTGTGTCCCAAATACAAATAAAGCGATTTTTATCAATTAAATCATCTTTCTCTTTTCCTACATAAACATAAGAAGTAAGTTGATTCATTATCTTATTTGAACTATATGTAAGAACTCGTATTTTATCCATATCTTATTCACTTATAGAAATCCATTTATATTCTGGTATACGAACATATTTTTTGTTAAAAACACCGTCACAATGATATATATTAAATTCACCTACATCATAATAGAAAAGTGTTTCCCTTAATGCTTCTCTATATGTTTTATATGATCCAATGATAATATTATCTAATTTTCTAATAGACAGATAACATTCTCCATATTTTTTATATAATTCTTCATGATGATAATAAAACCAATCTGTAGGGTGATTTGGAATTTCTACAATTTCCCCTTCATAATAATGTATTTTTCCCATATTAAATATTACCTCTTATCATATCATAAAATAGATTAATTTCAATCTATATAAATAAAAACACCACGTTTGCAAGCCGTGGTGAGTGTGTGTAGTTAATGCATTTCAGGTAGTAAGAGAGTAGTAACCTCACGGTTCTATCCATACTATTCGATCCATCATGCTACCCAGGCTTTCCCTGGTTGGACTGTATATTGTACTATATGTTGTAACGCCACACATAATACGCCTTGTCAGCCTCTCGCACGTTAACTGTAAAACTACACTTTTACATGAAAACACATATGTTCTGGATTTACAAAAATGGACAATTATACTACAATCAAAGTCAGATATACTTGTGGTCACAGGTCTACATTGTGATCCGCTGCACGACAGTATATCTGACAGTCGTCATGTAGTACTGAATTAATGGTACGCAATTTGTACCAGAAATGAGATTGTCTAAAATGAAGTACTCTAAATATTATATTCATTTCTATGGGATTCTCCCCAACATCAAATCTCTTTCTTGATACTTTCGTACAGGAAGGAGGTGAGATATGGAAGATGTATTTCTATTCGTTTTAACTCTTGTAGGATTATTAATCCTATGGTCGTTAATCCGAAGAATACCATCTAAGAACATGAAAAACTTTCACATCCATTTTGGATTTCTGAAAGGATTTGACATGTCTGGAGAATTCTATAAGGATGACACCCAAAATAATAAATAGTTTAGTTCATATTTTTGTAATCTCCTTTTAGTCTTTTAAGAGAGTGGAGAGTTGTTACCTGCAACTTTCTGCTCTCTATTTCTTTCTTCCTGTTATAATTGCGTTTTATTCGTGAATTTTATCATCCACTTTTGTAAATTTAAACATATGTGTTTGCTAACGTGTCGGAACTACCATCTTCAATATATCCCTTTCATTCATTTTCAGAACTAAGGTACCACAGTGATGTGGATTACGGCTTCCTCCGATATTCGGCTTTATAGCTCTAAGGCTAAAGGTCTGTCAATAGGTGTCGAATCACCATCTTGAACAAGTTCTATACTAACTGTCGCGATTATGACAGCAGCATATCAAATGGGCATCTTAACTACGATAAAATTTTGAATTGAAACTAGCTTTATGGTTTATGTTAAGCTGTTTACCCAGACCTGCTTGTGAAAGTTTAAATCCTGCGAATCCTCCAATTGCTGTTGAGAGCAGTGGAAGTTTATCCAGGATCTGAGTTACGATGTTAAGAAAGGCAGTTGCTGTATCTATTACGCCTTTAAACATATCACTGTTGATTGTTACTGTTGCAAGCTCTTGGAGCTGTGTTTGGAGCTGGGCTATTTTCGCCTCCGTACTCTCAAGATACTTCTGGTTTTCTTCCAGTGCCGAATTATCTGAGTGCTCAGAAGTTTCTTTTACCTGTTCAAGAAGAGAACCATTAGTAAGCAGGCTACTTAAAATATTAGACCTGTTTTTACCTGCAAGTTCTTCGATAAGAGCTTGTGCACGATTGGTACCCATAGCTTTATCTTGTTTCTGTATTTCACTATATATTTCAGAAATATCCTTTAATATAGAATATGTGTTACGATAGTTTCCATTTTCATCTAAGATGTCAACGCCTTTACCATTATTTGAAGGTACGGCTGTATAATCTTTAATTATCTGTTGTTTCTTTGCTTTGGTAGCTACTACATAATCATCAGTTTCCTCGCCAAGTTCTGCTAATTCCTTTTGCGCTTCTTCTGTCAAGCTGTTACTTTCAGGCACAAAAACCTTACTGACCATATAAATGGCGTACAGTTATTTCTAGCTGTATCTCATATTTCATTTTGTTATATTATGAGTTCAGACTGTATATTACATCCTTATGATATTGGATGGATAACTTCAACATATGTGTTACCACACACATCCTGCAGTCGTTACGGTTTCCTATATAAAATATAGGTCTTACCTCGGTATTACCTGCTTCCAGGCGTTCACCGATATAGTTATCTACTGATGAACATAAAGTCCATCCGTACCTTCCGATACGTTTAGGCCGAAAACCTACAATACGAAGCGAAACGGTCTTAAGTCCGGCTGCAACACTATTTACCAAATTTGTTACTTCTATAAAAAAGAAGGATAGGTCATTTCTGCCTATCTCCGTAACTTCGTTATTAAGTTATAATTACGGTTCAGATCATACCTTCATCTCTTCGAATAAGAGAGCCTAGCATATGCCTAATCGTTACCTTTTAGACTGTGATCGTTACAGGATCTCAAAAATATTGAGTCTTACCCACGGTATTGTCTTCTTCAAGAGTTTTACCGTTTTGAGCTAGGTTGAACATTACATATCACTATGTAAGTGGACAAAATTTATCCTGAATCGTTGCATTCGCACTTGTTATGAGTGCCGCTGACTCATCTAATGAGTTGCCCATTAAACTAAGAGTCGCACCAGCTTTTTGTAAACCAGTTGCTAACTCATCTGTTGATATAGAGAAATTATTCAAGCTGTTACTTTCGAGTAATATCACACTCTACCGACCACACATAAAAATGTATGGCGCATAGTCATTTCTGCCTATGTCTCACGTTTCTTTATTGGGATTATTGCGTGACGATTATATTAAAAATATAAAAGAGCCTTTCGGCTGATCGGACTGGATCTTCATCCTATAGAATAGGAGAGTAGCGAAACTTCATTTGCTTACCAAATAAAGTGTTACAGTCTCTCGGGATTTTATAATGTACATTTTTTATTAATTATTTTGTATAACAAATTGTTTATATGTATTTACTTTTCTATTTTGATATGGGATTATTATTTCAGAATTAATAGACATTGTGTTATCTTCATTTAGATGATAATTAAAAGAGTTATAATTTAAAAGAATTCCTTTGTTTCGAATATATAATTGAATTAATTTCTTACATAATTCTTCATTCTTATATAAATCATCTTCCCATAAATATAATATTTCAATATTATATTTATTTTTTACATATGTATGCTTTGACTTATCTTTAGATATTCTATCAAATTGATTTTTTCTCATTTTGTCAGTGAAAATAGTAGGATTACAATGCCAATAATCACCTTGAACTTCGATCATCAAATTATAATCCGTTAAATAATTATCAATTGCGTAATATTTTATATTTTTTTCACGCTCAAATTGTATATTTAAATTGGTTAAAATATCATCAGTTATCTGTTGCGGCTTAGATTGTGTTTTCCCAATTGCACCACTTTCAAATTCTTTTAATATGCGTTCTCTGACTTTTTGTTTATAATCAGGTTGTTGGGAATATACTTCTCTAAACCATGATTGTCTACATTCAGTAGAACAAAAATGATTTATTGTACCATTTTCTAATTGAGAAGGTTTAATATAAAATTCACTACCACAATAGTCACATTTTATTAATTTCTGAGTGAATTGTGAATTTAACACACCAACTCTTGTTTTTAACCATTCATTATTACATTGATGAGAACAAAATCTTTGAGTGGATTTTTTATAACATTCAAATTCTGTTCCACAAATTTCACATTTTCTAATCTCATAAGCTTGTTTTCTTTTATATTCAAAGTTACATTTTGAACAACAGAATTGATTCTCTTGTTTGTTTATATGATAGCCTCTACGATAAAATTCTTTTCCGCAATTTGTACAAGAAATTATTGTTCCTGTTTCTTTCAGTTTATATGAACATTCTTTTGAACAGGTTATATGCTTAACTTTTCCATCTAGTAAATTCTGATATCTATCTTTCTTTATCCTAATTTCTTTTCCACATGAATCACAATTATAATTCATATACTTTTCATTACGTTCTTGATTGCATTTTTGGCTACAATATTTAGTTTGTTTTGATTTTAAAACAGTAAATTCCTGTCCACAACTTGGACAAGTCTTCACAATCCATATTCCAGGACGCGATTTAGTTTTAATATTTGGCATATTACCAACTCCTATTTCATATTTTTATTTCTCATATAATGATAAAATTCAATTGCTTCATCTAAATTATCAGACTTAAAAAATCTCCAATTCTCTTTATTTTTATCATTTATATAACTTTCTTTATTGAAACCTAATGAATATAAATATCTCATCAATCTTACAGATGAAACATTATAATATTTATTTTCCATTTAATCCTCATTTCAAATGTGCATTATAATCTTTCCACGGTCTTGGCTTTCCCATAAGCTATTGACCGTTATAGCTACTTGTTGAGATAATGTCCCCACATATTACTATGTGTTTAGGCATAATCACACACCTACGGCATTTAGGGAATCGATAATTTTTTCCTGTGATAAATCACTATAAGCTGCTTTCATAGAAATAAGAGCAGAAGTTGCATCATCAATATTATCAAATTCCGAAACATTCTTTAAAATATTAGCGTTCACACTGGACTGTTTTGCCTTTTCCATACTCTGTCCCAAACGCATGAAATCTGCGGTACTATTCTGAATCTGCAGAGCAGTAGTACCAACGCTTTTTGCCATATCAAAGCTTTCCTTCTGGAATTCTTTCAGCTTACTGATCGGCTCATCGGATACTTTTCGCATTTCTGTAAGAGCAGTATCAAACTCTTTAACTATTTCCAAACCTTGTTTGAACGTATTCCAAACTTGATTCATTGCCTGGAATGAAGTCAAATACTGAGCAAGGTTTACCATTTTTTCTTTCCAACCTGAGAAGAATTTACTAAGCCCACTTTCAACAGGTTTTACAGAAGTTCCAAGATTTTTAATCTGTCCATTTAGTGTATTTAATTGGACACTTAAAGTTTGCGCTTCACCGGCACTATCCTTAAATGTACCTTTGAGTGAAACAATTCCATTTTTTTCTGTAAATCCACTAAAGGTAATATCCTGTACATTGGTAAGCTCTCTTAGATAACTTTCCAATTCACCTTTTGCATCTGTGATACTTGCCGGATCAATGATTTTACCAATACTACCAACAGATCCACTTAATCCACTGACTTTCTTCTCAAATTCACTAATGCCCATTTTGCCTTTTGCGACAGCAGTAGCCCATTTATTTATCTGTTCCTCACTAGATTTAAATACATCTTCAATTCCAGCGATGCCACTTTTGTCTACTTTTATCTTGTCGAAAGCATCATAGGCGCTCTGAATTCGATTTCCGTATTTACTAAGATTGTCTGTGATAGTCTTATCAATATCATCAAATCTCTGCTTTGCATTTATTTCAGAAGTGTTCTGTGGTGTTTTTGCGTTTACTCTTGCCATAACTTTATTTCGTTCTTCTATGGCGGCTTGAGCTTCTGTTGTATTATGTCTAAACGTACTAAGAGTATGAACAAAAGCTTCATTATCTGCAAGTGTCTTATAATCACCAACATAAGACTGGTCAGTTACATATTTTGGGGTTTTAGTAGAAGTGGAAGACGATGTGTTATTTGTAGACTTCTTATTACTACTTCCAGTTGCTTTTGCAGCTTTATTTAAATCTTCCTTGTTGCTTTTCAAAATGTTCGCAAGATTTTGTAACTCATCTTTTTTCGCCAACATAGCATCAATCTGAGTCATTAATCCGGAAGTAACTTCTGATCCTAATGTTTCTTTAAGATTCTGAGCAGAAGTAGCAATTTCATTCATACTTGATTTAATAACATCAATAGATGCTAAATCTAATAAAGTAAACTGCTTTGAATTTCCTGAGACAATGCTTTCTGCACCTTTCCCAATATTAGTTAATGGCTTTCCAGCACCATTAGCAGACTTCTGTAATTTATCAATCTCTTTAGTGACATTCTGAATGTTTTTTCCTGCATTAGTCAATCCAGAGAAAATATCACCATTAAATTTTACGTTATTAATTTTCTGTAAAGCTTTCGCTGTTTTTTCAAGCTCATCAGCAATACTTTTTAATTGGCTGACTTTACTATCATCAACCTCTATACCAGTTTTTATACTAAAATCTTCATTAGGCATATAAATTCACTTCCTTTCTTACCATTTTAGATATCCAATAAACGTACTCCACGTAAGTTCCTTAATTGGATCTTTCTTTTCACTAATGTATTTCTGCATAAGCATATAAGCAGAAGTTGTTTTTGGAGCAGGTCTTCCCCATTCTGAAAAATTAAATCCTGTTCTCCAATATGGAGTTCCAGGAGCTGGATGTTCAGGACCATCAATGGCTCCACCGTGATAACCTTGTTTAAATATATACTCATAAATGTAGTCATTACCTACTCTATGTCCACCTAATTCATCAGAGCTTAAATTAACATTAATTTCCCCTGATAATGGCTTTACATCATATACATTTAATAGAGATTCAGTTCTTTCATAGTATTCAGGATTGAATGACATATACCAATCTTCAACTGCGAACCTGCTTGCACTTTCAATCTCAGGAGCAGCCTTTTTAGGTATTTCTTCATTTGTTTTCTTTTCTGCAGTCTCAATACTATCAGCTAATTTTCTAAATTTTCTAGCCGCCTTATTGAGATCAGAGGCGTTAATTTTTAATGAAATCATATTTTAACTCCTATTCAAACTGTAAAAAGCTCCATGACCTTTGACAGCCATGGAGCTTAAATAAATGTTCATATTTTATTTTGAAGAAATCGCTTTAACAAGCTTTATAATATCTTCCTTACTAATATCCTTCATCGCTTCAGCAAATACTGGTGCGAGAGAAGTACCAACCTGTTTCAACACATCATTCAGTCTGGTAACCTGGTTCTGAATAAATGCCTGTGTTCCATAATGATTAGTCATAAAATCCTGTGCAGTCATTTCCTCAATAGCTGTAAATTCTTTGACATCATTACCAATTGCTTTAATAAGTTCTACGACAAGTCCGTCTCTGTTAAGATAGTCATAATCTTCAGCCATAGTCTTATTGTCCATATGAATATATGTATAGTTGTTAATAATCGTGTACACATGAAGTACATGTCTAACTGGAGAACTTACACTTACAATATCCTTCTTCTCAATATCTTTCCAATATGCGTTCTCAACAATTTTTTCAGCAAGAGTCATTTTTGTATTAATCGGCATATACTCAATTTTTACCATTGATTTAATATAATCCTGTTTCTCCTTATCGGATTCCTTCTTATTATATGTATTAATAAATTTCTGTACGGTAATATCTTTCATAGTTAATTACTCCTTTTCAAACAATTTTTCCTTTTACTCATAAACAGTAACTTTCCAATAGTTTCCATCGGATGTCCAAATTTCTATACAATCACCATATGGATTATATTTAACTCTGCATACCTGTGGTGATTCACATATTTTCCAATAAACATCCGATGGAATTCTATAGTTACTTCTTGTTAATAGTTCACTAATCTCATAAGAGTACATAATAATTTTTCCAATATTTAATTTTTCATTTCAGAGTATTTTTCACATACATAATCCTTGATTTCCGGTTGAACCCTTCCTTCAATAGCTTTTCTTAGTAAACTGCAATTTCTTGCATAGCGTTTACATGTCTTACACTTATCTTCAAATTTCACCTTATCATCGTCATTATCAAAGATCCCAATATATTCAACAGGATAAATAATCAGTTCAATTCTTGGATTATCCTTGTCGTAGTAAATTCTCTGAGGGCGGAAGAGTGCTACATTATCATCCTTCCATATTAACTGTGTTTCTGTGATTGTATCATCTAAGCATTTTTCATAGTTTGCACAATCTTTATCAATTCTGTCAAAATAAAAAACAGCATCTATAAAAAAATGCTGTGTATCATTTACCTCTCTGGTCCAGTTCTGTTTTTTTACTTCTTCCTCAATTATTTTCTTGAATGCTTTTTTATAATCCTTCGCTTCTTTAGTCTCATATACCATTGAAAGTGGTCTACCATTTTTCATTATGGTACGTACAGAAGTATAATGGTTAACTGATGGTGGTATAGGAGAGGTCAGGTATAATTTTTCTGTCATAAATTTCCTTTAATCATGTGATTTTAATTATTTTTACTCGTATAATTAATAGAAACAAAACAAATTTTACTAAGGAGGATTTTGATATGAGAAATTTTAAGGAGCTTAAAGATAATGAAAAAGAAGAAATTGCTAAACAAATTGCATTGCAAATCACAGAACGAAATCACAACCACGATACAAGTAATGTTGCTAATACTTTTATTGATGCTTACGATTTAATCATCAATGAATTTCTGCAGCACTAATCTACATTGACTGCATCTAATATAAGCTCTTTACATCTCATTAAAACAATTTGGGCTTGCCTCATAGTGAGTCCTTTTGTTTTTAATAAAGAAATAATTTCAGAAGTTATTTCAAAAAAATCGTTTTTATTAATTCCCCAGAAATCATAGAATGTATTTAATTCATATTTATAATTATTTCCTGCAATCCATTTTTCATGTTCTGATTCTGTTCTTTTCTCAAATTCCATATAAAATCATCCTTTTACTCTTTATTTAATCTGTCCAATAAACTGTTTTACTTTATCAAAACCAACCATTGCACCAATACCACTTAAAATTCCAAGTAGCACTGCACAAATAATATTGTTTACATCAAAAGCAATACCATATAACTGGTAATATACAAGTGTCCCTACAGTTCCGATAACAATTGCAACAATAAAAGCAAGTAAATTGGAAGCATATTTTCTATTTGCTTCATCAAGTAATTTTTTAATTGTCTCAACTACAAGTCCTGTTGCAATACTATAAATTGCAAATAACATAATAAAAGTATTTGTATTCATTCATTTCACCTCTTTAACCGGCTGCTTTATTTTCTTCTTCATTATTTAAGTCTAAAGTTACAGATGGAGTCTCTATCGGATTTTCAAACTGTCCCATTTGATGTTCCACACGACTATTTTTCATATAACTTAAAACAGTTGGAATTAATGAGGCAGGAATAGCGACAAGTGCATACATAAAACTTGTGTCACCTGTAATAGTTGCCATATGTTCTGTAAACCATAAAATCTGTATACAAATAGCAATCACAGTCCATAACACCATCTTACTTGTTCTTAGTTTCTTAAACTTAGGAAATCTGCGTTTTGCTTCTCTAAGTTCTTTTCTCATTTCATATTGACGCTTTTGCTGTTTGATCTGAGTCATTTCTTTTTCAAATTCTTTTTCTGTTAAATATTTCATAATGTATCACCTATAATTCGTGATTTTTCCATTTTTCTCTAAGTCTCTTATGATCACTGATAAGGAATGCAAATACAAATCGTCCTGGATTTCTTTTTGAATCTAAGACTGCCTGTAGTTCTGCATTACCGCGAAAAATATAAGCATTACTCTGAAGAGCATTTTCAAAGAATACACATTTTTCAGGATCATAGTATTTATTCATTACTTCGTTATATTCACGCATAAGCATTTATCCTTTTGATCATATAGAAAGGCGAAAAAATGAGGTAAGAATGATTTTAAAACGCGAACAATGCGAATAGGTCATATTTTTCTTACCTCCTTAATCACTCTTCAAAATTATTTATTAGTAGCTTTATTAACTACTGGTTTTACTGTAGAAACCGGTTTAATCTTTACTGCCTGTTTCTTTTTCTCATCAGCTTTCTCAAAAACTTTGTCATTTTTAAGAACTGGTTCGATATTTTTGATTCCATCCATTACCTCATCAGAATCATCAATTTCGTCATGAACTTTTTTTAATTCTTCATCAGAAATCTGCATGATTTTATCAATATTTCCCTGTACAGATGAGTTAAACGGAATATTCTTAATATTCATCACAAGAAGTTTTTCTCTAGCTTCTTTCTGAGTAAGTCGTTTACCAAGCCAATCGCTAATAATGTAATAAACATCCTGGCACTCAGATCTGTCAAAAAGAGTTCTCCATTTTGGCTGACGTTCATATTCCCAACAGTATGGACAGTATTCATACTCAGTTTCACACATTAAACATTTTCTTTTCTTAGACATGGTATCTCCTTTCTTTCAATAAATCCCATGGACATATTAGCCCATGGGATTAAGAAAATATCAGTCTTCGTCTGCCTGTACATCATCTTTTGGGAATACCATATAGAACAGACGTTTCTTTCTAGCACAGTAGTCAGACTGAGCATCACCCTTGTAATCAAATGTAGAATCATTCTTCATAGCAATTGTGGTCTCTGGACTTGGCTGGAAGCTTGGGAATACGATGTAACCAAGACGCAGTACTTCTTTTTCACATGGGTCACAATATAATCCAACGATTGTAAGGCGAACTGTTTTAGGGAATTTATTTGCATGATTCTCAATAATAACAGTGTCTTTACACTTGTATTCATATTTAATAAGCAGCTGTACGATTTCTGTATTACTCTTTACGCCAGTTGGGAAAGTAATCTTCTTTGTTTCCAGTTTGAATTTTGTATTCTCGTCAGCCTCACCATCAGATAAAGTAAAGGATTTACCTGCACCACCATCCTTATAAATTGGTGTTACACTAACAGTACCTGTAACAGGCTCATCTGGAAGATCGAAATCTGCTTTACTTGGATCTACAAGAAGCATTTTTGGAGCTTCTATTTCACCTGCAGTATCAACCATGATCTTTTCAGATCCAGTTGTACCTGCATAAGCACTAAGTACAAGATGAGTATTTGTCAGAGTAACGGCTGCAGCTTTAGCAGTATAAGATCTCTTAATAAGGGCACCATCCTTATCAACAGAGTCTTTTGTATCTGCAGAAATGTCGATAGAAACATCACTGATATCCGGAAGTCTGTAATAAACTTCTCCAGTGTCTTTATTATCAGCGACAGCATGAAGGGCTGAGTCCCAAATTACACCATCAAGATTAAACATGTGTGTATCCTCCTTTTAAATTTTTGCATAAAAAAAACAGACCTAAGTTTGGTCTGTACTACGTAACCAGTTAAATGACTCTTGTTTAATATTTTTCGTATCCATAAATCCGCTATAAGCTCCTTGTGTGAGAGCAATAGTAGAAGTGTAGATTTGTGAACGCTTAACGGCATCCATGAATTCATATATTCCGCATTCTTTTAACTGATCTTTACTATATTTGAAACCAGGATAAACAAGCATAGCAGAAATCAAATTAACTAATTGTGATTCATACGGCTTATTTGCCTGAGCTTTCATTCTATTTCGGTCTCTTTCGATGACCAGTTTCTTTGCAGTTGCTCCTTTTATAATCTTAGTTCCTGTATAAGTCATACCATTAATACGCCTTATATAAGAAACAATATGATGATAAATAAAAGAATCAATTGCAAAATCAAGTTCTTCATTATAAAGAACTGTTTCGCCTGTCTCATTTTTTGTAGCCAAGCGGAATTTACTAAAATCTAAATCTCCAAATAAAATTCCTGTTTTGTCTGGTGTTAAGCTTGTGGCAAAAACACAGAAAAAATCAAATTCACTAATCTTATTCCAATCTTGCCCATTATCCCAAAGCATTACCTTAAAATCTGACGGTGTACCACATAACAAGCCTATCATCTGATAATATTCCTGCTCACCAAAATTAATAATATCCTGCATAGTCGGTTGCGAAATTGTTATATAACTGTTCAGTCTATATGGTTCTCTAAATAGAAGTTTGCACTCATCATATTTAAAGACTGATTCATCAAACTCTAACTTGTCCATGGCTGTTTATTAATAACCTGTCGCTTTCCATTTCGAATACCGGTGATATTATTTGTGGTTTCCTGTTCAAGAACAATAGTTCGGATGATATAATTTGAATCTGTAAAAGATTCCTTGTCGCTTACAATATTGCAATGTGCACCAAAAATATTAGACCAATTAAATCTGTCACGAATAATTGAGCCAATAAGATCATGCCGTGTAATTCCTGTAAGTGGATCAATTGCATCACGTACATCTACCATTACTAAAAAAGTAACATTCATATAACACATGATTTGGTTGTACTTTGGAATGTCTGTGAATTCAGTTTTAAAACAAAGATGATGTCTAACTTTATCTTGTGTATTAGGTAAATAGAAATGAGGGTGGATATTCCCTTCTTCTCCATAGTACATGGTCCAGTCGCCATCGTAGTTGATAGTTCCGTCCGGATTAAAAAGTTCAGTATCTTCTAGGTCTAAATTGTGAAATGCATACAAGAGTTCTGGAGATTTTAGTAAGGCTTTTTTAACCTTTTCTTTTAGATAAATATTATTATCATCAGGAACACTCGTTAATGCTGTAAGCTTTGCAAGAAGTTCCTGCTTTGTTTGAAGCTTATCCATTTATGAGCCTCCCTTATAATACAGATGAAATTTGAAGTTGAATTTCTCCAACAATATTTCTTCCATCTTTATTTATAGAGCATTTAATTACAAGAATTTTCGTTAAATACTCTTTATTGTCTGCTATTTTAATTTTAATTTTGTTGCTTTCTTTTTGCTCTAACCAGGTGATTAAATCAGTATTATCCGTGACTTCGATTTCATCTGGGTCTTCATGTCTGTTATTTTTTACATAACATGACCAGCTACTTTTTGCTAAATAAGGGACAAATTCATCTGTGATTTCGTTACCCTGTATATTAAAGAATTTTGCAGTAATTAGTTTATAACTACCACCAATCTTAATTTTATTGGCATTACATAATAAATCACAATGAGTAGTATCCATTTTTGTTTCAGTGTCTGTATGGAATGGAGTGTCAGTAGGGACTTCATTGTCATATAAATCTGCATACATAGCAAAAATGTCGCCTTGAGCAACTTCAACATCATCTCTACCATCTGTATAAGGATCAAATTTATCCTGTGCAAAAGTAAGTCTCTTCAGTCCAAATAAAGGAGCTGTTTCAACTTTACTTATCTGGAATACATTTGGTTTTTCTACAGGTGCAGAAATGATTATACGCATATTTTTATTGTCTTCTTCTACATAGTAGATATCTTCAGTAATTGGATTCAACGGAACGATTGCCTTAAACTGGCTCTCGGTGGAAGTGGAGTAATACCTTATGTTACTTTTACAGTTCGTTAAGCTGCAAAAGAATTATTTACATAGCGTGAAATATAAACTTCATATTTTCTTTTTAAGTGAATTGTGGAATTGTTGTAAATGTAATCTAAAAATATTTTAGTATTATGTATATTATTAATTTTTAAATCACAAGTTATATCATTATATTTATAAATTGTAGATTCAATATTTAAAGTATCATATAGAACATCTTTTAGCTTATATAAAAACATGCAAGTACCTGTTAAAGAAACTCTATTTCGTGTTTTTATAATAGATCCATCACCATCTAAATAACCTCGAATTAAATGCGGAAGCAAATTATTAGATACCCATTCTGGGTACTCTAATTTAAGACTTTTCTGATTAACTATTCCTAAATTCCGAAGTTGATTTGCCATATATTTATTAACAATAGAAAGTTTGTATTGATTTTTATATGTAATTTTCTTCTTTTTCATATTTATAGGCTTTATTGGTCTATTACTACCTAATAATGAGTTTATTTTTTCCAAAATGTATTTATCATCTTCTTGGAGACTTATTGATATGGTGTTTTTGTGAACACATCCATCTGCCATTAATAATCCAATAATATAAGCTTTTTCTTGATTGTCTATTTCATCAAAATAATGCTCATTTAAAGTATATTTTTGATTAAATTTTTCCGATCCAATTATTTCAACATTATTTCTTTTTAGTATTTCAGAAACCGTTGATTGGCTAATTTTATATTTTTCTGCAATTTTATGTATTGGCAATGGTGAAAGATAATCATTAATGATATCTTTTTCATCAATATCAGATACTTTTGTTCTGGTGTGAATTCCATTTTCTAATAATAATCTACCTATACTTCGTGACGGAACATTAAATTTTTCTGCTATAATTTTCAATTGCATTCCACTTTTTTGTAGTTCAACAATTTCATTAAAATGTTTTTTTAATTCTTGTTTATATTTCCCTGAGTACATAATAAATTCCTCCAAAATTTTTCATATGATAAATTGCAGTAATTGTGCAATTGGAGGTTGCAACAAAATGGGAGCTACCCACTGTCCTGCAATATTATCTTCTCAATTAGTAAATAATTTTTCTCATAAAATGAGAGCTGACTATATCTTCACCATGCCTTGCGGTTTAGGTGCTCTCCGTTTCGAACACTTGTCCTACATAAATAGTCGATGAGCCTTATCCTATTCGGATCTTGGTTGCTGATTGTCCAACACTTGTAATTTTCAAACATTCACACTTGATCGTATTTCATATCTATGTTGTAGTTTACAAATTTCATACAGATTTCCAGCAGTTAAAAGAGATTCACTGCATAGTTTCCAAATGCAGTGGACAATTACTTATCGGTCCAGAGGCCGCTGTTGTACGAGGATTGTGTCCTCGTCACTCCCCAAATTTTCCGTTTATACCGTTTACCATTTTTCTTTACAATAAAATGAAACCAATAATCACATGGAAGGATATTGTATTTGACAAACTGATTACCTATTTCTTTTGTACAGATAATCCATCTATGATAAATACCTTGATCATCAGCTATATCAATATATAATCCTACAAAGTCTTCATTAGAGTATTTTCGTCTGTAATCTGTTTCAAAATAATAGAGTTCATCAGTTGGTTCGAATTGTGTCTTCTGACTTGGTTTAAATTGTAGATAATACTCAACTTGATCTTTATCCAGTGAGCTATAAGATTTGACAATAAATTTTGCATCAATGCGAGTTTTGGTTGTATGTGGTCCATGAGTAATATTTCTATTCAAAGTAGGAGAGTCATCATGATAATAATCATAGATATAACAAACCCTTGATGCGATAGAATTATTCCATGTCGCTTCCATAGCATCATCAGATTGTTTTTTAATCTGTTGACCAATCGTTCCAATATTCGCATATAATTGCTGCATCTCTCTAAAGGTAGGCATAATCAGTCCTCCTTTATTTTAAGCACTGCAACACCGGCATCTAAAATGAGTTTTCTATAATCCTCAAATTTAGAATCTGGTTTATTGTATGTAACTCTGGCAGCTTCTAATAATTCAATAATTGGTACCAACTCAACAGGGTAGAAGAGTAGGCTGTTTAATCCATCTAAGTCATATTGAATATTCTGAAATATTTCATTTACATCTTTACCTGGATATTTACTTGAAGTATTTGGATCTGCACATTGTAATAAAAAGAAAATAGAACCTCGTAATGTCTTCTTAATTTCCGACATTTGCATATCACTAAATTTTCCGTAACGGTGCTTCATCATGACGTTTTACCTCCGGAGATATAACTGTTATTTATATATCCATCATCACGGATAAATTTTCGAAGATTACGCTCTAAAGATTCTAGTCGTTCTATATTCGTCTTATAGTTGGATTGGATGTTCTTTTCTTCCTTACTACCAATAATTCTTGCAGTATTAATTGCATTATCAACCTGTGGCTTTAACCATCCGATTACCATATATTGAGCAAAAATATTTATTACAAAATTATCATCTGATTCCTGATCTGATGGATTATTGAGAGAGTATGTCAACTCTAGTAATCTATCATCTAATTTCAATTGAGAAAATTTTTTCTTAATATATGGCTTCGATGCAGCGTCATGCAACCATGAACGCATACGATCATACGCGAAATCTTGTGGTAATTTATAGAAGTTTGGATCATCCATTAGATTATAAAATCTGTTAAATATTTTATCGTAGGTCATATAGCACCTCCGATCAGAAACATCAATACTTTAAATCAAAGCGTGTACCACAGATTTCATCAATGATTTTTGCTTTGCTTAAGTCATCAAATGTTCCATTTTCAATTTGTGTTGCGTATTTTTCAATGATAATTTTCTGTACAACTGCAGGAACTTGAGTAAATGCAACTTTAAAGTCTGAAGCTCTAAGATTCATTAGTTTCTGAATATCATTTTCATCAAACATATTTGCATATACATTCTTAACATCAATCCAATGTTCATCATTAAGAAGATTGTCATCTTCAATAATAATATCTGGATTGAAAATAGAAGGGTAGCCTTCGAGCATTGCTGCCTTTAAATCCTGATATTCTACGTTTCGTCTATCACCAGATCCAACAAATTTATATGTCATTCCGCTATGAATACCATAAAAATGTACTACACCTGGAAAGATAGAGTGACATGGAATCATTTCATCAGGACGATAATCCGCATCAGTTTTCACATTTTTTTTCTGTTCTTCCTCTTCTTTAATGTTTTCCATTTCAAGATTAAGAAAATCAACCTGATCTTCGGTAAGAACAGATGTTGCTACATACTTTTTATCATCATTATTTTCATTCATTAAATCTACCAGGACTTTACTTTTTACTTCAAGTTCTCTGGCTAACTCGTAAATTTTCATAACAATTATTTCCTTTCAGTCAAAACAGGTAGCAACATAAACTGTTACTACCTGTTCATAAATTCATTTATTAGGCTTCAAACTTCCATACACCAAATCTACGGTTTACGATTGTCTCAACACCGAAAGTTGTCTGGAATTCGTAATCCATAGTATCATCAGCGTTCTGTCCTAATGTGGTACGCTCAACAATCTGATCTGCACCCTCATAATACAATTTTACGAACTGATCAATGTTGTCTGGCATGATGAATACAAAGTCATCTGCTTCAAGATTCTTGGTTTCGTCATTAAAAGCAAACGCCTGTGGAAGCTCAACAACTGGAGTTCCTTCAAATGAACCAAGACGACCTGTATGATAAACATCAGATTTTGCTTCATTTGGCATCCATGTAACATCTGCGAATCCTGTAAGTTCGCCAAGAGCTACATCTGTACCCATAATCATTGCACCAGATCCGTTTGCACGTTTAACATCGGCAATAAGAGTCTTGAATGCTTTCTTTGTTGCAGAAGATGGGAGACCTTTCTGGTTCCATTTTGTCTGTACAGGAAGTTTCTTAATTGCGCCAATAACCTGATCATGGATCAGAGTATTAACATACAGAGTATAAGAGCGAGAGATTGCATCGATCAGCTCATTCCAGTCCTCGACACCCTGTAAAAATCTTGAAAGTTCCATGTAAATTTTCGCACCGTATCTGGATGTACGAACGGAAAATTCTGTTCCCTTACTTAATCTGGAACGCTCGATATTGTGATGACCATCAGCAATCTTAGAGATGTTCAGAATAAGATCATTAGATTTAACATAGAACAGGTTTTTATCACCAAGAGCAAGAGTCTTAGTCTCTACATATTTCTTAAACCAAGGATCATTTGCCCAACCAGTAATAAGAGTCTGGTCAATTGTCTCCTGGATAATTTCAAAATAAGCCCATCTTACATTTGGGTTCTGAAGAGCACGTCTAACCTGAATGTCGTTTGGTTTTTCTGTAAAACCAGCAATATCATAGAATTTCTGCAGAATTACAGAGTTTCCTTCTGCCTGGGTCTGTCCCTGGAGTTTATTTCTATATGTATCTAAACAAATTTTAGAAAATGTACGTACATCATGTACGTCTTTGAAATTCTCACGAATTCCCATACTATATTCATTAAAAAACATCTTAACCATTATAGTCTGTCCTCCTTTCCATTACGCTAAAGCTTCGTTTTTCTTAACGAAGACATCAAAAGTTCCATTTGGGTTAACCTGAATAATCTGTCCAACAAAACCATTAGTTGCGCTTGGATCAGATTCTTTGGTTGTAAGTTTGAAGGAGTCAGCTTTTACACAAACGTAAGCACCTTTCTTAGGATCTGCGTCCTCTGCAAAAGCGTCCTTATTCAGAGAAAATCTATCTGTCGGATAAACCTCATAAACTCTCATTCTCTCGCCTGCAGCATTATAGAAGTTTCCTTCATCTTCCTGCATAAGTCTTGTGTACTCCTGATAGATTTTTACAGGTGTCAGAACAAGTGCAATTTTGTCAGTGATAGCAGGTTTCACTGCCTCAAAATAATCATTTTCTTTCCATTTCTCTGGTGTTGGATACTGAACAACGCTACCGTTATCAACGTCTTCGTCAGAAACCATATTATAAAAATGTCCACCACACTCAGTAGCAAGCATGAGTGTACTTTCAGCGACACCGTGACCGCCATATTTCAGTGAATCAAAAATACTAGCCATAGTATGTAATTCCTCCTTTTAATATACTTTTTGAATAAATAAAAAAAGGGCAGAATAAGCCCTGTTCAATATTTTAATTGTCAATATTCAGTTTTATTTTTTTAGAGATTTAAAATAGTCTCCATAAGGTGAGTTCTCATTATCAGCTTCTGGTTTTTCAGAACCAACACCAAATGTCATTCCACCATTAAATTTCTTTTTGGATTTTGTTTCAGAAGTGTGTGCAGAAAAAGTACCTGCATTAGATGTGATAAAGTCAGCAAAAATAACTTTCGCTTCTTTTTCAAGATCAACAAGACTGTACTGGTCCATGTTCTCAACAAGAGTCTTGAACTCATCTGTGTCTCTCAGATCATTGTATTTCTCCGCATTAAGAATTTCTTCTCTCTGTGTATGAAGTTTTGCAAATTCTGCATTTTCTTTGTATTCAACAAGAGATGCATAATTACTTCTCATCGCTTCAACTTCATCCAATTCCTCTTTGGTAAGATATGTAGCGTATACTTCTACACGATCACCGGTAAGAGAGAAGTTATCTCCATCCTGGGAATATGTCTGCTTGTAAGCAATACCTGTCCAATAATCAGACATAATCAGATAGTTCTCATAAACTTTAACGGAATACCAGCAGTTATCTGATTCACCATACTGAATATTTACCAGATCAGATAATGCCCAAATTTTCTCATCAAGGGCAATTTCAAAGTTTGCGGATTTCTCATCAACGGTAATAGAGTATTTCTTCTTCTTTTTACCATCTGTTCCACAAGCCTCTTCCTCAACTGGATTTTCTTCAGACCCATCAGATGTTGTAACAGGCTCATCTTCGGATGCCGGATTTTCTTCCTGGGTTTCGCCAGCTCCCTCTTCATTTACTGGTTCTTCTACAGGATCAGCGTCACCATTACCTTCGTCTGCATTTTCATCAGAAGTAGGTTCTGGATCAGAGTTACCATCAGTTGTACCTGCATCACCGGTTCCATCATCAGAAGCTGCGCCACCGTCATCATCAAATGTTTCTGTAAATTTCTGTTCAAGCTCTTCGTCAGATAATCCATCGTAATCAAATGTAATATCATCAACTGTTACATTATATTTCTTAAGTAATTCTTCAAATTTCACCAGATCATTTCCTCCTTTCTGATTAATTTGTGTATTATTATTGAAACAAACCTTTTCTAACTTAGATTCAATGTTAGAAAGTCTAGTCTGTAAATCAATCAAAACTGAATTATGTGCTTCACTAAAATCAACAATATCTGCTCTGGAACCTTCCATTCCTTCTGCAATTTCCTGTTTTTCTCCATTAACATCACGAGAACCCAAGAATGTTGAAGCATTTAAATAAAAATCATCTAAATCAAGAACTTTTTCTTTTGCATCATAAGATAATTCTTCAATGACAAGCTCACAACTATTTTTAGTACCGTTTTTTTCTTCAAGTATAGAAGTAGTGCGAGTGTAGTCTTCAGCAATATAAGCATAAGCACATACAAAGTCTTTATCTAATTTATCATCATGTTCCCAAAATGCTGGTTCAGAAGAGAATGATCCAACTTGAGATTCAATATATACCGTTTCATCTTCACCGGTTTCTTCATTTCTAACAGTCTTCATTTCGTGACCTTCAAAATCCCAGGAACCATCGTCAAGCTGATGAATAGCTGCGAGTACCGGTCTGTCTGGGATTGTTTTCATTGCACGTTCTGCAGCTTCTTTAGAAACACGAGATTTATTTCGATTTACTCCAGTATGGAAAATTTTAATTTTAACTTTTTTCATACCACGATGATTTTCATCAACAGAGTCTTCTGACTCAAAAGTAGTAGGAACTTTTACCGCAAGTTTATATCCTGTTTCATTTGAACTGAATTTTGCAAATTTCTGCTCTTCACAAAATTTGACTAAATCATCAATGGTGAGTAGCGTTTTGTTTCGCATATTTGGTATTTACCTCCTTTCCAAAAATTTCTATATAATAGCCCTTAGAAAAGAGGACTAAACACACATAATATTTGTGAATTTTACTTTAGACATATCAATGTCATTTTCTGCAAAATTCATCTTAGTATTATTTACAAACATATAAAAATGAGCAGGTGTCTGGACCTCTATATAACCTAGAGTGATCAACTGCTCACGAACTTCTTTATCATATGTAAAAATAAATTTTTTATCTTTCATTATTTATCACTCATTTCCACGTTCTTTAGATTTACTACCAGAATCGGTTAAATCATCAGAATCTTTACTTGGGGCACCACCATTAATAGGGTCTGTATCTGCAGTTGGTTGACTGCCAGATTGTGTATAACTTGTACTAAGTGGATTGCTCATCAAATCAACAAGTCCTAAATCACGCTCAAGCTTAAGCATAGACATTTGCTCAAGAAGTGTATTTCCATCGAGAACACCAACTGACATTCTTGGCAATCCATTCTGGGCAGATTCAACAAGTTCTTTACGTTTTGCTTTTCTTGTATAAGGACAAACACCGTCTATGTACTTAAAGTATCCATGTCCTGTACCAACTACATAATTAAAATATAGATTTAAATATCTTTGAACCTGTGGTAAAAGAGTACTCTGACCATATTTCATATCTGCAATAATCTGTGCTTCGTAAATTGTTGTTCCAGATTTATCTGAATCAAGAATCACACCACCAATATGCTTGAAAATATTAGATATTGAATTTGAAATCATATCAGTATCATCTGTATTATTCAGATCTTTAAATTCAATTGTATCAATTTCCATAGGAGAGAGCACAACATTAACACATGGAGGAACATTAGCTGCAAGTTTATTATAGTATTTCAACGCTGTATCCGGATCAATCTCAAAATCGTCCGGATCAGAAGTACCACTTAATGGTTTTAGTCTAGCTACAAGAAGTTTATAAGCACTAAGTTCGTCCTTGACGGCCTGAATCTCCTGTAAATCTATGGCATTTATGATCGTTTGGAATAGCGCCGAAAAACTCGGATAATCCATAGTTGGATCATCACTATTTACCTTAAAACAAACTTGTCTCTCAGGTTCAAGTTCCTGCCATCTTAATGTAGAGTCTTTTTGATATGCTTCATATTTTGTCTTAAATTCAGAATCCCAATATTCAAGATATGCTTCATGTGATCTGAAATAAGAAAAATCAAATGCAAATCTGAATACACCTGCTTCAACAGATGATACTCTACAATAATCTCCGTCAAGAATCTGATAAAAACATGTTCCACCTTCCTGATCAGAATCATCATAAACATATGCATACACAGAATCTTCACGCCAAGCTACAAGAAGTAATTTTACAAGTTCACTAGCAAAATCCATACGTTGCCAACGAATCATAGTTTCATACCAGGTGTTTGTGCGTTCCTCCGGAGTCATTTCCTGTGTAGGATCATCTAATGGAATAATATTGAACGCATCTCCACAAATCATAGTCGCATAGTGCAAACAGATACGTCTGTACTCATAGCAAAGTCTGTATAGATACCGGCTTAAATTCCTTAACTGAGACTCATATGATTTTGGTGATTTCATATAAGTACGAAGTGTATCCCTGGAATAGGTCTGGAAAGTACGCGATTCAGTTTTAGACAAATCAGTAAGCTGCAATGCGTCTATCATAGCCTTTGTGGTTTTTGCCATTTCAAGCACACGTTCATGTTTCGTAAGTGTTGTTGACATTTCAGCTACAGTTTTCTTCCCTTTTGGTGTATCAATAGTTGGAACAGTAGCTGATTTGTTTAACAGTAACTTATCAACTTTATCAAGTTTCTTTGTTGAAGTAGAATTTGTGGACTTAGTTGTTTTAGTTGTTGAAACTTTAGTTGTTTTAGGAGCTACCTTTGACTTCGAAGTGGAAGTTGAGGCAGCTGTATTAACGGTTTTATTTGAAATAGGTGTACCGTCCTGCACCTTTGGCTTATTTTTACTACCTTTGGGTCTACCCATTGGTACACCTGCCTTTCTATTTATTGTTTTTGATTTGGATTGGTTGGAATTTATTTTAAGAAGTAAGAAGTGGGAGAGTAGTGGGTGTTGATTGATGGGATAGTGTTAGATTTATTAATCGAAATAAGAATGACGCTTCGCTGTACGTATTGGTAGGATGTCAGCGAGGTTTTTCATATTTGTATTCTTTGGCTTAAGTTTAAGTGCGAGTTCCTGAACAACATAATAATTATACTCAAGTGAAGAATAACGGTCCTTACGCATTCCTGATTTTTCTTTAACTTTAATAAGTCCATTATTTACTTCATGATCAAGATTGATAAGCTCTTCAATAAGGAATGTTGTTTGATAATACGGAAGACGAAGCTTTATCTTTTGTGTATCAGACAACTTATTAAAACCTTTTATAAGCTTTTGTAATTTTTCATCAATCTCAGTTTCAGAATTTAAAAGATTAATATTTCCATTCTGAAAACCACTACGAAGAGCAAGACACATATCATTATTTGATTTTGCACTTGCTTTTATTGCATAAATAACCTTTGGAGCATTACGAACTTTGCACCTGTCTGCTAAATCATCATTATTACAACAATTTAAGGCACCATATGTCATATTATAAATAGGATCATATCTATCCTGCATTAAATAATCCAATACACCTTGTCCAACACCATTTGCATCAATTGCAATATAATCACAATCATATTGATAAAAATAGCGCATAGTCATAAGACCAAGTTCTTCAGTCATTAATCCTTCTTGTGTTTCTACATATTTTATATTACTAATATAATCATTTGAAGACGTAGGAAGAGCACTATTAATAATAAAAGCAGAAGCATCATTGTCATGTTTTTTTGATGCAAGAAGCGCAATATCAAGACTTAATATACGTTTTTCTCCAGCTTGTTTTTGTGGAATCCTTACATTACTATTTCTATAAAAATCTAAATCATGAAAACTATCTTGTAAAATTCTACGTGTATTTAATACATTAAAATTGAAAAGCGATTCGTCACCACTTCCATAAAAAATACCTTCTCGTTCCATTTTAAATGAAATATCAGAAAAAGTAGCTTCAGACATTTCATTTTCTATCGATTGACGCATAAGAAGATGCTCTGCAATTGAAAGTGTATATGGTAAATCACAAATGAAATATTTCATCTTTGGATCAAGCATATTTGCCACATAAGCTTTTACAATTTCATACATCTCAGATTGTTTATACCAGGCAGAAGACATCATAAGGATTTTATTCATTTCCTCATAACCTTTGCCCTTATATTCCGGCTTGTTTATATACGGAGGAGTACGTGGAGCTGAAAGCATTGGCTTTAATACGGTATCTATTATTTTTTGCTGAACCATACGACTTTCATCAATGATTAATATCTGACAATGGGCACCTCTTGATGACTCAGCAGCAACTTTTACCTGTATCCAACCACCAGATTTAAAATATACCGAACAATCATTTTGTCCTATACTGTATTTAGCTATTTCACTTCGTAATAACGGAGATTTTCTCATAAAATCATCCGTTATCTTCATTATTGTTTCTTTTCCCTGTTTAAAAGTATAACTACTTACCACAATAGTTGTACCAGGGTACAAAAGACACCTTACAACGCAAAATAATGATACCAAGTAAGTTTTGCCCTGACCCCTCGAAGCAATATAATAAAAGGCATCATTATGCATCATACAGAAGAGTAGTATTTTTTGAAATAATTTCAATTCTATTCCAAGATAATCCTTTACAAACCTGTGTGGATTAGCTCTATAATACGAAGCTCTTTCTGCAACAATATTCATTATTTTGTCAGTTTTATTTTTTTTTATTTGGGAATCAGATAGATTTTGTTTTAATCGTTTTGCCATTACTTTTGACTTTCATCACCAAAAATTTGGCTATAAATACTTTCAGATTTTTCATCAAGATCTTGTTCTTCTGGTTTAGTTACGGCATATTGACTAACATAATCTTCATACTCTTTAGAATAACCGCCTTCTAAGCCAAGAGCATGAGATAGTGCACCTTTAAACCATACGCGAATATATTTCCCTATACCGTCACAATCCTTAAATTCCGGATCTGGTTCAGGTATTGGCTTTTCTTGTTCCCATTTTTCAATCAACTGACTAAAAGTTAAAGCATCTGTAGCAGCATTCCCAACGTTCTGTCGTGGCTGTAAGTTAGCTGCATCCATTAATTTATTTAAAGATTCATCAAGCTTTGTTGTATCTTTGCTTGATTTCTGCGCTTTCCAAATATCCAATAATTTAAAACAAATTCTAACAATATATGTTTGCTGTGATTTAGAATCTACTTGGGTCCTTTCGCACCAATCATCATACTGGTCTTGAAGATATAAATAATCTTCATTTGAAAGTCCTGAACCAAATAGTTTTACAATTTCCTTTCGTGGTTTTCTTTTATAAGCAGGAATATCATCACTAGAATCATTAAATTTACTTTGCGCAAACGTCATTGATTTATATTGAGGAAGAGATTGTACTATTACAATAAGTTGCTGTGCAGCTGTGCCCCTAAGTTTTTCTTTAACTCCCTCTTTTACTTTAACTAACTGTGCTTCATAATCGTCTTCGTTAAAATACCAGTTAAGCCTTCTAAATGTATCAATTGTTTTTGCCTTATTATCTATTCTATTACCATTTTTATCACGATCAGTACACATATTAATAATACATTCTCTACATGCAAAATGTTCAATTCCATCAACAGTTTCATTAGAAGAATAAAAATTATCTGCCTTTATTGATTTAAATTTTCCACAATGAGGACAATATATAAAATCCAAATTAATAAGGCGATTATAATCTTCTGCGAGGATAGAGTATGCTTTTTTAACATTACTTATTGTCATAGAACGTAACTCTATATCTGTTTTTGCTTGACGCAAGTTTGCCATATAATCACCATCCTTTTACTCATAAAAAGAGACTACATTAAGCAGTCTCTTTTAATAAATATTTTTCTATTTTATTTTTCTTTCTAGTAAGACAAAACACATCATTACTACAATGCGATTGGAACCTACCCAATCATGCATAACATTGGAGAAAACAATATCCGGTAAGAGATTCGAACTCTTGATACCACATAGAAAGTGTGGTGACTTAAACCACTTGTCGAACCGGACAAAATATTCATTTACAATAACAACAAATCTGTGATAAACTAATACTTATATCTACATTAGTAGGTATACACATCAAAGCACCGTCAGTTTCTCCAGTTTTGAAATATAAACACGAGAGGCAGGTGAACTACATGGCATTTGTACCGACAATTTTAAAGCCTGTACACGTCAGAGCATATTGGCGCTTCCGTCTTTTTAGGTGGGAGTTTGTTCATGAACACTGGCGCAGTCTTCCTAACCGATAGGAAGAAATAAATTTGTCACCTGAGTCTGGATCGAATCTCTCTGATAAAGATTTTCTTTTCTTACTCAATTCTAGGTACCTGACGGTGTTTCTTCTAAAATTACTTCTATTAAATGCAAGCGGATAGTACGACCATCTATTTCTCTTATTACCTACTCACAATCATGTTATCCATGGTTCATAATTGTTTTCAGACCTGGATCAATCCAGATAGCATCAATCCACTTGCCACACAAAACAAGACTTGGTGTAAACACCATTTCAAGTAAAAACCTCTAACAGTTTTTGTTCACAAGCTCAAATCTGGTTTACTGCACGCAACGCCCCAGTAAAAACCTCGAAGGTTTTTGTTCATTATTTTTTCCTGTCACAGGTATGCAAAATCTACACCATGCCTCCTGTGGAATACTATGTCGTATATAGGGAAAACTGGGATGGTGGGATTTGAACCCACGACATACTGATTAACGGTCAGCCGTTCTGCCAACTGGACTACATCCCAAGACACTGGACCGAAGCCCAGCTTGGAGAAATAATCATGAAAATGAAAAATACAAAGAAAAGAGAAGATTAATAGAATAGGACGGTAGTCCTATAAACGTGTGGAGTAAGATTCGAACTTACGGACCGCCATTTCTGACGGTCTCTCAATTAGCAATCGAGTGCAATTAGCCAAACTCTGCCATCCACACAAAATTTAGATTTTATACTGTGTTCACCATTATATATACCTCCATGCCTTTTTTATAAGGACTTTATTAGGATAAAAACGTAGGCGGAAGGATTTGAACCCTCGGACCTGTTACAGCCTCTTGGTTTCAAGCCAAGCGCAATAAGCCTCTCTGCCACGCCTACAGAATTGACAAGCATTTCCTCTTGTCCTGTGGAGGTTTCACCGTTTTGTATTTGCTTCGATTTGTAAAAAGCAAATTCTAGTGAGTAACACTATTCTCACTCTTTAGCTGCAAAATCAGCTATAGTATAAATACTAAGACAGCACACAGCTATTAATGGATGGAGAAGGATTCGAACCTTCGAAGGCAGAGCCGCCTGATTTACAGTCAGGAGCGTTTGACCACTTCGCTATCCATCCAAAATGCTCATAGAGAGATTCGAACTCACACTTCACAGAGCTTAAATCTGTTGTCTCTGCCAATTGGACTATATGAGCAAAACCACATTCTGATTAACCGATCAACGGAGTAGAACCGTTAGGGCAGTGTACCTGGATTTGAACCAGGAATCTTCATTTGTATATTTACCATAATTTAAATATGACGCTTTACCATTAAGCTATACCTGCCAGATTGCAATGTTTCTTTTGCGCACATCGCGAAGCGCATTTATGTAATTGCGTAGTTATTTCGCTGTCCGCCAGCTATCCTGACTAAATCAGGAAGAGTATTATTTGCTTCCGCTCAGTCGGAAGGTTCCAGTCCTAACACTGTATGATGATTCACGGATTATTTTACATCGGCTACGCGCGAATAACTTTGAGGCACTTGTCAACTATGTCATTCTCCGATGGCAGACGCTCCTTATCTGCGTAACAGAATATTTCTATTCTGGGCAATATAATAGAAGAGAAGTTATTTAAACATTCCGGCTTTTCTCAATCGTTCTCTAGCCTCTCGAATTTCTTTCGTATGATCACCAATAGGAGTCTGTGATCTTTCATAAATTTCTTTTGCTTTTTTGCCTGTTATAACCATAATAGGGCTTTGTTGTCCGTTGAACATTGCTTACCTCCAATATGTACTTCTTGATTCTATATTGAATTTATTCTCTAAATAGCGTAATATATTGATTTAACAGGTCATCTACCTTCCGCTTCAGAGATAATAGAAAGGCAAGGTGATTCATATGAGTTATCCTAGTCCAATTTATTGTGTCTACGTTCATGCATACACTCGTGTAAGGTTCGGCAGAACTGAGCATGTTTGTGCGCACTGGCGTAGGCTGCCACTCTGTGCGTAAACACAGACCCCTCGCGGCACTCTGAAAATGTAGCGATTGAACTCTCTGATAAAAGTTCGTAACTACATAACTAGGAAGTAGATGGCTTGTTGTCTCTGGTGTGTTTTTGTAGGCTTCGTAACCTCTATTATGTACTTCTAAATAACCTATTCGGTTATTCCAAACATTTCATTAATAGTATCTTCCGAATGATCCTTTAAGTACCCCTGGGTTGTACTCACGTCGCTGTGATGCGCAAATATTTGAATTTGTTCAAGAGAGTATTTTCTAATATTTCCATTTTCATCTACTAATCTAGTATCAGTACCTTGAGCCAAACATTCTAATCTAGCATGTCGCATACTATGTGGGAATATATTACATTCTTCTCCACGAACTTCGGAAAGAATCTTAGAAATTGAGACGATTCTATCATATAAAATATTCGGATCATTGACTGCTTCTTTATGATTACCTTGACCTTTAATCCAAAGTGAATCAATATCATCATCACCACGCCATTCCAAATATTTTCGAATGATTTCTTTTGTGTCATCCAGATAAACTAATGGAAATTTCTTTCCACGTTTTCCAACAACAACATTTGTCTTATTACCATTTAATAATCCATGCTTTTGAATCTGAAATAATTCATTTTTTCTTCCTGCAGAATCAAATCCAATGGACCATAAAACTGCCAATTGCCATTTTTCTTTTTCTACAAGAATATCTCTAACCTTAATAAATTCATCAAATGTAAAGAAGAAATCATCTTCATTATCTCGTACACGTTCTTTCGGAAGACCGGCTACTTTCTTTGCATAGTTAATTTCGTAATCGTAATCATCATCTTCTTCGCAAAATGTAAGCATACTATTTACAGCACTTTTAAGTCTATTTACTCTTGCTGCAGACATCTGACAATCATCTGAAAAGTATAAACTCAAATTACGAAAATCCTTTTTGTTCAATTCAAGAATACATCTGTTATCTAATTCCTTGAGAATATAAATAAGAATAATCTTTAAATCACTTCTATAGCCATTAATAGTTCCTTTGCTTTTTTTTCGTTGTTTATACTCAGACAGGAAGTCTTCAAGAATACGCTTATTTTCTTTATTAACCTGTTCCCATAACTCATCAGTATAAAATTTATTATAAACACGGCCTCTTTTAGCCATCCTTAATCACTTCCTTTACTAAAAATAATTAATCGTTATCTTATGTGAGATGACAGCATCAACTATCACCTCTTCAGAGAGTTTTATAATAATGGGCGAAAAAAATAATTGCCTCACGGCAAATCACCACACATAAAATAACGATTTTATATTTACCACAGGACTATTACAGCCCTGTGGAATAGTTTTTTATTATTTTTTAGAAACTGAATTGTATTTTTCAATCCAATCTTTATAATTATCAATAATCCATTTGCGACCTTTTTCAGTCCATTTTAATACCGGTTTATATTTTTCTTCTTTATAACTTTCATAATCTGCATATCCATCTGTAATCAGCCATTTATATTCTTCATAAGGATACCAATTACCATTCTTAAATAAAATACGATTCACATGCATAATTTCATTTAATTTAGCTGCATGTAATCCAAGATCTTTTGCAATAATACTTGTATTAATTAATCCATTTTTCTTAAGAACATCATCATAATATGTAGCTTTTGGTTTTAAAACTGCATTTTCTTTTTCAAGTTCTTCATTCTTTTCAACTTCTACAAGAAGCTGCACTAGAGCTTCTTTGTAATTTACTGGAAGTTTTGGCTCAGAATGAGATGATAACTGTTTTTCCATTTCATTAAATGCTTCAATATATTTTAATTTCCATTCAAGAGCATCTTTCCCAGTAAACCCCATCGCCAGAAGAGAAAAACCATCACGATTAATGAGATATTCGGTATAAGTTCGTCCTCTTGAATTCTTATATTCTGAATAAATAAACATATTTTTCACGGCGGAATTTTCCGCTGTGAGATTTCGTATTGATTCAAGAACATCTTTATGAGCTTTATTAAAATGTTCTGCAATTTCACGACTTGTTGTTAATACTTGTCCATTTTCAATAGAAACTAATTCATTTTTAATCATATATTCACTCTTTCTGCACTATTTATATGCTAAATATATTTTGTTGTTTGCCGCAACATTTACCTTGTTTCCTTACGTGAGATGACTACGGCAATAGCCATCCCAATATGAAAGAGTGCTATGATAAAAATATCAAAACAGAGGGTTAATCACCTCGCGTAAGAAAACAATGTTTATATTCCCACAGGACCATTACAGCCCTGTGGTTTATCAAAAAATGAAAAATTCTATTTATCTAGCAGCATCCTTTACAGCTTTTGCCAGTTTTGCCCTAACAGTTTTATGAGGTTTAATCATCAGGTCTTCCCCAGTGAGCGGATTGCGGCCTTTTCTTCCAGCTACATCCTTAACCTCAAGGCTTCCAAATCCAGGTACTCTAACATCCTCACCAGCTTTCAGTGTCTCCATGATAACTTCCTGAAGTGCTGTTACGATCTCACCTGTCTCCTTAATTGTCTTCTCTGCTTTAGCTGCTGTTGCTTTAATAAGTTCAGTCTTTGTCATAATTTTGTTACTCCTTTTTTTCTTCTAAAAATTTTTATAATTTTATTGTTTTTATTTATACGTGGGTCCGCCACGCTCGGCATATTATTTAATTGTCTATGTTCGAACTGATTTTCATCAGTCAATAACAATATTGGTAGTTCCTTTAAGACCTTTTTCTTTGTCCCAAATGAAACAAATGCATTTTCTTACAGCACCAACAAATCCAGATTCGTGACTCCAGTTATCCTCGCCTGTAACAGATGGGAGATTACGAATGATTAAACCACCAAGTTCTTTAATTGCCTGTTCCGAATGAAGATGTGCGAGATGTGCTTCATGGTATTTTGTTCTTCCAAATGCTTCTCTAGCTTCAACCTGCATTACTTTATCTACACGTTTACCTTCTTTATCTCCGTGAGCATACATAATAAGAGAATTACCCCATTCGCGATATTTTCTTGGATGCATGTCTACGTCAACAAGTACATTTGGATCTTCATGAAAATAAGCCCATAATGTCATAACTACGTGCCAAGAGCTTAAAAAATCATGGTTTCCTGGGACATACATAAGTTCAACAGGAGCAAACTTAGATAGCGCAGTAATGCCATCAATGAGCATTTCTACACATCCCTTAAACATTTCCTGATGTCTCATATTTGTGTCCTGGGCAGTGCCACGAGTAGTTGTTCCTTGTACATTGTCAAAATGGAGAAGGTCGTTGCCGATTGGCATAAGAATTTTTGCGACTTTTCTTGACTTAATGTCTTCAATAGCCTCAGTTATAATCGTATTAAAGCATTTCTCAGCTATAATATAATCGTATGATCCGTTTGTAAGATTTCCTGATGCGAACTTACCATAGTGTAAATCCATAATTGGAATCTCATATAAAACTCCATCATCAACTTTAGGTTCTGTAAAATAATCTCTATTTTTCGGATTATAATTTCTAACTAAATCTTCGTAAAACTCTTCAATTTCAATCTGAGAAATTTCAGTTCTAGGTTTTACATTGATTTTGCTTGCATACAGATTTTTAACACCAGATTTTCCACCCTGATTCCAAATAGAGTTTCTTGCAGAGACAAGTTCCCATTCAAGTGGATCATAACCATGTGCGTTAAGTAAAAATTCAGGATTTTTCAAGTTTTCCTCATTAATCTCAATAAGTCGATCACTTGTAAAAGAGCCATCCTTATTTACATCTGTCTGTTCTTTATATCTTGGAAGCGAGAGAGGAGCCGGTTCGTCTGTAGTTGGTTCACTATTTACTTCCATTTCTTTTCTTCTTTTTTCATCAAAATATTCTTTTACGAATACGCTGCCATATACATTGCTACAAGCGTTCCGAAGAGTATTGCGAGAAAGTGGAATAGAGTATTGATCAATAATTTCAGTCCAATCTTTATCTGAGTTTCCCTGTACTTTTGCAGTTATTTCGGCAAACGAAGCCTCATACTGTTCAGGTGTCATTCCATAATCATTTATTCTTTTTTCGAAATCCATAGGCGATCACCTACTCTGCGTTATCTGCATCCTCTGCAGGAATTACATCTAACTCTTCCTCAGTTTTAATCTGAGTAGTCATCTCAATATACTGATTTTTCATAGCGTTGAGAAGATCTACAACAAATATTTCTTTTTCATCACCATTTTCATCTGTATATGTAATTGTGGAACAATCATCAGAAAGTGTTCCTTTAATAGATAATTTATCGGTTGTATTACGTTTGAAGCTTAAACAAGACCTCATTTTGTTTTCTCCTTTTAATCATAAAAATTTTTTTTAAATAATTTCATCCAAACTTTTAATTACTTTCTCTGCGACACCATATTTAATAGCTTCATTTGCAGATAAGTACCAATCATTATCAAAATTTTCATAAAATACATCTTCTGGAATTTTTGTTCGTGATAATACAAAATTACCTAATTCCTCAATCTGACGCTGATAATTCATAATTGCAGCAACTACTTCATTATAATTGCCTGCAAATGATCCACCACCTTTGTGAACAAGGAATTCTGCTGTTGGGAATGTGTATCTTTCATGACAAGAGAGATAAATAAAACATCCACTTGATGCAGCGACGCCAACATTAATTCCAATAACTTTTGTTGTACTAAGCTGAATCGTGTCTACAAGACAGTTGTTTACTTCTAATTCACCACCTGGACTGAAGAAAATCACTTTAATAGGAGTACGCTGATCAACAGGGATATTATTTTTCTTATCTTCAAAATTCCACTGCATAATCATTTTTGCATATTCAAGCGTCATTGAAGTAATTTCATCATCAATCCAAATAATTCTATTCTCATAGTTTTTATAAAACTGTAGAAGTGATGGATCTGGTAACTGTAAATTTTCAGCATTCTGCGGAATAGCAATATCTAAATATGCCATTTCCAATTTCTTTTTATCCTTTTTTTCATTCATAAGCATTACCTGCTTTCCTTTTAGTCTTTTATTTTTATAATCTCAAAAATTTAGAGTATTAAATACACTGTTTATATTCAGTATATTGTTCCATATTTTCTTCATCGATAATATCTTTATCAGATAAGTCATAACGAAATTCACCAAAATATTTGATTTCTGCTTCAGTTCTTACTTCTGCCGCTTCTTCAATTGTGTCAAATGAACCAAGATTTATATTCTTATTATTTACCTTAATTGACGCACAATATTTATTATTATCTTTTCGCACACCAATAATACCTGTACTGGACATATAAGAATAGTCTTTATTTCTGCTATTTTCAGAAGTCGTAGCTCTTCTAAGATTAATTTTTCTACAATCATATCTAACCAAATTTTTATGATCCACATCAATATTTTCTCTGTCTTCAATATCAAGCACCAAACGATGTAATCGAATGATTTTAGTTGTATATTCATCATTACTTAATGTATGTGCACAAACATAACGCCCATCATACCACCAACAATATTCCTTGATTTTTTCATAGTCTTCCTTATCAAAGAAAAAATGTGTTCCATTGCTACAATAACCAATTCCAAATTCATAAGAATCTAAATCATATTCACAATATTTTTTACCTGTTTCATATCTAGTATCTTGGTATAAGCAACCACATGATTTAATTCCGTTAGGAGTTATTAAAGAATACCTAGAATAGTAACAAATGTTTCCACATTCGCATTTACATTCCCATAAATATGCTCCACTATCAGACTTTCTTACGCTTTTTGTATTTGTCTTTTTAATAACAGTTAAACGACCAAATTTAAAACCTGTAATATCTTTAGGATAACTTTTACTTGTTATTCTTGATTTCTCTATTGCTTCTTTTGAATTTCGCGCGCATCCGCATGATTTCGTCCCATTTTTTCTAGTAAGAGACGTTGATTGTACACTTGTAGTACATCCACAGTCACATAAACAATTCCAATATACTTTACCATTAACTGTTCGTTCTTCATCCACATCAATAGCAATTAGTTTTCCAAAGCGTTGACCGGTTAGATCTTTTCTCATTTTTGGTTTCATTTCTTTACGACCTTTCTTGAACTTTTTATTTTTATATCGAAAGAGAAGATAAGTCTGTTAATAACTTTTCTGTTTCCTCAAATATAAAAATCGTTTTTTCACTATTTTTTTTATCTTTTTTTATATCAATTATTGGATTACCCATTTTTAAAAGATGTCTTGCGACACCAGGAGTAAAAATTGATTTATATTTTTTTGAATTCATTTCTACCTACTTTTCAAATAAATCAGCGAACATCTTACTTGTCTCAGATCGAACATCTTCACCAAGATAAATGCAGCCAAATTTTCTATTTCCTTTAAATTCATTACACATTTTTATAAGTGGATTATTTGTGGTTTTAGTAAGAAGTGATTGTTTATAATCACCGGCAAGATAAATTTTGCTATTTTCACCAAGACGTGTTCCAATAAGACGAATCTGACTTTCTGTTAAATCTTCTGCCTCATCACAGACAATAATTGTTTCGTTATAAGTTGTTCCCTTCATATAAAATGGAATATTAGTGTCAAGAACTCCAGAAGTTTTAAGACTTTGCAATTCAAATTCTCCACCATTAAGAGACTGAGCTAATGGTTCAAAAAATCTTCCAACTTTATCTTCCATTTCACCTGGTAGAAATCCAATTTCTTTTCCTTCCCCCATTGTTTCTCTAACTCCAAGAACTTTACTTGCACGACCTTTTTCTCGAACATTATATAGTGCCATTTGCATTGAAAGATAAGTTTTACCTGACCCATAACCACCTAGAATTGCAGCAATTGTAATGTCCGGATTATTTAAAATATCCAAAGCGCAACGCTGAAGAGAATTTTTAGCCTTAATATATTTGGAAGATGGAAGTTTAAGGGCAACAAAATTTTCACCATCAAAACGCATTTCTTTTGAAGTACCATCATCAGTATTCTCAATAATTAGATATTCATTAATGGACCATTTAGATAAATCCATATCTTCCATAATTTTATTAATAGTTTCTGTATTACCATTTATAATCTGATACCCTTTATAAATTTTCTCTGTATTTTCACAAGCACTTTCAACATCTAATTCAAAAATCCATTTAGCAATTGTTTTACATGCAAGATCATTTGTAACAAAAATGGCATTTTCAATTGTAGAAGCACATGCACAAATCTGATTATCTGGGGAATTTTCAAGACCTTTTGATTCGATAATAGATAGGATAGAATTGTCTGTTATAACAACTTTATACTTGTCAGTATTTTCATCTAAGATATGTAATATTTTACGTGATTTATATTTTGTTTCTTCATCTTTATTTCTTGATACTTTAATATGCTCTAATTCTTGAAGGGTAGTAGAGCTAATGTAAAAATAACTGTCTAATACATTTTCCTGTAATGCTAAAACAGCATTCGTATCATAAAATTTTACTTTTGCTTCGATGGTAAATAACCACCTTTCTTTAAGTATTTCGCCTTGTGCGATGTATTCAGTTGTATTTTCTTTATTATTTTTCCGCCTTATCAGCGTACCAATCTTCAATGTACCTCTTGTTTCCACAGGTTTTATAATACCCCACATGGTACCCTCTGGAATTCATGTACCCACCTGAGTATGGTTTTAAGATTTTTTTATCAATAAGGGACTGAATACCCTCTTTTGTAATTGTTTTAATAACAATACACACCTTTCGTTCTAAATTTCCTCGTAAGAGAGGATAATAATTGCAGGAGACAGATTTGAACTGCCGATCTTCAGAGCATGAATCTGACGAGATACCAAACTTCTCTATCCTGCGACATTCATATTGCAAAGGGACCGAATATATATCCAATCCCTCTACAATATATGAATCAGAAATTTCTGGCCGTATACATACGTGTCTCGGCTCTTGGACACGGGAGCTTAATTTCGGAACTCTCCAATTTCATCTAAAAACTGTTTCCACTTTAAACAGTACGAATGGTTGTGGATGCCATTCATCTCTCTCCATATATGGGAAGATATTCGACATTAAAAAAAACCATATAAATAAAGGGGAAAACGAACATTATTGCAAAAGTTCTTGTTTCATTTGCAAATAACAAAGTTACTTAAAAATTTTTCATGATTATATTGATATACTGTGTTTAAGATTTTTCTAGCATATTTTTGTGGATTTTTTAATTTAAAATCTCTTCCAGCATATTTTTTCCCAATTCCAAGTGCAATCTCTATCAAACGATTAATTGTTTTTTTATTTCCGATTTTCATATGTGATATTTGATCCAATGTATTCTTAGCAATTTCTGCTAATGAATCAACATATTCATCACGCTCAACTGATAGGCTGTTTAATGCTTTTATAGCGTTATCATACTCGTTTATAATTTTCATTATTTTTGTTACTTGTGCACTTGATGCTGTACCATCCATTTTAATGAAAAAATTTTCTGTTGGAATAGTAGTAGTTTTGCTTGCCCCCTGTATTTTATCTAACCACTCTTGTAACCAATTCATTGGACAAATTAAATCATTATTAATACGACCTTTTAATTTATTCCTTGATTCATCAATGTCTTCAAATGGAAGTTCCTTGCCATCTTTTGTTGTTTTTATTTCTCTTGTATACTGCATAAATTGTGGAAAGTCACATTTTACTGTTTTTACATTCCCATTTTTATCAATTACTTCTTTTTTCATTGACATACATGGAAGTTTACTAATCCTATCAATCTCTTTAACACCATCAATTTCATAAAGCCTCTTGCAGCTATCGATTATTACTTGAGCAAGAACGCTTAGAATTACGAAATTATCTGACAGTTCATCAAGTCTTTTTGGATCTGGATTATCACTCTGTAACTCACTCCAGTAATAAGTCATGGCAAGCTGTGCCAAATTACTGGAATATCCAATTCCGATTCTTGATTTAGAAAATGTATTGTCCATACGTGCATATTCTGATTTGTTATTTTTATAAACGACACCACTTTCTTTTAAGTCATTGACAATAGTAGGGTAGTGTTTATAGCAATAAGCTGCACACTTAACCATTGTCTGCTGATTTGTGGCTAGAACGAAATCCGAATCATGATCGCTTCCGTTACTTCTTGCTTGAAAGTCAGTCTCAATATTATTTACAGCAATAATATTTTTTGAAAATTCAAAGTATTTTTCCATCTCGTTACTATATACATTATGAAAATAACAAATATTATTTGGGGAATTGTGAGGATTACGAAATGCACATAGATGTTCGTCATGTTGAAATCTTGTAGTGTAACACTGAATTACACTATTCTCACTTTTTAGAGTAGGATCTTTTGTAAAATCCTCACCAACAGAATAGAGTAGAAGAGCATAAGGGTTTCCACATGTTGTTAAATTGTCACCATTTACAACAATCTTGCCTTTTCTAAGCTTGTGTACATATGCAGAAATAATTTTTGACTTCTCATGTCTGAAAAATGTACTATTGCCAAATTCATGGTTGTGCTCATATAAATCAGCCATCATCTCATAGTGGTTTACCTCATTAGCATTTTTTCTTAAGAATTTCTCAAATTCATTATTATCCTGTTTCAGTAACTCCACATATTCAATACTGGTGCTTGCAATATCCCTTACATCATCTTTGGTACATGGGAGAGTATTGACCATCTGATAACTAAGCTGTTGGTATTCTCCAAGCTTACTAGGGTGATCAGTTTTTACAATACCAAAAACACTGCCATCTTCATTTACTTTTTTACACCAATACTCATACGCAGATTCTAATGAGCCACCCATCAAATCCTTGAACTTTTTCCATTTGATAGCGTTGTCAGTAGTGATAATCTTAATGTCTTTCAAATAATGCCAATGACCAAACATGTCTTGAACCTGGTAAGTTTCATAATCATTACCGGTTTTCTCACACCAATCCTTAAAAAATAACTGTATATGAGATTTAAAACCACACATCTTAAATAAATGATGTCTCATTAAAGCCATGCCATTAATCTTAACAGTCCAATCCGGATTATAAGCATTTCTGCAGTCTTTAAAATAATCAGCTTCAATCAGTCCCATGCCATCCCAAAGTGTATTCTTGACTTCGGTAACCTTCTTGTCTACGACACATTTCTTACAAATTCGACCCTTAGAGTCCACGTAATCTTCTGCACGAACAATGTTAGCCATTGTCTTAAAAAATGAATCTTGGTCCCTAAGAATGAGAATATCCTCTACAGGAATATACTTAGTTCCAACGATGGTAGATGTAGTAAGTGGAGCATAGGCAGACATCTCAACAATTTTTGCATTGTCATCTGTCATTAGTTTTCCAAGTCCGATAGTTAACCATTCGTAAGCCACTTCATAAAGTTCAGAGTTTATAAAGATAACCTGTCCAAGCTTTGCTTTAGCACTGGTTCGAAACAACATCTCATAGTGAATTGTTTCTTCACTTTTAATAGTGCCATCTTTATTCTTAGTTTTATAAGTAACATCTACACCTTCGTTATAGAATTTATCTCTGATTTGCTCACGCTTTTTCTCATCATAGAGATCCTTGTTATTCTCAACTTTCTCCAAAGTGTATTTAAGACGTTCCTTTAATTCGCCATCAGAATTTTTATACAACTGCTCAATTCGCTTATGTTCATCCTCATAAGATCTGGTTCCAAAGTCAAAGTCTAAGCAAATAATATCTCTAGTAGATTCACCTTTATATACATTAAGACCATTCTTTATAAGAAAAGCAGAGAATAAACTGTTATTAAGCATTGCTTCAGTGTAAGAGAAATAATCTCTTGTCCCTAAATTAACATCATATAATGTACCGGCACTGATATTTTTAATTTTAATTCCAAATTCACTAATGATAATCACCACCTTACATTATTGATGATCTTTCTTAGTAGAATTTTTAGTTGATTTAAATTTATATTTATTTCCCTTATTCTTATTATTACTCTTTGTCCATCCAATAGAAGAAGCTGCAGCATTAATATTGCAACTAGGAAATGGAGGATAATCAGTCTCAAAGGCATATAAATTTAATATATTTGATGCATAGCGATGAAATTCTTCACGAGATGGTATAGCAGGAAATGTACCTCCTGTATAATAATTTTTAGTAGTTTTAGATGATAATCTCTGTGTAAGTGCAACGTTGTCTGTGTTTACTTCTGTATTCATATTTAGTGTGTACTCCTTTTAACATAATTAGTATTAATCCTTTCTGTGCGAGGTTGATAAGTTACATAACCTACTAAAAATGTGAAGGGTTGAAGGGTAGTAGGTTATATAAACTACTTCTTAATAGAAAAATCTTTTATTCACAAAAAATGCAAATGTGTTATTTCACATCTGACTATTAATTTCTTCTCTATTTAGTTACAAGTTATATTGGAATTTATTTATCTGAATAGATAATGATAATGAATAATGACAATAATAATATAAAATCAAAAATTAAATAGAACGAAGCTAGATGTGAAGCGCAGCGAAACATATAGCGTAGTGATGACAAATGAACGCAGCGTAAGCGAAGTGAGTGCGGCAGCCTCTGGTGGAACACCAGTAAAGTATAATCAAATTTTATAATAAATATTTATAATCAATATTCCAAATTAACTTGTCTGTCGTTCCGACAGTGCTTCACCGCATTCACTACGCTTACGCTACGTTCATTTGGAGTCACTTCACAATTTTTCGCTAACGCTTCAAAATTGTTCGTTCGAAATTGGTTTGATTGTATGTTTTTATTGGAATTCTTCCGTTTATAATTGGAATATCACGAGAGATCCTATATAAAATAAGGCTTAAATGTAATTGTTACAAAAGTGTTAAACTTGTTTTTGCCTTATTTTATATAGTGAAAATGCGTGTTAAAAAATCGTCCATTTAAACTTCCCTATATAAGAGAGTATATATAATAATATATATTGGAATTATAAATGGACGATTTTTAGTTTTGCCCTTATTTTATATGGCGAAAAAGCCTTATTTCTAGTAATCTGGTAAACATTTGGTTTTACTATATAAAATATGGTTAAAATCTAATTTTCAACTTTTCTAAATTTACATCAAAATGAAAATTCAGGATCATCTTCATTACTTTTAATAAAATCTTCTGCTGAAAACTCTAAATCTTTATGCCCAATTTTTATTAATTCATTTGTCAAGATAGATTGTGCAGTAAGATATGTATCAGGTATTTTCCATACATTTTTATTATTCTCCATTGAGAATGCAGGTAACTCACCCCAATAATCTTCTTCATTTCCAAATACTTCTTTATTATATTTTTCAATACATTTATCATAATAGGACTGTGCATTTTCATTTATACAAGTTACTACATTTTCATTTAATAACTGTTTTTGTAAATAAATTTCTGTTTCTGGAAGCGCTTCTTTAATATCTTCTGGTGTATAAATAATTTTTAATTGTTTATAACAATGATCCCATCCAAATTGATCTAATAAAAGTTCATTAACTTTTTCATAATATTCTTTTTGTCTGCCAGATACAAAAACTTGAAACATTTTTTCGTATCCCATTTCAGTATGTAATACATAACGTTCTGTTTGAAGAATAAGTTTCTTTTCATCGTCAGTAGCAATTGAACTTATCTCATTTCCATGGTTATCATATTCTACAATTACAGTTTCAGGTTCATAAATAATAAGTTTTCTACTTTTTAGATTATTTAATGCAGAAAATAAAATTTGTTCAAGTCTTTTGTTGCAGCGTTGATAAAAATTTCTTACTTCAAACGATGTTACTGTTTGATCTAATTTTATAAGATCTTTTTCACTTGTTTTTCCATAATTATGATTTGTAATACCTAAAAGTTCCCACCAGTTTTTCTTTGTTAATGTACTTGTAAATCCATCTTGTTTTGATAAATACTGTAATAAAATAACTTCAATGCAATGTGCATATATAGAATTATTCCCAAATTTTCTTTTATCATCTTTTTCAAGCGGAGTATCATAAATGTCTGTTATAATAAATTTCTGTCCAGATTTCTCCCAATCAAAGTAACATTCAAATTCTTTTAGTTGTGCTTTTCTTGCATTACCACCTTGAATAAAGTCTTGTTTTAATAACTCACAAAGTTCTTTATAATTCTTTACAGTCATTCCAACTTTTAACTTTGATGTATTGATTTTTAATGGTACTTTTGGCTTTGTTATTTTAGTAGTTGACGACTTTGTAGTTTTCTTTTTAGTGGTATTTGATGATTTACTTTGTTTATTAGTTTCTTTTGGCATTATATTTTTCTCCTTAAAAATTTTATTGATTATTTTCAGTTGTATATTTATTTGGTTTCAAATATTTCTTCTAAATTATTTTTCTTTGCATTCTGAAAAAATATTATTATATTCTTATTCAGTTAGTGGTCTTTCTAAATCATATTCGTATTTAGGTTCAGACAATTTCTGTGGACCATTTGGATTATCTGGATCAACTGGTTCACAATAGAAATATTCTTCCTTACGTTTATATGCCTGTTCTGCTAACTCTGTCATATTAGGTTTTAAGTAAGGTTGTGGTCCACCGTAAGGACATGTTGAGATGTGCTTATTAGAAACCTGTTTCTTAAATAGTGATTGTAAATCTGATAAAGACTTTATTTGTTCCATGATCCTGTTAACCTCATAATATATTCTTTGTATAATGTTGGCGATGCTTCCTTTAGTAATTCTTCTAATTCTTTAATAGGTTTGTTCCAAATACATACAGTGAATGGTGCTTGACAACCATCGTAGTATTCTGCATAAAATTTTACTTTTGAATCTGGGATTACTTCGATTCTATCATAGTTTGCCCTTGCTACTCCAAATGCTGATTCACCATAACCAGATTTTGAAATTGCCTCTTCAAATTTATCAAGTTCATCATCTAATGATGAATCCCCTTTGTACCAAAACTCGGATAATAGTTTAACTAAAACTTCAAAATTATATTTTTCATTCATTTTTTACATTCCTTTCTTGAGATGTGATTAGTGGATTCAATATAGACTTCTAAATGGAATTTTATTTTATTCTTAGGAATTAAATTTAATGAGAAATGAGAAGTCTATTAGTTTAATGTAACTTTGAGTTAGATTTGAGTTAGATTTGAGTTATTATATTAGACCTGGATGGTAATCTGGGTAGTGAGTGTAGCTGAGATTAAAATATACCCCCATAATGGGAGAGTAGATGAGTTTTTGATGGTAAATTTCGATGAAATGGTGATTGATGGTAAATTGATAGGGTAGAGGTGTTTGGTCGATTTTTAGGGTGGAATTTTGATGTAAAGTAGGTGTTGATTATAGATGTGTTAAAAATACTGGGATTAGAGCGAGTGGAGAGTTAAAAAATAAAGCAGCACGTCCGGATTGGATGGCTGCTTTTAAATTTTTTTAGTTAAATTGTGTGAATTAAGTTGTGTTTTTTTGATACCGAGAGATAACAGTATTTATATAGGAAAGAATGCGATTGGTGTGATGAGTAAAATGGGATTTGAGTAGGGATTTATTTGGATTTTATATGTGAAATAGATTAAAACTGATACAAGATAGTTTTTGTTGTATAAAATATGAGGGTATTAATAGTTTGAAAATATTATAATTTAGGCGATGATAAAGAATATCGTGTTTATGAGCTTGGAATATATGGGATTTAATGATGTGATGGATATAATAGAATGAGATAATTTATGATGATTTATAGTGATTTTGAGTGGCTGTTAAGTGTTAATTTGTATGGGATTATTCGATACGGAGTGCGATAGAGCGATAGAATAGAAAATAGGTGCCGATTACAATATATGGTTGGATTTTGGGTCTGTGTAGTTGAAGGTGCTTATGCTGCAGAGCCGATCCAGGATCTTTGCCAGGATGGAAAGTACCCCCATCCCTTATTTTCCATGACTTCTAATAGATATTAGAGGACATGGAAATATGCTTTTGCGATAGAAAATATAGAAATCACTATATACTGCAATCTGGCGTTGTCTGGCAAGGGCTTTAAACTGGTATATAGTAGGAATTTTTCAAAAAAATAGGGTAAAAAGTCGTAGAAATCCAGTATTTACAAGGGTTTAAAGGCTATTCATAAATGATAATTTTTTCGGTAGATAGCGTGAAAACTGTTGCATTTGCAACAGTATCGTATTTATAGATTTTATCTATAATAAACAATTCATTTATAACTTTCACCTATAACACTCTCTGTTATAACTATAATCTATACCAAACTATCCAGCTATAACTTTCACTTATACCAGACTCACACCCTTTTATGCACTTTGCACAATGACTTTCCCGATTCCCTAATTTCAACCCTCAAAAAGACACTTTTCACTCCACATCACACCCACATCACAGCCCACAATCCCACTAAAATCAACCACTTTGTGCAATATGCCTATACCGCAGCTCAACTCACTGCTTACAAAATGTATTTCCTACACGGACGTTTTAAAACAATTACATAATTGCACACACAATAGCTATAATACACTAAATTGTATTTACATTTCTCCTAAATCCCTAGCTATTTTCTCATTTATAGCTTGTATTATAAAATCATTTACACTTTTATAACCATACTTGCTACAATGTACTTTCAATTCTTCCTTTTTTCCCTTGTTTACCGACAATGCTATTCTATCATAGTTATTTTTAGCATAATCATTTTTATATTGTGTTCTTGTTTGTTTATTCTCTTTATTATCTGGCATTTATATATCAACCTACTTTCATTTTTTTGCATTATATAGAAGTAATTTCACTAGAATTATACCATACGACAGCCCACAACGCTAGTAAAATCAATACTTTCCATGGTTTTTACTTCTGTATTTTTGAAATATTCTTTCTATATAATGCAAAATAAAAAAGTGTGCAATTGTGCGACTTGTGCAAGATATATAAAATGTCTTGTGTAAGATTGTGCAATATTCCGACTTGTATCTTGTGTAAGACAATGTTATACTTGCGCTAAGCAATTGAGAGAACGACTTAAAAGCCCATGTGGGGCGGTCAAAATCGAGATTGCAAAAAGTTTTAAAAAAGGTGTTGACACATACAATTGTATGTGATATAGTAACACCAACAACAGACAAATGTCTGTTGAGTATCCCAAAAAAGTTGCCAGACTTATCTGGCGGTAACTATTAATCAAAGCTGATGATTTAGGCATTCGGCATTCCGTACTTTGAAAAGTGAATGATGATTGATTGAATAGCAGTTCTTACAAATTGCAAGTTGTCTAGCGATAGCGTGAAGTCTTTCTGCTTTCCTCATAAAAGGTTCTGGCTTGTGGATTCCTTGCCAGTATTAGCGCCACCAGTAAAAGTGCGTGAAGGGTTGTAGCAGACCTACCGCCAAAAGACCAGCGGTTACAATAAGCTACAGGTGTTGGATTACACCTAAGTCATGCGGTAAGAGGCTGATTCTGTCCATCGCTACCAGTAATTCGTTCTGGATTCGCTCGAAACTGGAAAAGCGGTTTATAAATACATAATACATAATTGTTTCACCAACTTATTTTCAGAGAGGAGGTGAAACTATGGTAACTATTGATGTAGTTCGGTGCAAAGAACACTACGAATTGTTCTTCCAGGGACGATTTCTGTGTTCTTGCGACACGAACGAACTAAAAAATTGCTACGAGGACGCTGTAAAAAGTGTTCTCTGTGGTAGCTTTAAGTAGCTTTTAGTTTACACCATTAGTCACTAAATGTCAAGCCTGTACAGGGTGTAATGTACAGGCTTTTCTAATGATCCAGGCTATAGGTCTATGGTTCAATCACAGGATTATTGTTTCACAATTGAATAACACGCACTAGGATTATATCCAGTGAATGATGGGTTATGCCTTCCCAGTAAAAAGCGACTGGTAAAAATACCAGAGGAGAATACTATGTCTAAATCTACAAACAAAAAAATCAACTTCGATTCTATGAACAGTGGTGTAATTGATGACCTCAGAACCTTTAAACAGGTTCGGTTAGAACTGGCACAAAAAGCCAACGACTTTGCACTTGCCAGAAAACCTCTCCAGGATAAACTGGACGTGGCTATTTCAACAGGTGATGTGGAGCTTTCTAAGTCTCTGTCCTCTGAAATTGAGGATCTTACTAAAGCTTATAAAGCTGAGGTGACACCAATTAACGAGGAGCTGAACCGTGTTCTTGGATTAGTTCCACAGGGTATGTATGACTGTTATCTTAAAAAGATTAACGAGGGTAAACGTGGCGAATATCTCCAGGCTTGTCAGGAGTTCGTCCGCAGATTCGGCGCAAAAGGTACAGATACTGCCATTAATAAAATGGCTGAAAGACTGTGTGACCTTGTAGGTATTAAAGCCTCCAGTAACAAAATGATTCTGGAGAAAAACCAGTTCACAAGTCTGTACTCCAAACGTCAGTTCAACAAAATGTGGATGAGCGCATTCTGTGACTATGCACTGGCTGAAATTGATAAATCAATCAAAGCTGATACTGAGAAAAAACAGGAGGTGGCTTAATATGGTAACTATAGTTAAGATTTCTGACAGCGTAAGTGGTGTAGTAACTCGTAGAAAAGCTACGGAGTACCTTCTTGGTACTCCTTTAACAACTTATCAATGGATGTGTGTTCAGCAGGACTGGAAAGCGTTTGCTGATGATCCGTTGAAATATGCAGACACGGCAGTTGTAGACATGGTAAAAGATTACGTGTCTAATATTCTGTAATTAAACAGGCGCACTGGCATCAGCGTTATGAGGAGGTGAAAAAGGTTCTTGCATACACTCTTTGCATAATTTATAATTAAGTGCAGGAGGTAGTTTGACTATGAATATGCAGGAAAAAATTGAAGGGGCTTTAGCCCATGCAAATATGTCCAAGACTGAAATGGGTAAAAAAGCCTTTGATGTGACACAGCAGACAATCTGTACAAGAATATCACGCGGTAAATTTACCAAAGAGGAACTTGAGCAGATTGCTCACGCCATGGGAGCAGAATACGTTTGTTATTTTGAGTTCCCAGATGGCAAAAAATTTTAATTATTACAGTCAGCAACAAAAAAAGGATCTACGTTATTAGTAGGTCCTTTTTTGTTGTCCAAAAATTCACGCCCACATAGTACAACCAGGCAGTACAATCCAACACACACCACGCAGTTCACGCATACCCCAAAACTGCGCAAAAATCTGCAGCTTAACCCCTGAGCTTATAGATGCCTCTCCCTTAGTGTGTGGATAGATAGCGGTTCGATTCCGCTTGTGGGCCTTGATTTCAATAAGGGAAATCACAATTTTTTATTGACAAAAATATACTTTTAAGTTATAATCGGCTCAAAAGAAAGGAGAAAAAGAATTTGTTTGAGGTTATTTTTTACAAGGATAAGAAAGGCAAAGAGCCGGTAAGAGACTATTTTATCTCATTGTTTGAGAATGATAGTAAAGACAACAGAATAAAACGTGAGAAAATCGAAGACTGCATGAACGTTCTAAAGAAAAACGGTGCAAGAGCAGGGCTTCCATATGTAAAACATCTTGAAGGGAAAATATGGGAATTAAGACCATTAAGTGATAGGATCTTATTTTTTACATATGTTAATAATACAATAGTATTGTTATCCCACTTCCAAAAGAAAACACAAAAAACTCCCAAAAGGGAAATTAAAAAGGCTGAAAAGCTAATGAATGATTATATAGAAAGGAGTAAGGACAATGAGTAAAATGAAGATAAGTCCCAGGGGTTCATCCTGGGACGACTTTGAAAGACAAATGTATACACCAGAAGAGATTGAAGCAAGTAAAGTTCGGTCTGAAATCATTACGGAAATGATTAAAGCAAGAGAAGAGGGTGGTGTTACTCAAAAGCAACTTGAAATTATGAGTGGTATTAAACAGCCTGTTATTTCTCGAATGGAGAAGGGAACTACAGATCCTCAATTATCTACAGTATTAAAAGTGCTTAACTCTTTGGGAAAAACTTTAGAAGTTGTGTCAATGAAACCTGTAAAATAATAATAAATTAAATAACCTCAATTAATAAACGGAGATAGATTATGCCATTTGTAAAAGTTGATGTTGAAAAGCAAATTGAAGAAAAAAGGCAAAATGATCCTAAATTTAGAAAGGCGTGGGACAGAAGGCAAATTAAAGAAAATATGAGTCCAGAGGGTTCTTCTTTTGACGATTTCTTAAAGGAAATGTATCAAGATCCTAAGTTTAGAGATTCATGGTATGATTTGGCTGCTGACAAAGATATTGCAAGTGCAATTATTAATGAGCGAAATGAAAAAGATTTATCTTTAAAACAGTTCGCTAAGAAAGCAGGAATATCTAAAAAGAAACTGGTTAAAATTTGTGAAATGGGTAATAATCCGTCACTTAATCAACTAAAGAAAATTGCCAAGGGAATGGATAAAGTGCTTAAAATTGAATTTGTTTCAAAAGACGAGATCGACAAGAAAGTAATGGAAAGGTAATAAAAGTAACATAAGAGAGTCTATCATTTAGATAGGCTCTTTTTTTATGCCAAAAAATAATTCTCATTTTTCAGAAGGGAGATTTTGTTTATTATGTCAGCTCCAAAAACTACCACAAAATAAAATTACATTCTAGGAAGGGAGATCATAAAATGAAAAAATTTCTTGTAGCTGCAACATTCGCAGCATTAACAATTACCACATCAACCACAGTTTCCGCAAAGGCAAATATCCGGTATGGTACCGGAATTGTGACCGGTGCAAAATCTATTACAACACAGGACGGTAATGTCTGGCATACCAAGCGAAAACTCCATCTTCACAAGGGAACTAACGTCCAGGTTAAATTTGACACTAAGGGAACTAAGCGAAAAAAGGATGATTCAATTATTAAAGTTTCAAATGTGCAAAAGAAGCAAGTGAAACCAGAAATTTCCATTCCGGTATCTGATATTGCTCTGGTGTATACGGATTCCCTGGGCTACACCACATTACAGCTGAAAGATTACGGCTGTGTGGCTGACGATCCAAACAACATTAGTTATGAAACTGTCAAACAAATAGTCAACTCTTATTACGTCTCTGTAAGGGAAGCTACAGATTCCGTGACGGTAACAGAGCCAAACGGAAATAGCTGGACGGTAAGAAAGTGAGGTGTTTACAATGTCAGAATCAGTTAAAAACTATAAAAAAGAGGCAATTAGTATTGCAAGGGATTTTCATTACTCAACTAGTATCCTTGCACGTCTTAACAACGCCACAACGGAAAGCGAAATCTGCCGTTTGATGATCGAAGGCAGACATTCAAAACGGTATTATTAAAAACACCTATATAATAAGGAAGCTTTTCATTCCATCTACGGTTCGTAGGTGGATTTTTTAATATAAAAAGTTTCCGATTTTGGAAGAGAAACACAAGGAGGTGTAAAGCAAATGGTTAGAACATGTGCATTAGTTGAGCGAAAATATGACAAAACTAAAGCTGTCGTAATTTTTGATCGCTGCGAGGATGGTTTTCCACTAAGCATAATGATGTTTGAGTTTGCAAGAGAAAACTATCCGTATAAGTACCCTTCGCCGTTTGGGGATATTAAAAATATCTCATGTGATACGGCAAGAAATGAGAAGGAAATGAAAGAGAAAGGATGGGTGAAACTTACAGATGAAACGCAAATATTATAACTGCGAACTTAAAGAGCTGGATGCTCAGAAACTCAAGGCAAAACTGAAAGAAGAGGGAATTGAATTTGAGTCATCTGGTGTTGGCTGGCATTATACACATTTTGAAATTCTGTGCAATGACGCAGAAGTGGGAATCATTGATAACTTTTTAATGGAACTGTAATGGAGGTATAAGGCAAATGGTAGAGGTATTAGCAACAATCAATACTACTGAAAAATCAGTAGGAAGAGTATGCAACTATTTGACAAACAGAAGAGTGAAACACAGAGTAGTTTCATCTGGCAATAACATGCAGATCAAATTGCTCACAACTCGAAGCGAAATCTCAGCAATAAATAGATTCTTGGAAAAAGAGGTAAATTAAAATGGGAGCAGAAGCTTTAAACTATGATTATGATGTTATTGATACACCAACCGAAACACCGACAACAGACAAGATTGTTCGGTGCTTTACAGATAGCGAGCTTAATGATGAGCTTGCTAATCTGTTAAAAGATTCTTTATCTGGAGTACGCAAGGCAAACTTAGAAGATCACGGTTTAGAAATCCGTAAAAGAAACCGTGAGTTAATCATCAGAGAGAAGAAGAAACAGAAACTTCTTTCTATAGTTGAATTGTCTATGATGATCTTTGTGTTATTACTGGTTCCGGTTTTAGGAACTGTGATTGTAAGGGAAACTGTATATTTATGGTTGTATATTATCACAGGACCAGTCGCAGCTTATTTAGCGAACCAGTTAAGAAAAATGTAGGAGGAGGTATAAAAATGTATAAGAGAAAAACTGTAGATTGTTACGCTATTGAGGGGTTTTACGAAGGGTATGGCTGGGACATTGAATGTAATTGTGAAGATTATAAGGATGCAAAGGTACAGTTAAAAACATATAGAGAAAACGTTAATTATCCAGTTCGGATTAAAAAATGGAGAGAGAAAATTAAGGAGGCATAAGGCAAATGGAACTGAAAAAGTATATTACCTACGAGGAACCATTGGAAGGAAAAAGTTTTACAATCAACCAGCTTCATGAGGTTTACAGAGATCTTGTAGACAAAGAAGAGTATCAAGATTTTGACTGTTGGTTTACCGATATGTTGAAATCTGGCGTGTTTAAGGAGGTGTAACAATGGGCAAGAAAACAACTAAATCATGGGATAAGAAACAGGAGCGAAGGCTCCGGTCTTATCTCAAGGCAAACGGTTATTTGTATATCTGCTCAAAAGGCAGCCATGACAAATACCGGTCAACAATTACAGGAAACAACGTAGAGGTAAACAATCATATTAATAAGATGGTTTGGAAACGAACCATTGAAGAGGTCGCAGATGATCTCAAATCAAAAGGCTACAATTACGTTCCTTATGAGCGTGTTCGGTAGTCTTTTTTTTATTGGGAAAATTTTGAAAATTGAATAATGGATGCCATAAGGCAAATTGAAAATACATTGATGAATAAAGGAGAATAAGATTATGACAACAGTTAATATGAAAGATTATGTAAATGGAAACGTAAATGAAAATAAGGCAGTACAGGAAGTTATTGGAAAGATTAGTAAGGCAGAAACTAAAGTTAGTGCAAATGTTATAAATACAGTTGTTCCGATTCTTGGAAACAAAGAAAGAACATTAGAACAAAGAGCTGAGGATATTGGAGAGCTTAAGGGAATTCTTGCATCTTCTATTGCATCAGGTTTATCAAAAGTTATACTTAAAATTCCTGTAAGATTACTTGCAATGGATACAGCATATCAGATTCCAGAACGAACAGGAAGAAGTTTGGGAAAACTGTTAAAAGAATGGGACTATGATTCATGTGATCCATTACTTGGTGTACCACATTTTGAAGATGGATACATAGCAGTTGTTGATGGAACTGGTAGAGTTCGTGCATCTAATGTTATTGATAGTGACAAATACGAAAAACTTGATGTTACTGTCCTTTTAAAAGCTCCAAGTGACCCAAAGGAAAGACAGAAATTTGAAGCTAAAAAATACGAATATCAGAATTCTGGAACAGAGCCATTAAAAGATTATCAGAAGCATGGTGCAAGATTAATTAGAGAAGATCGCCCTACTATGTTGCTTGAAGAATTAAAGCACCAGTATGATTTTGACTGGGTTTTAAAGAAAGGTCAAAGAGAGGGTGGAATTCTTGGTTCATATCCTTACACAAGAGAATTGTGCGAGAAATATGGAAGAAGCTGTATGGAATATATTCTTGATATTTGTAAAAAGTCAGGCTTTAACCGTCTTTCAAATGGATATTCAAGATGTGTATTTAAAGCGTTAAGGGATATGTGGAGATATTATGCAAGTGATAGAAATAAGACTGAGCAGTTTTTATCAGAATATTTACACGGAAAAACACCTGCACTCATTAAAGCAAGATCAAAGGTTGCATATGAATATCTTGACGCTGATGCAGCATTTAGTTTTTACATAGAAGATGCAATTGTTGAAAATCTGCATTTACAGCAGACTAGAAAACTTTCAGATGATGAACAGAAACTTGAAGTTATTCGCAAATTTGCATAACAAACTTTACATAAACTAAGAAGTAGAGGGTAGCAAGCGAAATTAAAACTTGTTGCCCTCAAATTATATAAGCAAGAAGGTAGATAAAAATTATGGCATCAACAATTGAAGCAACATCAAAAGTTTATAAAAATGTTCGGTCTTACTTTTCAGCTGGACATGGAGTTGAAAATTATAATCTTGTATCAGTTCGACAAAAATTAACCGAAACTTATCTTTATAGGGTAATGGCACAGCACAAGACAACTGGGAAGTATGCAGTGTGGACATGTTGGAATGAAAGCACGCAGTCGTTGAACTTTGGTCATTATGACTTAGATTTAGAGGATGCTATGGACATTTTATATTGCAAAGGAGAGTGGGATTGTTGAAATACGTATATTTTATATTCTTTGTTCTCTTTATAGGTATTACCTTTGGAATTGTAGATATTGACGTAACACTTTCAGACGGAAGTCATTTCCATTATGAGAGCTGGATTCATTTATTTATGAGATAAAATGAAACTTTTAACGGAGGTGTGTGGGAATTATGGCAAGAAGAATTTCAATTAATGAGATTGAAGATCAGTGTTCAAGTTGTGGATATACTTTTAAGAAGAAACTTGGAACTTATGGATTAGAATGGATAACAGATAAAGCAGCATGGTGTTGCCCCAAATGTAAAGAAAAAATAGACAATCCAATGTACTGTTTTGTAAGTAGAGGAGGCAGGAAAAATGAAATGTGATGAATGCACATGCACTTATGAATCATGTTCTTGTAAATTGCCAGGTTCAAAATGTGCTTACGAAACTGATGACAAAAAAGACGATGGAGCAAGAGAAACGGAGGACAAATAATATGAGCATTACAAGATTGATCGAGTTACTTCCAGATAGCGTCAAGTGTGACACTGTAGATTTTAAAGATGTTCGGTTGATGGATGGTCGTAGCGCCATCCGTGTTACTATTGACAGACTTCTTACCCAGGAAGAGAAAGATAAAATGACCAGTAAGAGATTTGTTGGTCTTGACTGCGTAGGTTTTTACAAATATGCACCGGAAATCAAAAAATCATATTTCTATGTGGTTTAGTGAGGTAAGGGGGAAATGATATCCTGATTGGTTAATTGAATGTATGTAAATAGAAAGTGGGTGAAGTAAAATGGGTAATTTTTACAACGTTCCTGGTGTTGAATTTATTTATCATAGTAATATATATTACCCAGATGTTCGGTATAAAAACAGATTGTTTAATTACTGGGACTTAGAAAATGCCTTGTATGAACAGTATATAGAAGAAGGTAATCCAAGAATTAATAGTCCAGCATGTGATGATAAACAATTTAGAGATTGGATAGCAGATGATCCAGATACGGTATATGGATATTTGGATGATTGGATTATGTCTCTTAAAGAAGCAGAATGGGAAGATCGAAATTTAAAAGGTCTTCTTAATGATGGAGAAGAAATTCTTTATTACAATTTTACTGGTGATTACTTATGGAGAGAATGCATTATTAGTAATGGAAGCGATGATATTACAGGAGCTTTGGAAGATACTCTTCATAGAATCCTAGACAATGGTGGAACTAAAGATGATGTTTGTAAAATTATGGGAGCTATCATTCCAAGCGAAAGTGAAATGAAAGAATTAGAGGAGTTTAATGAATATATTTCTATTGATCTTGGATATGTAATTCCTGGACTAATAACAGAAATAATGAGGTAATGGAAAATGAAATTATATTATGCATCTGTAATTATACAAGATAGTGAAAATAGTAAGCCATGGTTATGCTCAATGCAAGACAGTTGTACAACCATTAAAGATGCAAAAGAAATTATATTAAAAGCAAGAAAAAATTTTCGTGTATTATCTTCATGGATTGATACGTACGATGGTGCTAATAATAAAATTACAGTCTTTCATGAATGCTATGTAAATTTTATTGGTGAAGTAGAAAGACCGAAGGAGGTAGATGATTGAATGAAATACTATGGAAAAATTACATATGAAATTGACGAGAATCATCCGGATGTAAATTATGTTGCCGGTGGTTGGCACCAAGGAAAAGTGTTTGAGTATGAAGATACTTACGGATTTGACGAAAGACTATATTCACCAGAAGATTACGACATGATTATCAATTATATTAAAAAGGATTTAAAACTTGTCGCAGGCGGTGGATATAACACAGATCACATTCACAACGTAAAATTTAAAATTCGCAGAATGGCATAAAACGGAAATTTTAAGGGAGAATTTTACATGCAATATATAGTACTCGAAAGAAAAGTTTACGAGCGTTACTCTGTTGTTGATGCAGATGATCCGGAAGAAGCAAAAGAAATTTCTAGAAATAAATCATATGAGAATGATGAACCAGCCACTTATGTGGGAACCGAATATATTGCGTCAGAAATTTTAAGAGTAAGAAAGGAAAATTAAAATGAAAAAGTATAGTGTAACTTATCACGAAACATATGAAGAGAATTATGAAGTCGAAGCCAACTCGCCGGAAGAAGCAGAGGAAATTCTTCGAGAAAGAATTAGAGAGGGCAAAGAAGATGGTCCAGAACAGTGCAGTGACAGTTGGTGTGATGTAACAGAACTATAAAATCAACATTTATAGGGAGACACAAAATGGATATTAATTTTGACAAATTAGCAATTGCTATCATTGACGAATTTGAATCTGACAGAGAGTATTCTGGCCGAGATGAAATTGTTAAGGGAATGGAGTATGTACTTAATAAATATACTTCAGAACATGATCGAGAAATTATTGATCAAATGCTTATGACATTTACTGGATGGACTCTACAAACACTGCTTGAAAAGGCAGAAGAAGTATCAGATGAAGAAATTGAAGAACTATAAAATCCGCATTTTGCAAGGGAGATGAAAACATGACATTCGAGGAAGCGAAAAAGAGACCAGACTATAAGTTTGTGCTTAATGGAATTGAAAACGATATTGAAGATATTCGAAATAATTATATGAAAAGTTTATATGAATATGGTGATCCGGAAAGAGGAATTGCTATTCTTGAAATCGGTTATGTAGACATTGAGGTAAATTTAATGACGTATGAACAGGTTGGAGAGCATCCTGGAGATAAACGTCCGATTATTGATTACTTTGCCTGTATTAAATGGGGAGAGGGAGATAATGATTGGAGATCTGATGATTATGTTGATCATGATATTAATGTAAATTGGGAATCAGACAATTGGGCAGAGCAGCTTGAAAGAGATATGTTTGAAGCTCTTGATAAATATATGGCAGAAAATGGTTATAGTTATGATCATACAAATAAGAAAGGGAGGTGAAAATTATGACAGTAGGTCAGTTAATTGAGGGATTAAAGCATTACGATCCAGAATCGGATGTAACTATTTTTGACAATAACAATGATGAACAATATGATGTTTCTTTTATCATTGAGGATGAAAAGGAAAATTCACAAGTAATGATAGTATATTAAAAGGAGATTAAAATGTATAGGGTAGAATGGTTAGACGCTAATGGGAATATTAAGATTGTTAAAGGTTTCAAAACGAGCGAGGAAGCATTTAAATGGATAAAAATGCGTGATTTTGACCCAGTTTTTGAGTGTCCAATGGTATTTTATGATGGAGAATAATTTAACTATTTAAAATAAAATTCGTATTTGATCGGAGGAGAAAAATGAAATATTCAAAAATTGTAAAAAAAGAATGTCCAATGTGCAGCAAAGTACATTTTGTAAAATTAACAGAAGTTGAATATGATCAGTACAAAAAATATATTGCATACGGAAGCTTGATTCAGAATGCATTTCCAAACACAAGTCCAACAGTAAGGGAATTTTTGAAAACTGGGTATTGTCCAGGATGTCAGGAATTATTGTTTGGTAAAAGTGAGCAGAAAGAATTGTTCTTTTCTTATGATGATATTAGAGAAGATATTATAAAAGAATTCTGTGAAAAGCATGAAAATATATTAGATGCTCTTATGTCTGATGAGGCAGATGTCTTGACAGAAGAAGAATGGTTATTACTGATGTATGAACTTTGAATAAAAGGAGTAAGAGAAATGTATGATTTTGCAGATTTGGAAAAGGAATGGAAAGAAAATGATGATCCAGAAAAAGGTGTTGTGATTTTTATACCAGAAGATAAGAAATTAATAAGAGCCGTATTTGGAGATGGTGTAAATATAGCTCCAGGCTTTGATGATTATATTTATATTACAGTTCACGATTTAAATGATATGGATTTTGAAGAAGTTGATGGTGGTCAGTTAGATGTAAACTATGATGAAACAGACTATTTTGATAATCTGTTACATTTTTGCAAAGAATCAATGGCATTAGTTAGTTATGAAAATGTAAATGAATGGTATGTGTTAAATATTATTTAGATCGGAGGTAATAAAAATGACAGTAAAAGCAAAGGAACTATACTGTTATGTAACAAGCATAAAACCATTTTGCGATCAAGTGGATGAGATAGTTGGAAAAGCAAAAACTGGTTCACAATATCACTTTATTAAATTTAAACTTGCCAGTGTCGTTGGTCAGGCAGTGCAAAAGTATAATAATGATTACGGATATAGATTTAAGTACATGGACCAGGATGCAGTAATTTACAAAATATTGAGTAGATTATATCCAATTGCGTAAAGGAGAGAATAAATGACTAAATTAGAAAATATGGCAGCTGATGAATTTAAAAAGTTGCCGAAAAAGAAACAGAAAGAAATCAACAAGGCAAAGCGTATTCCGGTGGCAAGACCTGGACATGAGTTTAATAAAAGTAATGTTCGGTGCAAACGCTGGAATACGGATGAGTGATGGAGGTACGACATGAAAGTATTTGATTTACCTGTAATGGATCGAACACGAAAAAGTTTTTATGGAAAGGCAAAAGTAATTGAACACGATAATGGAGATATATGTCTGATAAGTTATTCAACATTGGTTGCTAGAATACATAATGGAAATTTTGAAAAGTTATGGGATGGATATAGTGCTACAACAATGCGGCATATAAATTCATTCCTTTTATTTTACAATCTTCCAGGTGGTGGAAAGTTGTGGTGGAATAAATTAGAGGTGGTGGCATGACTGAAAGAGAGAGAAATCTAATTAAAAGTAACCTAAAAGCTTTCGTACATAATTTTGGAACAGTTCGTATTGAGAAAGAAAATTGTGGTAAAGGCTTTTATGTGTTTTATCCAGAGGATAGTGATTCATATATCCAGTATTGCTATAGCATTGAGTACCTGGATGGTTGGCTTTATGGATGTGTTCAAGGCAAACTAAGATTAAAGCTAACTGATGAAAGGGAGTGTGAGTTATATGGCTAAAAGATTTAGAAATCCAGAGATGGTCGAAGCATACAATGTTGCCGGATTCAGAGAGAGATACGTAATGGAAAATGGAAATAAAAGTACAGTGTATCTAAATGGACATAAATGTTACAAGTTTACATATTCAAAAGATGTTGATTATCAGGATGCTAATGGAGCCTTATATGATACTGTCGAGAAAAGATGGAGGGCTTAATATGTTAAAAGATATTAAAGATGCAAAAGAAATTAGCTGCTATGACGCACTGACAGGAAGATATACTGGTGAAGAGGACGGTTGGCAGAAATGGAAAGATTTAGATGAAGATACAAGTTATGAAGTGTTTTGCTTATGTCGTGAATTTGTAGCAAAAACAGCTAGGGGAAATCGGAAAACAAGAATTATGAATAAAGGAAAAAATTATGTTGAGCCTTGTGGAATTCTCAGAAGACTTGTATATAACTTTAAGAGAGGTGAAATTGAGTATACTGCTGGCCAAGATTACAATGAAGAAATGAAAACATTAAGAGGAATTTTTGATTAAAGGAGGACAAGAATATGTTTAAACTTACAATTAATACAGGCAACGCAGCTTTTCACGATGAGTATAATGATGATAAAGCTTATGACAAATACTGTGAGGCAGAAGAAATTTCCAGAATCTTAAGAGAGGTTATTGATAAGCTTGAGTATGGCTGTGAATCAGGAGTTTTAATAGACATCAATGGAAATAAAGTTGGTGAGTGGAGCCGGTAAAAGGGAGGTACATAAAATGACAATAGAAGAAATGTGTGATTATTTGTCATCACATAGGACTTATAAAGAAGATGATGATTTATATTACGAGAAAAAAATGATGGAAAGTAAAAAAACTATTCCAATAAGTGAACTTGTAGAGCGATTCATTGAAGTTGATAAAGAATTTAGAGGAGAACCTTGGAACATTTTACAAATTCTTGCAAATATCAATATAATTGTGCCAGTAGAGGATCGATAAAAGGGAGGTTTTACGATGGAAAAAGAGTATAGATATTATAAAAATTCCAAAGGGAAAATTGTTCGGTTGTACATACAGGATGATGAGTGTCCTCTTAATCCAAGAACAGATTTTGATGGTCATATAGGAAAAATGATGTGTTGGCATAGAGAATATAGTCTTGGTAATTACAATGAAAACAATTACGAAGATCCAGATCAATTCCTGTCAAATTTATTACATGAAAATGTAAGTGAAAAGTCAATAATTAATTTTGTTCGGAATGGAAAAGCATCAAATAATATAAAATTAATTTACAACAAAAGTTCAAAAAAGTGGGAGTTGTGGTCATATTATTATTATCCGTTTTTTCAATCTTCTAAAGAAGCAAAACTTCAAATTTACGAAGAAAATGAAGATATTACCTGGTTGGTGGACGATATTATTGATTGTCTATCATGCAAAGATAAATGGTATCTATTAGAGAAACATGCAAATATTATTGCGCTTCCATTATATTTATACGATCATAGTGGAATTACAATGAATTGTTGTGGATTTTCTGATCGGTGGGATTCTGGTCAAGTTGGTTGGATTTATACTGATAAAAATACTGTATTAGGAACTGGTGCAGATATTGAGAGAAATTGGAAAGAAACTGCTTACAAATGGATGGAAGGCGAAGTAAAAGAGTATGATATGTATCTTCAGAATGAAATATACGGAATAATTACTGAAAAATATAATGGAGAAGGAGATCCAGAGGATGATGATAGTTGGACCGATGAAGAATCTTGCTGGGGATTTTATAGTAGTAAATGGGGCGATGATTTGATTGAAGAAATCGCTAACGAGTATGGAATATCAGAACAACTGTTTGAAAAATTTGAGAACGTAGCATAAGGCAACTGGGAAGTAAATAGTACCAGTTGTCTTTTTTAGTACAAGAATGGAGGTAAGAGAAAATGAACAAAATGAAAGAAATTTTAAGTCGCAGCGGTAGCGCAGAGATGCTGATTATTTATTACATACTTGATAAGGGAATTGAAAAATTACTAACTATTACAGAAGATGATATTAAAACTATTCATGGGCATGGAACAATGACAGAAGAGTTCTGTCAATCAATTGTTAGAACTGCGGTCCAGATTGCTAATGAATGTGAAACTTATGAAATTTTACAATACATCAGATGTGAAGCATGGTTTACTCCTGCAGTAAAAGAAATCGAAATAGGTAAGGCAGCAATGTCAGATTACAGTTGGGAATATTTATGTAATGAGATGGATGTTGATCCAGAAGAAACAGATTATATGAAATTAAAATTTATTGTGGAGGAACCGTAATGAACAAAACATTAGATATTACTCTTGATGAGTTATTAAACAAGCTTGGCAAGACAAAAGAAGATTTAGTAATGGAATTGGATGAACTTAATAAGTGGATGGAAACAACTAACTATAGACATGGTTTTACCGGAATGGAAGGGTTCGTTTCATTAGGCTATATGTTTTATAAGAAAAAAGTTTTCGAAGGTAAGGTTGATGATGTATTGACTCGTGCAGATGATTGGGGTTATGACATCAGTTGGGAAGAAGCTGAAGAAGTTGTTATATTGTTTCAAGGAATTTATGACTGTAACTTAAGTGAGAATGACCAGATTGAGAACTGTATCAAAACTGTTATACAGAAAGGAAACTGAAAAATGGCAGAAATTATTAATACGATTAACATAAGTGCAAATAGTTTTAGTGATTTGAAAACATATTTGGATAAAAAGCCTGAGTATCTATTATTCTCAAGCCCATCAGGTGCAGCATTAAAAGTTGATTTAAAGCAAGAAAAAGAGGAAAAGGATAGTGCAGAAAACATTGTAGTTCGGTGGATGAATGATATTAGAAAGAAAACAATCAGCTTTACTGATTATTCGAGTGCAACAAAAGTGTTAGGAGAAATTAAGTCTTATTGTGATGCAGTAATTGTGGCAGTAACTTCAAAATAAAATGTAGATTTGATGGAGGTAAAAAATATGCTTTTACTCTTAGGAAAGCCAGAAGCAATTAGAAAGTATATTAAAGAAATGTTGCCAGATATTGATGAGTATTCAGATGTTGTTTACTATCCAGGCAAAGAGGCTCACTATACAGAATTTAAAATCCTTATAGAAGATCTTAAATCTGACAACCCACCTGTGATCACAACACAAAATAAAGAGTTTATTGAATATCTATTAGAATCTGATTTAAATTTCAATGTGACGACAGCATATTTAGACGAAGATGACAAAAAACTAGCTCATAGAGACGTAACAAAGGAAACAGCAAAAGAGATGGTTTATAATATGGGACTTGAACTGCGGTAGGAGGAAGAAAAATGACATTTCAAGAAGCGCATGAGGGAAAAACAGATTTAGTAACAAGAAGGAATTTGAGTTATACAGAACTTTTAGTTCGGTTAAAAAATTATTATTCCGAAATTATGGCAAGAGAAATTATTATGTACGCGATGACTATTGATTGTTGGACAGATGGTAGTGTTGCAATTATTTGTACAAGTAAAGAAGAAAATAATTGTAAATTCGTAGCTGTTGCCAATGGAAATTATATGAAAATTATTGAACCGTAATTTTAAAGTGATGGAGGTGCGTAAAATGAAGATATTAGCATTTTGTGATGTTGACAAGGGAATCTTAAAAGATGCAGCAGGTCACACTTACATAGACGATGACGATTATAGTGTAGATGATATTCTTAGTGACTTTGACATCGAATTTAACTGGCTTAATCAGTCCGGTGTAAATCTTGATGGATTTACAGAATTTGATTCTTACGAAGAAGACGAAGAATATCAGGCATACATATTTAGATATGGATCTGGATATGTGCCAAGCGGAAAAGCTACACTCAACAAAATGTTATGTGAAGAGAGATTGATGAAACGTCTGCATGAGCTGTCAGAAGAGAAATACGATGTAACTCGGTATAAAATCTTGAAGAGAACAGTATACACGGTTTGTACAAAATACGAGGAGGTGTGCTGATTATGACGACAAGAGAAAAGATTAGGCAAGTAGAGTTGTTAAATACCAGTACTCCTGAAGGTATAATTATTGATTCAGACACAATTTTGGCCGATTTGTTATCAAATGTAGATAATGAAATCTCAGGTTTCTCACAAGATATTTTTAATATTTATAAGAGAAGTAAGGATAAAGATGCTGTAAAACAAATGTTCTTTGAATTTACAGATACGGAATTTGATGATTACTTGGATAAATGTATGAAAGAGATTACGAGAGGTAATTAATATGAGAAGAACGCCACAGATTATAGTTAAACAGACAGAGGAATGGCTGGATGAACGGTGGTCAATCGCACATTTTGAAAATCCACCAAGGCAGCCGGATAGTTTAGGATTTGCGACATAGATTTAGCAAAATGTGGTTCTCTTGCTTGGGATAAGAGATGGGTGAAAATTAATTTGACTTAAAATTTTGAGGTAAATAAAGTATGAATTTTAAAATATATAATGAAAACGGAGTTGTAAAAATCACAAAAATATTAGGTCCTGAAAAAGAAGAAATAACTATGTTTTCAAATCTTAAAGATGGAGAGGTTGCTACTATTGAAGTTAATACTCATATTTCTAGCAATGGAAAGAAAAACAGTATAGACAAATAAAAGAGATATTTTAACGGAGGTAGAAATCATGGCAAAGGAATTTATTTATACAAAAGTACAGGATCTCGGAAAGATTGGCGATAAAACTGTTGAGATTGGTCACTACATAGTAGATGGTAAAGTGATGCCGGACAAAGTATATATGGTAAACCACTTTACCAGAAAGAACGGAAGTGAGGACAGTAAGGCAACTGCAATTTGTGCAATTGGTGAAGCAAAGGAAATCGGAAAGCTGCTTATTGAGGTAGAAAAGAAATGACTGGAATTATGAAGGTAAAAAGATTAAATAAATCAGGATTATTTATTTCAGAATTGGATTACGACAATTGTTGTATAAGTGATAAAAACCAAAATGGAAATTTTGTGATGATAATTGAACCATTAAGTGGTGAAGATAGTGGAATAATATATTTTCAAAAAACAAAACATGGCGGATATTGGATTAAGGGCGAAGGATATATTATTACTGGAAATGTTGAAAAAATTAATGATCAATTAAACAAATGGAAAAGAAAATACAAAAAGGAAACTTTTAAGTTTATTGAGAAAGGAGATTTAGTTGAAGAGAAATGAATAAATACCATGTCAAATTAATAATGAGTGACGAATATGATATTGAAGCTGCAACTCCGGAACAGGCGGAGCAGATAGCAAGAGACAGATTTGGTTGCAACTACTTCATAGATGATGTTGAAGTTAAATTGGAAGAGATTCATGAAATAAAATAGCAATTTTGTTCTGAAGAAGGGGAGATTAAAGTTATGATGACGATTGATCAGATAGTTAATAGCTTAGAAAAACTATCTAAAGGAACTGATTTTTTATTTAAGATTAGTGAGAATAAAAATGAAGAAATAGAATTGCTTGTGGATGGAGATAACCCTCAATGTGAAGATTGGTGTTTTTATATTACAATCGAAACTCCTGATACAGAGGAAGACTTAGCTAAATGCCTTAGTAAGGAATTTTGGAATTTATACAACGATTACGATGTTGAGGAAAATGTCTATATGTGGTTAGAGGCGAAAAGAAATGGAATATCTGGTGTTCCAGGAGTAATTGATCTTGTACATAATGAAGAATATAAAGAAAAAGCATTGAGGAATTTTGCCGAGAAGATGGATTTTATGTGCTAAGTGAGGTGAAAAATATGACCTTTGATGAAACTGATTTTGCAAAACGTGTCTCAAAGAAAATATTGGATCGTACAAAAGAAAATATGGAAGTGTACAACATGTGTTTGTATGATTCATTTAAAGAAGCAGTAAAAGAATTATCCAAAAAAGGAACTAAACTATGGAAAGCGTGGTATTACGATGATTTTAGAGAATACATACCATGTGTTTATGATTCGAAATATTTAAATTTTAAAAAATACCCACTGAAATATAATGGAAAGTAGAATAAGAGTTTTATTTTTAGTTGTAAGGAGGCAGAAAATCTTATGGATAAGACACAAGAAAAAATATTTGATTTATTGGAAAATTATTTTGAGTACTGTAAGAC